ATGGACAGCATAACTAACGGAGAATCTTTTTACGTATACGATTGGCGTGTCGTGTCTACGGAAAAAGATACGAACTATTTCGATCGTTCGGGAAACCGCAAGAAATGGACGGAAATCACTCTAATGTTACGCGCCTATTGCGTCGACGCTAACGGAGCCACCGTTTGTTTGCGTATGGGGCAAGTGAAGACGAAACTCTACGTTGAATTTCCTGAGAACTACGACCTCAATCCGCGCCGTTGGTCGGCAATTCGCACTATACTTAAGGATGCAATATATTGCAAGAACGATAAATGCGACAGCAACATTCAACGCGTCAGCTTGCAGCCTCTGTACGGAGCGAAACAAGTGAGAACGTACGTTGCTATCGAGTTCACCAGCGAAGTTGGTAAGCGAGCGTTTATCAATAAAATCAGCGGAAAATGTGATCAGCGCACTAAGAGGACCAGCGCTAAATTTCCAGACAACGTTACCGGAGACCAGCTCCGCTTTCACTGGATGAATGTACCTACCGAACTCCAAGTGTTAGTGAATGCAAAATTACCGTTTGCGGGATGGATCGAAACCGGGAGACTATATTCTCCTAAAGATAGGAAAACTCGGTGTGATCGAGAGTATAGCGTCGATATTAAACAAGTGCGAACCAGTACATCAATGGCATGCGTTACACCACCACTAAAAACGTTTGCCTGGGACATAGAAGCAAAAATTAACGATATGTCATCGCCCGGTACTCATGAAGATGACGAGGTTTACATGATATCCATATCTGTTTCCGATAACACTGATCATTTGATTCTCATAGCACCCGACGGTTGTGGCGAAGCAATGAAACGGTCAATGGGCGCCGGTGACGAGTTGACTGTTCACGTCTGTCCCAACGAAGTGAGTTTGCTGCTAGAATTCAATAAAGTGTGCAGGTCTATCGGTGCCGTTGCCCGCATGGGTTGGAATGTTAACCGATTCGATTGCGTCGTTCTAATGGCCAGAGCTAACAGGTTGAACTGCTCAACCACATTACTCGATCTTGGATTGGCTCTGGACGTACCTGGATGTGTATCCACGACGGCCGGTCGTACATTTGGTCGTTTTTCTCCTAATGACGCAATTTATTTCGATACACATGGCGTGTTGTGTCTGGACGTCATGGAAATGTTCAAAAGTACCTATACCAAACTACCTAAATACTCTCTACAGTATGTATCGCAAAAGTTTCTGGGTACGACAAAGGATCCCGTCACTCTGAAAGATCTCAACGAATTACATTCTCGTCTTATGCTTGACGACGATCATACGAATGCACTCAGGGCAGTCGTTTCGAAGTACTGTGTGGTCGATAGTAGATTAACACTGCAATTATGTCAAAAATGTGCACATATGACTAGTTTAACTGAAATGGCCAGGATCACCAACACACCGATAACGATGGTACATTATCAGAAACAACAACGTCGTATGTTCCATTTGATGTTTTCTGAATGTGCGAGAAAAGGTGTTGCGATGCAAGATGATTTTGGAAGGGACAGGCGTTTGACTATGCTTGATGAGGACAGTACCGACGGGTCGTCAAACGTTGACAATAAGCGACAGCTCAATTACAGCGGAGCCTATGTGAAGGATCCAGAACCGGGACTGTACAACATGGTCGGTTCTCTGGACGTTAACAGTATGTATCCTACGCTAATGATAGCTTATAATCTCTGCTACAGTACGGTCATCGACGACGATGCACATAGTGACTATACCGACGAAAACTTTGAAATTGTAGAGTGGGAGGATCACGTTGGTTGCGAGCACGATCCAAACATAAAAGAGCGCGAAAAACTAAAGTCAATATTCGAAGATCTAGCAAAAGTCGAGAAGCGAAAATTCATCGGGGTTCAGCCGATTACAAAGTATTTCAAGCCGACAAGTACAACGCGTAAGCCAGTTGACGACGTTGAAGAACACTCGGAATGTAATGGTTTTACTGATGATAATTACAACGATTCTCCGGTATCATCAATCAAGCTGTCGTCGGTTGATTTACAGCGTGCCGCCATTCGATTGAAAGTGCTAAAGTCAAGAATGTCTGGTGGCTCTAAACTGTGCGCTAAACAACGAGTTCGTATACTGAAAACTCGCAGAGGACTTCTGCCAGATTTGGTTGAATACTTCTTAGACGCTCGTAGGAAGGTACGAGCTGAAATGAAGAACGTTAGCGATCCTCTAGCTCGAGATATACTCGATAAGTCACAGTTGGCATACAAAGTAACTGCCAATTCCGTGTATGGTTCGACGGGTGCCGTGAACGGTAAGCTGCCATGCCAGAACGTGGCCAAGGTAACTACCGCTCTTGGTCGTAAGACAATTCTACAATCTATCGACATAGCTCAGAGAGATAGATCGGTGTCAACTATATACAGTGACACCGATTCAATGTACGTTCAGCTCGGTGATGAGGCTGGCGACGATCCTTGGAAGTTTGTTCGCGAGCTAGCCGCGCACATCACATCGAAGCTTCGCAAACCCATGGTAATCGAGGCGGAGGATGATATTCACGCTAAGGTGTTGTTTCTTGGTAAGAAGTGCTACATTGGGCGTAAACTGTTTCGTGACGGTAGCGTTTCTCGCGAACTAGATTGGCATGGAGTGATAACAGTTCGCCGAGACCACAGTCAGTATGTTAAAGATGTATACCGTAAGGCTGTACATCGAGTCTTTGCGGATTGTACTATGGAACAATTCAAGCATACGATATTTGAACAGGCGCTCACTTTGATGCAGAGACGAGTATCCTACGAACGACTCACTAAAACCAGCGAGGTGCGTAACGTGGGTGACTGCTGCACCATCACGTTGTGTAAAAAAACAATGAGTTGGATGTTAGGCGATTACAAAGTTCCGCAACACAGCCATCACGACATATTGTATAATACGAAAAGGGACGCTCTCAAAACCTATTATGTCAGCAAACTTCCGGCACCCGCCCGACTTAGTGTGTCTTTGGTCGATAGGGGTAGACCCGCAATCGAAGGAGGTCGCATTGAATTTCTAAATATACGAATATCAAATCCCGACGATTTACCTATCGAAGAGATTTCCTATTTCAAAGAACACGGCGGAATTGTCGACAGGCTCTACTACATCAAGCAGATAATTAATCCACTTACAAAGGTGTCGGAAGCTGTGTGGAAACGTAGCGACACGGTAATCGGGGCCGTGACGCCAATATTAAATTATGATAAGGTAGTACGTCAACTGGACACCATGTTTAATTAATGAATAAATCAGGACATAAATTTTAACGGTTCTTTTATTTCACAATCTTCCACCAAGGCAATCTTGAGATTGGTTCGGACGGTTCGCCAAGTCCGCCCGACTGATCCACGAACCTGTAGACACACAACACGAATACATGTTATAACCCACAAGAAAATCATAAATGGTTTCGATTGATTACATGCACAACACACTTACATTACATGTCCATGAAATAATCTGCAGATATTACGTTCCATGATTTCAAAAAACCTTGTCATACAGTGCGACACGTCTTTTTTCATTCGTTTAGTTTCAGTGCGCATCAGAAACTGTAAAACAGCAGCGTGATTCTTTCGCAAGTCATCGACATACTGCCGTAGCACGATTTGAAGAGCATATCGTTCGTTCGACGAGAGTGGTAACTTGACAACTTGCACCGATTCGTCAACTTCGTAACGCAGATTGGAAACACTGCAGTTTATTTTTGTACCGTATATAATACGTGCATTTGTGTTTTCTATTGTGTACTTATTCCATAGCGTCGCTCCTTCTACGGGGTCTATGGTTGCCATCACATGACGGTTGTAGAGTGGTTCCAATAATGCGGTGCTGTAGTGAATTGCACTCGTGTTAATTGCAGATACTTTCAGAAGAGCGTAAACGCCGGGCACATTATCAATGACGAATTCGCTGTAGATCCACGATGATACGTGTTTCGATGTGCAAACTGCGCAGGCCTCTGCCAGCGCAGCGTAAACGATAGCCGTTGCGGTGTGGTGCATTGTAGTTTGACCCTTATTCTTGACGTAACTTAGTACTTCCAGCAAATCATCCGAAATGTTTAAGCATTTTAGCTTGTAATCGTTCCGTTCAAACCATACCGCAGCTTCAGGCCGAGGTACGTGTGGGAATGAGTAACGGTTCCAGTCAACGGTGCCATGTTTGAATGTTTCTCTGCTTTTCATGATATAATTCTTGAATATTTCGTTCATTGTAAAAGTAGCAGCAACAAAAGCACAAATCCAACTAAAAATCCAATCTGTAATACCGGAGAACTCTTGACCTCTTCTGTAGTTGCTGCTGCTGCTATCTTCTTGGCGTTGTAGGCAGCTTCTAATTTATCCCAACCGAAGTAGTCTTTCTTGAATATTTCCTTGAGAGTCGCGTTTTGTATAATAGTGTCCACACTGAACACGACCAATAGATTGACGACAGTGGGGCCTACAACATTCGCCGCTAACAGCTTGTTATCGGCGCTGCGATTTAGATGTACGGTGGGCTTCAACAGTGTCTTGTTGTAACTTTGTACTGAGAATTGAGAGTTAAATTCGCCTTCAAAACCGCTCACATTTGCGTATTTAATCAAATCAACAGGTGTAATTTGGATGATTCGCTCAATACTACCGTATCTCACCCTGATACAAATGCCTTTTGAGCACGGTACAGCTTTGTAAACGGAATGAGTTTTAGAGCAGTCGTCCGGCAACACGTCACCGGGACAATTCGGATGCTCTATAGTGCCGTGATTAAATTTTAAATTTAAACTATTGATGAGTGTTGAGATTGGCACTTGTACAACGACTGTAACATAATCCGGTTCCATAATTGACTTTTATAACTTGCGGACTAAACAAAAATCGATAATCAATCAACCTATTAGGAAAATTAATAGAAGGCATCCCGAAACAATTAACACAATTATCGGACTCGACTCGTATATTTGGTGTAGTTTAGCCGGGACCCATACAATGAATTCGTTAAAATCCTTGGGTGCGTCGTCCATTCCGGGATATTTTACTTTCCATGCCAAATCACTGTTTCGAATTAAGTTATTCAGGCGTAAGTTTGATCTCACCACCGAAAGTTTAAACCCCATTCTCATTATCAACGCTTTCTCACGCAAGGAATAGGCATAGTCATGACTCAATTTCGTAGTTTTTGCCGAATAATCGTACACGATGTCTGCACAAATGGCGATGGTATTACCACCAGTCCCAACATTCACGCCACAACTGGCGGGTCTAAAATAATCAGGTATAGCATTATTGACGCCAGTCATCATCATCGTTTTCATGGTTTCTGTCTTAATTGTGACATAGAATGTTACGTTCTTCGATTTATCAGAGGTGCCGACGTCCACTTTACATCGTACCATAACGTAATTACTCGGTTGGTTCTTTTCTGCGGACGGTATATCGCTAATATTCGTATAAACTTTTACCCATGTCGCAGACAATACTGTAGAGACAACAGTACTACTTTTATCGATGTACTTCAGAGGAGGAATAAATGCAAAAACCGGCGTGATGACGTCCACCATCACTAATGTATCCTCTTTAGTGCTCACTCCGGAAGCCATTTTATTCTGAATCTTTTGCTATAAGCATTCGAGATGTTGGACGGTGCGGACACGTCAGATGTTGTGGGATCACATTACCATGACATTTTTAAAAGTGAAATAATACCATCGACGGTGACATGGGTCGTACGACCGTACGGCGGTGGCTTAAAGTACGGTTTGAACAGGGATAGAATCGAACGCGTATTCCCTGACGCAAGAAGAACGTTCAATAATAGTGTATCTTTACACACTGAACGTTTTCATCCCAAAGTTTATAACAATGGATCCGTACAACTCACCGGCAGAGCCTACAGACCTCGCGACATTATAGAATCTTTGGAAAGAATTTACTCCAAGCTGCTACCTGACGGAGTCGATATCGTCGGTATGGAACTGGAGGTAGCTTCAGTCATGGCAAAGTACTGCGTAAACGGTGCAATGAGTGATAGAACGTATTGTATAGGTGACCTATATCAAGCGTGTTTACGTATGAACAACGATGATGTGAGCGAAACGAACGTATGTGTATTTGCAAAACCACACGAATTAACGGCGCAGCTCAACAGGACGGTACATCGGCCATGCGCATTGATACGGCTTCTGGGTGGCGGTGAATACGTAACTATCGGTGTATATCCGTACGTATCATCGAATGTGAAGCATCGAGTCATGAAAAAGGGTAAACTGTCCGTTTATAAGCGCGGCAGTATGAACGTGTGCTCACCATCATTGGCCAGTTTACCGGAGTTGGTGCGAGATGCTCTGAGTGTTCGAGTTAATCTGTCCAATAAGCATTACAAGTCGTTACATGGAACCGGCGAGTAGCGTGGTGTTATCATATCGGTTAAATTACATAGACGAAATATATATTATTTCTAAAAATGTATTTAGATAGCACACTCGAAACTCGAAAGATATCTGAAAATTTTGCCAGTCGTATACTACAATACCACTACAATAGCTTCGAACACGTCCGTGAGATCAACTGTGATAGAGTGAGAAGATTGCGAAGATTATCTACTGCCACTCAAATATTTTGTATCAGTGCCTACAAAATTCTGGATAATTTAAGTGAATCGAGTCGCCGCTTCGCATACGACTACATGCTGTGGTTGATTTGTGAATGTACCGTGGTCCGCCACTGTAACGTTGCATGGATTAACCGTTTCGTATCGTATAACACGAACGCCGACCAAGATGTCGATGTGATTCTGAAGGTGGTCGGTGATTATTACGAAACAGTGCGTTCCATTCGTTTTTCAATTATGAAAACTATAAGAAGAGACATCCCAGTTTGTGTGGAAGATCCATCTGATCTTACGTCGCTCAACATCGCTTACGACAACATATTAGGTAATATTTGCAGATGTGTATATTACTTAGATTTATTTGATAAGGTAGGTATTCAAAGCGTCGAAGCATTTTCTTCTAAAAATAAATCCTAATATAAGCGTTTGTTACGTACTTCTTGTGTTTCATTTATTTCGCAAACCGACACCCATTATTCCGATTATAATTCGTCTGTATTGCGTTAATGTTTATGTCGAAAATTATCTTACCTGTTATTTGCAAAAAATTACGACTATACGCAAACATTATCCACCCGCGCACTGAATCGACGCACACACCCTCGACTCTCGATAAATATATATATAGGACCGCGTCAAACTCTGAGGCGCTTTATAGACGATCATACCTCTTAAGCGGAAGGTCCTACTTTACTGTAAATATGTATGGTAATAACGAAGTTAAAATTTACGAACTGTTGCGCGCGAATGGTGATGTGAGTGACGCGCCAAAAACTTATTCTGAAGCGTGTGAATATTTGGTGAACGTCTTGCTGAGGTGCGAGTGCGACTGGGCAATTTTCGACGTTTGCATGCGCTGGATGCAACTCAGTGGTGTGGATGACATCAGAACCCGACTTATCGTTTGTAATAATATCAACGCACTCCTAGAAGATCTCGTGAGAGTTTGTAGAGCGTTTCTGGAAAACCACCCTAATATTATGATGGCTCTGCGCGACACTGTGGAATTGTTTAAATTTCAAACACAAGTAACACAACTTTTTCGGGATATCAACGACGAGTCTGCCATGTTAAAGTTCTTCGCTGACACCTACGCCGCCTACAGGGGTATAAATAGTGTCGATAGATTATATGATTGTGAACCTGGAAGCGCATTGGACTTTATAAACTCGGAAGTATTGAAGAAGTCTACCCTATGTGAACTATATGAAAGACACGAGTTTTACTTTGTGTCGCTGGACGAATTGATTGTATTTAACATGTTCGAGAACAAAGTTTTAAAAAAAATTGTCAATAGATGTCGGGACGCATTAATCGCGATGATTGCCAACTCTTCCCGATACAAGAGCTGTCGTGGCGAGATTAAAATGCATGTAGACTTGCAATTTGTTTTATACGCAGAGTCGAATATTTGTGCAAACTTCATAATAGCCGTGTTACGTTCAGACCCGACTGGTGCCTTCATCGAGTATCCGTTTGGTTCATTGCATACCATCACGGCAGCGGTTTACAGAGCACTTTACGAGCTCGCTTCGGAATTAGCAGTGGAAGACCAAGAAAAATTGAATAGAAGCATTATTGTTCTCGGAGCGGATACGTTGAATTTAACTAATAAAAGTGACGACGGCGAACATAAGAACTTTATCGACGCGTCACGCGACGATACGATAGCGGGTAGCTGTTGCTTAATCGCTCTAGCGAACAGGATATGGAGGCGCCGCTCGTCGCTGCACAGTAGTACGCATAGTAACACCGAATCAACAAGTGTCGAATTTATTAGCGGTGCGGAAGTTAGTCATACGCTGGTAACGGCAGACTTGTACAGTAAACATTATAGTTTTACCGAATTTGATGGTAGTGTTGATTTTAAATCTAAACTCATTAGAAACTTAGTGTATACACTTCGCGTGGCTGGTGAACTCAATAGTGGTGGTGTGTAATTATGAACACAGAGTTTCAGAGAGTTCACGCAATGGATGAATTCGATACTGAATCTATGCGCCAACGATTGGCATTAGTTAAATCTACCAGACGTTCGTACTGGATTGCCGGTCTCGTGGTGTTGGTGTTAATTTCTACCACTATAGTCTATTTGGCAGCTCGTTCGACGACGTATGACGTCAGCACTGTAGTCGTACCTGCACCGTGTCCCGCTAAAGTCTACATACCAGTTCCCCCGATAACTCGATTGTCCGACATACATCCAGACCGTAATAGGACTGCACAATTGGAGACGTGTGATGGAGCTTGTGACGAACATGGCAGTTGTACCATACTACAGGGTACGCTCGTGGGTGGATGCTCAACGTATTCTGTCAGTACGATCGTGCCGGTCTACAACTCTTCTATCGACACAAATCTTCCTACGTATATGGCCGACTTCAAAACGCTAGACGGTCGGGACTGTGATACGCCTTGTGTGTACAAGACATATTTTGATCGTTTCGATTGTACATCTAAAGGATATCCGGGCATATGCACACCGCCGCAATTCTACGACGACACTATTTTTAACTTGGGACAAAGACCTAAAATCTACGGAAGAGTTATACCTACAACGGCGACATATCAAATTTGTGATGATGACGACCGTTTCCTCTTCCAAAGGGAACAGGCCGACATTAATCGTACATTGTCGGTGTACGAGTCTGCATTTCCGATGCGTTTGGAGCAAAAACTTAACGCTCAAGATGTTGCTGTATTGGGTACTTCAAACCCTATATTGAGATACACCATGTATCCTTATGTGAAATCGGTTGTTGGTAATAATAATTTAAAAGTAATTGAGTATCTCCCGATGAGTCTAGTATTTACCATAACGAACAGAACCGTTGGTGATGATGCTTGTGACAGTTACGACGCGGGTTTACAATTTTACAAAAACAGCATTTATCGTTGGGTGCACATTGTACCACCGTGCTACAACGGGCCCAGTTTCCCGCACAATATGCTACTTGCAACCGATAATCTACGAAAGCAATTGCAAAACATGTACATAGTTGTGGATGAATTTCTAAAATCCGTGAAGGATGGTTATGTACAAGGAATCGCCGCTGTTTATTACGCTCCACATAAGAGTGCAGCAACTGATCAAGCTTTTACGGAAAAAGTACCCACCGGCCTGTCGGTTTCGTTAAATCTGTATTTCGGAACCTCGAGCAAGAACAATAATAGTGATAGTAAGTGGTCGCGTCGCGATCTGAGAAACATGTATTTTTCCAACAAAGTAGCAGATAGATGTGTTTGATGATGTCAATTAATATGTTATTAAATATCTGTTTGCCTACTCTTTGTTTGATTTCATTTTGCAGTAATTGGCGAGAAATCGTACACGTTTATCCTCCTAAGACCCAACGTACTATACACGGTACATTGAGTGTATGCGATTTTAGACTCTATTTCATTTCAAGTAAGTTGACGTCATCGACACCGTAGCGATACATTACTTTTGGCATGACTCACAACCGCTCTCGTGGCCGAACGGTTCTAACAACCGACCGCCGATACATCTGCGTCTCGGCGGTCGAGGGTTCGAACCACAGGCTAAACGAAATCGGTTCACGGTTCGGAGTCCGTGTAAAACTAGTAGGTCCCGAGTCTGCCGAATCCCGGAATGTAATAGTACGCCTCTGTCTCCTAAACGGAGTCAAACGTTGCCGCCGACCAGGTGTCTCGATAGATGCACCGTATCCGAGCCCGGGTCTTAGGAGGTTATGAGCACGGTGAATACCTACCTACGACTTGAGTACCAACTTTTTGTAGAACAAAGGTTCAGTCGACGATATTACTTTCGTATTCGTTCACCAAAAAGGAATTACAATAAACAACTTGCAAATTTAACGTTATTTATTTACAAACATTACAAAATTTTTGCCTACTACACGGGAATTCCACCAACAGATCGCACAATATCGTCAACATTTCCGCACAACATCTCGGGGTCTAGTCCCAAATCACCGTACGTCAACTGGAAAATAGTTCCGTTTTGATCGGCGACTAAACCGTCGTTGTGTATTATGATATCTTCGCTGAACTTGTTCACTCGTCGTGTTGTGTATCCTGTATCGGCAGTTTCGGTGGCGCTCGAGCATACACTTTCGCGCCCACTCATACAATGAAATAGCCACTCCATTGGATCTAATCCGTTCGAGAAGCCTCGGGAAATAAATCCCCTGTCACGGATGACACGATCTGGATCACTTTCTCTAGGCCGCGAATGAACGGTAGAACGCGCACCATCGCTTAAGTTCATAGGAATTCTAGATCCGTTGACCATCTGTTGTCCGAGCATACCTTTAGTTTGGCCTACGTTAAAGTAGTCCCCTTTACTGCCGCTCTCGATCATAACTACGAGATTATCGTTGCCGTTCGATTTCTTAACGATCCCCATACCGACGTCTTTGGCGGTGGCTAAAATGGTATTCAAGCGCAGCTCTCTAAAACGCTCGTCTATTATGGTGGCAGATATGGCGTTGGCTTCCCTTATCTTATCTTCGGCCAAACGATTTATAGCTGGACCAACATGCAAAAAATCTGTAGCCGTTACGCTAAAAGCTCTGGTCATCATCCAAGCCGTTGTTAAAAATTGAATATCGTCAACGAACTGTCCCGCCATCTGCTGACCCATTTCGTTACCAATATAGCGAATGAGCGAGTCTCGGGAAGGACCGAGAGTTCGTTTCGTGAATTTACCAAATTTTAGTACACCGCCCTCTATACAAATCTCTTGAGACTTATAGAAGAGACGATCCGGTAGCGCTAAGGATATCAAAAGTCGTCCGTTGTAAAGGTGCCGAGGTAATACGCAACCAAGTTCTAGGCGACATCTATCGAGCTTTTCGAGAAACTCGGGTATTCTATTTCCGTCGAAAGACATCAGTACGTCGTAGGTTTGATCTCGATCGAGAGATGGCGCGTTCACTGACTCGGTGCTCATTAAATATGCCGCCGTTAGACAATCCTGGACGATGCAAATGCTTGCTTTGTCGCCGCTGTTCAAGCACGCCGTCGGTGTAGACAGTTCCAGTAGTTCTGAGCAGGCGGCCGGACTCTGTGGGATGAATGCGTTCATTTCGTCGCCGTCGAAATCTGCGTTGAATGCTTTGGTGACTGCAAGATTCAGCGTGAATATCAAAGGATCATGCAAACGTATTCTAAAAGCCATCATCGAGCCTTTGTGCAACGTGGGTTGTCGATTCATCAGTACCACATCTCCATCGGTGAGAGGCCTACATACAAAGTCACCGATTCTCGGTTGGCATTTGTTTTCACAGTCGGCTGTACAACCGCTTGCACAAATTTTGTGTATACGACCGTTCCGTATGTATTTCGGCCTAATAAATACGTTACTATTCAGTGGATGAGGAATTCGGATCGAAGAAGCCCACTCGTAATTGTGTTCAGTCACTCGTTCAGGAATGTACAAGTGATTCGCCATAACACGTGGAAAACCTACTTCGTTCAGTTTTAATGTGGGGTCCGGTCCAATAACAGAGCGTGCCGCCATTTCGGATCGTTTACCCAGCAAGTTGTTGCGAATGAGTCCATTTTTGCCTTTAATCCGATCCAACAGGCCACACACTGGATCTCCGTTGTCGTTTCTCTTCATTTTTGCCGTATTTGTGCATATTACAGATATCTTAGTTTTCAAATCTGCGAACGCTTTGGCCCTCTCTTCGGAACTACGATCGTCAGATCCGGCTATGTTGTTCAAACGCACTATGTCACACAACAAAACCGTAATATCGTCATCGCTGTACGAATTGTCCCCACCGGCTCCGGACATTCTACCGCTCTCCTGGTGTCGACAAACGGGTGGTATGGCCGGCCACTTGCGTAGCACCAGCCTCGACGGATGTGCACAACCCAACACTCGCTTTGCATCTTCGTCCGGTACGTCGTACAACACTTGTGCCACATCGTCGTCCGTTAACCACGTTTTGCAGTTCCCCGTCGATATTTTACACAAAGTCCGATGAATCTTACGCTTGGCTTTCGACGTTTTAGACGTAGGAGCGCAACTCAAACGATATTGACACGGTGGAGTTCCGCAGTGTGAGCAGCATGTCACACGCTTTTCGAGTAAAGTCAGTAAGTCTGATATTCTTTTGGAACCTTTGGATCTTATCTTGAAGTTCTCAACTTTCTCCGCTGATATAATGGTTCTGTGACACTTGGAACAAATAAGACGCATAATATCGCGGACATGTTGCGTGAAGAGCGGATGAATTATCGGTTGACACAGTGTAATAACTCCAAAATGGCCTGGGCAGTCTTCGTGATTTTGACCGCAAGTACCGCAACACGTTGCTCTATTGGCTCCGCTACGAGTGTCAAATACGGTGCCTACGGTATCGGTACCCACCGGGCGGTGTTTTGTTACACTGTATGCTGCGAGGTCGTCCATCTCCTCGGGCGACATCAAAAAGTATTCAATTTTTTTCAGTGTTGACGACATGTCCTGTCGCTTCTACGTTACGAGTCGTAATGTTAAGAATCACTCGGTCTTTAGTCAACACTTACCTTCAAACTAGAACAAAAGAGGGAGTGAGGTCGCCGTTTGTTAATTACATTTTAAACGCATTAATTTGGATTTTTGTAACAAGTTACGGCGCCACAAAACAAAGTAATTTGCCGTTATATGGTTTATATAAATATACATAACCGAGCCCAACGAGTCTAGTATTCATTACAGAAGCATCTGTGACGATCGTTGGTCGTACTGATCGGTGTTTCGTTTGTCGTCAAGTTCACGACAACACGCGTCTGTACCGTTACGTGAATTTTGTTAATAACTTTGAGATGTGATGGATTGAATAAGGCAAACTTTTGTAATTAACGTCTGTTTTATCATTCGTTATTAGTTTTTGAGGTTGGCGCTTTATCGGAAGTATAGTTATGGCTTTGGCAAAAATACGCCTTCACATTGCTTCAACAATGACACCTAACTACAAAGTAGTACAAAAGGAAACTTTAGAAAAATCTTCCGAAGTCATAATGCGAGAAGCGCAGAGAATCGGTTTAAGATTCGGTGATGATCGTTTCGAGTATAATACATATGTGGAGTTGTTGAATATGAATACCGAGGAAGAGCTCGACCTCTTGGTGAAAACTTTCAAAGAACTAACGAATGCTATTGACGGCATTGATATTTTAAATACTACCAAGACCATCGACTATGATGTAGTAGTTCTTTGCGTCAGAATTTCTTTCGATGGTATGATGTGGCGGTTTTTGCCGTTTTACGAGCGTTTGCGACTACTGTCAATGATCGACATGAATTCCGCTTTGGAAACGGACATGTGTAACGACTTCATGAGTGCTAAAGTGAAAGAGTACGTTTGGTACTTTTGGTTAAAATTTCGACCTGAACCAGCACATTTGCCTGAAACGTTTCGCAACGTGTCCGGTATTACATACAAAGACCTGTACTTCATGAACGGTTATCAACTTGCACAATTGATGGCATACATACGCGAAAAATACGGACCGGAGCTGCCTGCACCGCTCCCTTGGAATGAAATATTACATGAAACGAGGCGTGACGTAATCAATGTTTAGATAATGTGAGCGAGTTCCGCTGTCGGTGTTAATTTTAATTTAAATATTTATACAAAATTTTCGGCCGTTAATGGTGACATACGTCTTTTGTGTTTGTTCTATATGATAACTAAACACACAAATGTCGATCATATGAATTCATAAATAACTAAACATCTACCCGAACTGTTGCGACTAACATTCACGCGTCCAGTTGACCGCGACGAGACGCCAGACATGGGTGCCGTGGTATCGAAACGTCTCGATAGTTCTGAAACAAAGGGCTATTCCGAACGTGGTACGGCGTTAAAAGTCCTCTGTCGTAACGTTAGACATTATGTTGAAGTGTCTCGAATGAACTATTATTGCGGTGCTGATATTGGGTTCACGGCTAGATGCCTTCATATAAGACACAGTCACGATGGTGTCGACGTAAAATCAACTACGTGTCCATCTCGTGGTTACTTACGTCTGATACTATTGAGGGATCTCACGGTATTTGACGATAAACTCGAGACACCTAATGGACAGAGAGACCTGTTGAATAGAGTCGAGATATTATCAGATTGGTATACGAGTTGGAGTAAAACGAAAAACTTAATAAACCTACATATAACAACGAAGCGGAGCGTACGATTTGATACAATCGTGACCAAGTTAAACCGAGACCTATGCGATAACGACATTCTGTTGAGCGAAAAGGCATTACTGTTCGTGTACAGCAATAGTAGCGACCGCCGAATTAAATCGTACATTTACGAAAACGCTACGGTACATATGTCGATAAAGGTCCTATTCGAAACACAATTTTCGTGTTCAAGATACATGTACTTAGCAACTTCTCGATGCTATCAGAAACGTGACTTATACCGCATTGGCATAACGAAGGATCCTGATATGTTGATTGAAAAATTAAATTGCGGCCGGGCGCACGATTTACTGTTTCTAATTAGAGTGGTGGGGGTTAGAAAAACAGACGTAGTCCGCAGTGTTTTGCGACAACTAGTCAAGCCTCAGTCGCTGCTCAGAGTTAGATCAAACTTTTTCGTAATATCAAAAGTGGATTTTCTGCTACTGGAGAACTTTTTTTGCGCCGCTTCTTCAGCTTTGTAATTATGCCAGACTTTTTGATGGTCGACGACTATTTGTATCTAAGTGACTATTGGCAGTGTGCCGTTGGCAGTTTGAGATGGCCATGGAGCGAAACGGAAACTCATTTCGTGCTTATGAAGAAGTGTCCTCTGTGCAAACTGAACGCGAGCGAACGCGCACCACGACACATCAAATTGGATATGAATGATCGAACAGTTATTCAAGTGTTGGTATCAAAATGTAACTATTTTTTCTGTAAAAAGTGTAAGCTAGCTTTGTACGATCATTATACACCCGATGAATGTATTGTATGTGAATAAAACACTATTTTAAGAGCTGTTTCATTTGAATTTTAATTGTAGTTGCACGATCAACTAGTGTAAAATGTTAAAGTATGCATTGCCACTATATCCGATCGCTGAATCTACGGACGAATCGTGGAGTTACGAACATTTGGACAAGCTAACGACTTACGCAGAATTCAACGAAACTCAATTGTTGTATTCCGAAGACGACGACAGGGATCATAATAATGAAACGAGAAAGCCGATGCCTCATCAGATTTTGGTTGCGAACTACACAACTCCGCGTAGTCCTATCGACGGCATAATTGTAATTCATGGCGTGGGTACAGGTAAGACATTAACGGCGATATTGGCCATGATTAATAACATTACGGCGGGGCACGACCAAGGAATGAAGCGTGGACTGGTGCTGACTCCCAATCGAGCAGTCATGAATTCGTTCAGGAATGAACTTAATTGTTACTATAGGTCTCGTTTTTCCGATCGACACCTAAACGATTTCGAAATAGATCGATACCTAAGTAAGACTTTTTTCTTCAACACAATAACGGCATTTGCCAACACCGTTTCCCGAACATCCGATGTGGTGTTACACAAAGAATGGAATGCAACGTTCGTAGTCATCGACGAAGCGCACGATCTATCAGTACAGGGCGTTGATTACCCGAAAATCAACGGATTTTTAAAGTTACTAACAAGTCGCAAAGTTATACTACTAACTGCGACACCCATGCGAAACAACCTATCAGATTTGGTTCCATTACACAACCTTTTGATGAAGCTTTCGACACATGATATAACTGTCGAACAGTTTAACAGAGATCTTGTAACTCGCGAAAATTGCGCCGAGTATGTTTGTGCGCGCGAATCGCCTACAGAATATTTTCTAAGGAAGTTCGCAGGGCTCGTCTCTTATCTACCATCCATTGTAGACGTGAACGAAGTCGATATCGTAAACGTGGGTGAGCGTGGCTTGTACGGCCTACGGAACACTGTGATAGTTGTACACGATATGAGCGATGTCATGTCGGCGACATACCATTACGCTGGCGCGGGCGAGCGTAGCGATCGCGACGTCGCCCTCCTTCGACAGAGGCAGATATGTAGATTCGTGTTTCCAGACGGCACTTACGGTGCGGAGGGTTACGCCACTTGGATGGATAATAAAACCGGTCGACCTACAAGAAAATTTTTAGATATGTTACGTGGTGGAACCGGTACATCACGCGAAGATATACTGAAAAATGTTGCAAAATACTCACCACGCTACGCATGGATCGCTAAATCTGTGATAGATGCAGCGGAGAGAGGTGAAAAGAGCATGGTGTACGATGATTTGGTTACCGGTTCCGGTCTCCTTGTATTTGCCGCCGTATTAGAAGCGTTAGGTTTAGAACGCGGTTACGGCAGAGGCGCTCGATCTTTTCTGTGTTTAACGCGCGAAGTCATGACGGTGCCTTCGATCGTGTCGGCCCTAAAAATTTTCAACGATCGCAAGAATGTGAAGGGTGCTAACGTGGCTATAATTTTGGGATCCAGAGTGATAGCTGAGGGTATAACATTGAAGGATGTCATACACGAACATGTTGTCGCTCACTGGAATGACGCCGAAACAGAACAAATAATCGGGCGTGGTATTAGATACCAATCACATGCGTACACGATAGCCGATTGGGGATCGGACGCGAAACCAAACGTTTTCGTATACAGACACGCTACCATCGATTCTCGCAAGAAAAACATCAAAACTGTCGACATTCTTATGTATGCGACGAGCGAGGCAAAGCGTAAGAATATCGACGGTGCCCTCAGGGCTTTGTCTTCGGTTGCGCTCACATGCCGAAATTCAAATAATACCTTTGTTAAGTCTGTATATAGAGGACGTTACACAGGGCGAAACATAACTAATGACAACACCATTCCGCTAGATGCGCCGCGTGTTACGAAATCTTTCATAGCACAGCTCGATCAGCTGTTCGACTATCGTAATCAAAATGTTGTGGTAAAAGTCGACAGTCTTCTGAAAATGTTCAACATTGATCCGAACTCTAAGTATTCGCTGGAATTACTATTCGTTATAATGAATACCATTCAGAAACACGGCCAACTCGATGTCGATAAATATATTGACTGCAACGGGCAGTATATTTCCATAAGTAAGTGCGTCGATGAGTTCCGTCAACGGCCAACTTTTGTGTATCCCTTCGTACTTGATAACGTTTCATTGTATGGGCTGGATGTGTATCGAGATACACTCGCAAAAGACATTATATCCCCGCTGATACTGTTAGATGCGGAGCGACATACGGGAGGTTTATACCCCATGACTCGTTTGCCCGTTATTGTGATTCAAGGTCTTTTAGAATTGGCAATATCCACACAAGGCACTAAGGATCCATACGACACATTGAATAAAATGATACAATATTACGGTACGAGTACTAATGGCGACAACGACATCAGGGCTGCAGTATGGCTCGCAACAACTACGGGCGATGATAGTGGTTACAGAATTTTAAACGAGCACTCTGGCTCTTGGGTATCATGCCCTAGTTCAATGGTACCGTTTGTACAAGCAATGAAATCATCAGTAGAGGCACAATTGAACAACGACATGTTGGCGAAAAATCTCAAATACTACGGTGTTTTACACCCTTCTACGGATGACTTTTGCATCAAAACCGTTTCGCAGAACACTCCTACCAATAGACGTTGTGTTATGACCGGCCGAAAATGTGTAACGTGGTCGGGTGAAAAACTGAAAGAGCTAGCCCGAGACATCGGCATCGATACCGGTGATTCTTCGAGCGTGCAAAATAGAAAAACAATATGCTATAATATCAGAAGCAAATTGGAAGAACTCGGCGCAGTAATAACAGACGTGACATGTGGTGTACAAGCCAAGCGAAAGTAAACGCGTATCATAACATAATCATATGATATTTTTGAGGAGTATTTGCCTACCAGACTAGAATAACAACAAAAGAAACGCCTTTTTCATTGTGTCACGGCACTTAACCTCCTAAGACCCGGGCTCGGATACGGTGCATCGGACAGTGAGCCGTATGGAGTGCGGGTCTGTGTCGGTGGTTACGCCCGAGTTGCGACTCGGGCGAGGCCTGCAGAGGGCGGACCGAGATTTTAGTTTTCCTACGGCGTCACGACATTTGGACAAATTCGTGACACGGTGCGATATCCCTATCGAGACACCTGGTCGCCGGCAACGTTTGACTCCGTTTAGGAGACAGAGGCGTACTATTACATTCCGGGATTCGGCAGACTCGGGACCTACTAGTTTTACACGGACTCCGAACCGTGAACCGATTTCGTTTAGCCTGTGGTTCGAACCCTCGACCGCCGAGACGCAGATGTATCGTCGGTCGGGTGTTCGAACCGTTCGGCCACGAGAACGATTGTGAGTCATGCCAAAATCAACGTATCGGTGCGGCGTTTGTGACGTCAACTTACTTAGAATGAAATAGAGTCTAAAATCGCATACACTCAATGTACCGTGTATAGTACGTTGGGTCTTATGAGGTTAAAAGATGCCACATGACTGGTTACAATAATAAAACTGTCTTTGTGTTAGACGTTTTGTACAGTCGTTAAAACTTACTTTAATACAATTACAAAGGGTATCATTGTTTCGACGATACTATAAAATAATTAAACCTTTGCACGAGTTCATTAGACGATATCGTCCGTGACGGAATTTCAAATCAACACTAATTGCTTCAACTTCGGTGTTATTTTCACGACGGTGGATCAACATTTTTATTTCAATGTTGCGATATTTGTGTCCTCCAATCAACCATCCGCTTAATCCCCTTTGAAAGCGTCCAAATCCATTTGGTAGGCTGTAATCGCCTAGAACATTTAATAGACTTTTGTGTAACGATTCCACAGACTCTGCGGTGACACGAGCCATCGCATAAACTACCATTTTGGTTCCCACATCGTCGGCTGTGTTCAGTATTCCGAGAGTAGTCAACGGCTTTTCTTTGGCATCCACGTATGTGATGTACTGTTTGTAAGCGGTCATTATACTAATGACCGCTCCGTCATAATCGAGTACAGCAATTCCGCTGCTAACGTTGGTCGAATCCGAATACTCATTATCACCAATTGTTAATCCTATACGTAAGCCCGTCTTGAGATTACATTCGGTAAGACCATCTAACGAGCCGGCGTTATTGTATGTCGGTATTGCCGGTGGCATGATTACGGGATTAGGAGAGCAAGCCCATTCCGCGTAGTTCATGCCATTTCTCACGACACATCTGTGTCCAATGCTACCTTCGTTAGATGGACGGTATTTGCAACGCGTTGAACATGTTGTTGTACGACCAGTTGGATGTTTCCCATCCACCGAGAGTTCGACTGCTAACGATGGCTGTTTACGATTGGGCTTGATGGGTTCACACAGGTCCACTGTACCATACCGATCTATTATGCACCAAGGTACCGTGTCGTCCGTTATACATGCACTGCGACAGAATGTTTCTCGCTTCTGGAGCACTTTGGCGGCGGGGTGTACGATTCGAATTGACTTCGTGGTGTACAAACATGGATCTAGTGATCCTGTTCGACTGACGACACATGTGTAGTTAACACAATCCCCGTAGCACTGTTTACCGTACACGGACTCCGCTAAGGAGCCGGTCAAAGCGTATCTAGGACTACTGAAGTCGCTATCGTAAGCTTCTTGCGTTATTTTTGAAGCAAGTATTATTTCGTCTAACGCTGCGGCGAGTAATGTTATGATAATTCGACCAGTGGCAACCATGACGAATGTTGGTGGTCTTATGAAGTATTCTGGTGGGCAGATTCCGTATAAATACGTACTTATCAATCTTGATTAATGATGTGCGGTTAGGTGTGGTTGTCGAGTAATGTTTTTTCAGAATAAGTATTATTACCTCAATATAAATTTAAGTCTTTACCGACGCGAAAATTTATTACGAACATGTAAATAACGATGACTAATGTTGTCATAGACACAAAGCCGGTATGGGGCAATATGCTACCGCAGTTGAAATGGAAAGATGGTACGGTAGTAATCTCGGAAGATGACAAGCATAATGAACCGTACGGAATTGGAAAATTTTTTAATTTTAAGGAGGATTTTACAAGACTTTATTTCAAAGCAATAGTTAACAACCCACGGGAGAGGAAAACAATCGAAGCTCTCATCAGTTTACCGAGGTCAGTTGCGGACGTGTGCAATCCGGGCGGTGTTTATTTGGGTGGTAGAACTTTGGTTGACAACGTAGCGAAAAAGTTCGCTACCATCAAAGCTTCTGTAGACGCCAACGGCAAAGTTGGATACGATACTTCAGATTTAGAACGCTTAGGTGTCAGGTGTAGGTACTATGTAGATGATTTGGTTAAAGACGATGCACTTATGAGAAGGATTCTTTTAGAAAATAAGTGGAAGAGTAAGTACCCCGCGCTAGTCAAGCCTTATGAAGAGTATCAACGTTCCAAGCCGAAGACGATAGTATTACCAACTAATCGCAATAATCCCGTACGATCTAACGTAGATATCAAGCCCGTTAATCCACCTTCATCGAAAGTTGTTAAAACTGTAGAGACTGACGAGCGTTTAAAGGATCCGCCTCACACAGGCGCACTTAAGACGTTAATACCCTTACAAAAACCAATAGCACCCGTTCAGATTAGCGAGAAACCTGTTGTGGTAAAACCAGAAATTAAAAGTCCCTCCAAAGTAATACAAACACCCGACCCTCAAACCGTTGTTGCGGGGAAAATTATACCAAATAACGAGTCTGCGGATTCCAGATCTTTATTTGGATCTCCTGTGTTATTGATATGTGTCGCTTCATTACTCCTACTTATTATTATATTATAAATAACGTGTAAATAGGTTGGAAAATAAATTAAAATTCCATCAAAGACAATACAGTTTTATTGGAGAAACACATGACAAGGATCGCGGCACACATTCTCGACATGATTACATAAACACAAAATTCAGACAATTTCACTGAGATACTTAGATCGAGCACATCCTGTATCTCCGTCACGCCACCCTCTTCTAGCTGATTGATGGAATTTCAGTAGATCATTCCAAAATGGTACGTTACCCAGACGATTGTAACATTTCTGTTTAGCAACCGATACTCTGTGGAAATGTAAAACGTACGATTGATTTAGTAGCGGAATCAAAACACCTTCCGTAGATTTTTTCACGACCACATTTTCGTCTTTAGTGTTCATTTCCATAATTTGTGCAACTAAACCGGTACTTGGGCACCATCCGTCTTGCTTTTTCACCGGATATCCGCGTCGAACGAACTTTGATAGAATAAATCCAAGCCCATCGGCAAGTTGTCTCTGAAAATGCGTTAACGAGGTGTCGTTTGCAGAGCTGGTGAGCATCTTTAAGTCGTCGCCGTGCGTTGAATTCCCGAAATCGAACACGTAGTGATAGGAATTACCACCACATTCTGTTGTAAATTCGTTCATTTTTACCGTCGGCATTATAAACGCAAAGTCCGTGAGTAGCCTTATAAACGCGTCGTAGTCCACGAATTCTCCGTCAACTACATTATATTGACCGTTCACTTGTTGTATTAGCTTTTCAGTTGAAGAGTTAGCGTATGCCAGTCGAGATTCGATGAAGTGACGACTCAACATGTCACCAATAGTTCGTAAAATTGTTTCAGATCTCGCATGTGTAAACACGGTACTGCCGTATACAAAATTATGGTACTCGTTCAGTGTGTTCGTGAACAATACGGGTTGTTCGTTCGCGGTACGAATACAATTAGAGCTTGTATGATTTTTTGTTTTAAATCCAATTCCAAATGTGGACGCTCTTCGATTGTTAACTGATAGTGGGCAAGGGTGAAAAGCAGCTTTCAAACCGTACAATTTGCTCATTACAAGTTTCGGCTCAACGAACGATAGGTAACGAACCGATTCGTAAACGCTGCGTTCTTTACCGCTCTCTGTGGCTGGTGAAGGAGGCATACCTAGTAGTCGTGCCGTTGTAACCATCACATTCGAGTTCGAAGAGCAGTATAGATCTCGACTCCCGAAGTTATTAGCACTCATAACGATGTATTTGTCCAATGGTAAATGATGCCCATGATTCAGTCTAATATATTCTACTAAGCTGGCCGAGGCGCCGTGCCCGGCGAGTGTGATTTTAGAAATATCCCCGGCGAAATGTCGAGCATTCTCTATGGTCCAGTCTATTGCGTGGAGTACGTCGTTGACACCTTGATTGCGATACGGCAACGATTGATCGTGATGACATAGAAAACCGTAGCAGCCTCGTCTGTAATTCGCTCGAATCACGATCAAACCACCAGCAACGAGTCTCCATAATTCGCCGGCCACTTCCCCCAACCATATGATTATTGGTCGATTAAAACTTTTGTTGTTTCTACTCCACGGCTGCATGTGTATATCTAACGATAGACAGTCCAGCACTCCATCAAAAGGCGGAATCGAATCAATGCACTTTTCCTTTTTGTCGCGACTACAATCTATATACTCCGTCGCTGGTGTCCGACCGGTTACCGGTATAGAGTTACCGAATGGGTCAAGTAAGTCGACGTATCGGTAAGGTATGGCGTAGAAATTTATCATGTTTAGGTTACGATTTTCAGCACCGAGAGCGGTGGTATAGTTGAGATCTATGTAGAATACACGAGGTGTGGTGATGTTATGACGTCTGAGAACCGATTCTTCACCGGACTCGTCGAACTTGCGTGAATAATTCAACAGTTGCATGTAGTCAGATAGGTCCGATTTCAACGTTCTGCTGTTACTTTGTAGATGCACCGCCGTCTGTGTATAACTTTCGAACATACTACTGAACTGGTCGTATGCTGCCTCCATTAATACATAGAAGTAGACACTGAATCCGATTGATATACTTATATAGATTAAGGTAAGCGACAGCACAGTTGGTAAGCGCGACTTGCACATTTTAGCAATTGTTCCGGTACGAGGGTGTTTTAGCTATGACCATCCCTCCACGTTACACTCTGCCTTATAACTGTACAGAGGAGTACGACATCTGAAAGTTTGAATACGCAGACGCGCACACACGAGATATTTTCAAAGCTTACCGATCATGAGTACGGTGTGTTCGTGATATTCGCTATAAACTGTATCCGCGCGAGGTCGATTGCGTTATCGTACACACGCGGCGTACACTAGTTTGTTGTCATGTTATTGAACTAATTATAAGTATATCGAGTCCAGTTACATAGTACCTAATTATTGCTTGGACATGTTTGTTCGGCTAAGTTACGTATTAGCGATCCGTGGTCCGATGTACGAGTCTACAGTGGTGTAATAATGCGACACTGTGCAATTACCGGTTTGATTTAAGAGTTGTAAGACTTTAGCGACAGTTACTCCACACACCCTTGTTGAGTTTATAATGTTCCACCACACCGTTCACCACTACACCGTGAACGCCAGACTTGAAGATGTACATTCCGTTACTCGCTACGAGAATATCAGTGGCAGCTCTGAGCTCATTTTGTAGTAGTTGTATAGGTGGTAAATAGCGCCATCTTAAGTTTTTTCGACGTAATAAATGACCAGTAATGTCTTTCAGTTTACCAAGAAACGCGGCGTACACACGGTTGTTCGATGCGAATGTAATAGATGGCGCTACTTTGAAATTAACCGATCGCACAAAGTCTGTTCCCACGAAAAGATTGTACCTCTTTCCAGTTTGTATAACGATATATTGCATCCACTCGAACACTGAGTTAACTTGTGAGCCGGACGGTAATCTCCAAGTGGCACCGGTCGGTTGTGGGTATCCGTTATGTAACATACCGGAAGTATCGAATCGCCAGTGCAGATCGCCCACGAATACGTATAAATCTCCACGAACGTACGATATTGCATCGTAAACTCCGGCACAATAAGCAGATATGGAATCTTTAGTTGCGTCGTGTTTGATTTCACTTAAACTATCGAAACTGAAGCACGTGGTGATGGTGGTATTCGTAGTACTCTCCGATCTATCGGCGGGTGGTACGGGAGTAGTCGTGACAACTTTGTTCTTTTCGAACTTCGGGATGGCGGCGTACTGCTTCGTGTTTGAAAAGTACAATTGGTGTATCGCATTGGCATCGTCTTTCGGTAGAACAATGGTACCGTTTCCAAAACTGCGTGACTTATACCAGCCGTACATGATCGAACTCGGCGAAGCCGAATGTTGTACCCCCAATGAGTGTCCAATTTCGTGTAAAACTGTCCAGAAGTAGCTTGTTGGTGCATTATCACCTTCATAGTCCGAGTCTTTCATACTGAAACTGAATATTTCATCATTGTCTAAATGTATCTCACTGGATAGGTCTCCTTGATTCGGGAGGTATGCATGTGCCAACAGTGAACCCAGTCCGTCAAAATCGTAACCTATTTCACCGTGAAAACGTCTTTTAAACGATATCCTTATCATGGCTTCGCTATAATTGTAGACGAACCTGAAGTTCAGTCCGGCCGTATGCCACACTGCGAACGCTTTCGATGTTGTATCCACCACCGTTCTATAGTTGTACTTCAGATTTTCTCTGGACACTGACCAAGTGATGTCTTCACCGCGTTTAAGCACTATAGCTGTCGCCAACGTAAATTTCTCGGGGCCTTGTGATGCGTGTATCGTCACTAGAGTACTTAAAATCACCGCTAACGTGTACCACGACATTCTGGAGAAGACACACTGAATCGTATGCGAAACATTAAGTAGCATTTTATAGTATGATCGACACAGCTTCAAACTGCAGGTTATTACCGCAAAATAAATTATCATACATTACAATCACATGAACATTTTCGAATATGAAATATTATGATCGGCTTTGTGGTCGTAAACATTTTGAATTATGCGTTGTTTTTCACAGCTCCGCGCAAACTTTTCGACTGTATCCGTTGCGAAGCAGTTAGGGTGACAGGAAGGAATTGGACGTAGACATCTGGAATATATTAATCGTTTATTCTCGGGATTACTTAGGTCGTGGTGGTCCTAGATGAATGCTTAATGAGGAAACAATTTAGGATCTTTGAATGGTGTCAACGGTATGCAAAAGCTCTGTTATTTCCAGGGTGTCGATGGTGCCGGGCGCCTGTTGACCGCAGCCCAGTTATTAAATTTATCGGTCGTCTCGGTACTGTGGTTAACCAGCGTGGATCTAAAAATTGATTGTCAGAAATTCAAAGTCCCCGCTAAGACTCAGTGCTGACAAGTAAACGCTTTATTGACTATTTTACCTGTATAATGAGTCTTATCGGAGTACCTGGTAATTTTCGCGGTGATGATGTGCGACCCGAACTTAGCACCTTCGTATTATCGTACACGCGGCAGATCGGTAACGGGGAAGATGCGAACGCAAATGTTGAAATCAACTGCGGACATCGATGGAGCTACAACAGCCTAACGGATGGTGGTGCTTTTGCTATAACCGGCATATTGGCTCGCGACGTATCTATGAGAATACTTATAACTACGTATGACTACAGCGGTGTGCAGCAACGACGGCTTCTTTATTGGCTAGAAGACAATAGATTCGACCTGTTGACCGTTGATGGTAACGACGCTAGGATCTCACCGGTGTACTCGTTTCACAGCAGAGATGACGACGAGATTAGACGGGCGACGACGCTGGCTAACGACAGAATATTTAGCATGTTTGACAATGAGATTCATCTCACTATTGATTCGAGTGACCATCAGCACGTGTTGCAAATCTACAACAGATTCGGAGGAAGAATAATGGACATTATCGTATCAGACCTTGGGACTTTTAACGGACCCATACCTAATGATGCCGATCACTACATGTTCAAGTTTGCTCGTGACACTATACGTGAGTTGGGTAAATATAAGAGTACTGTTACCATTGAAATTGTCGACGACAATCATTTCGAGCATAATGTGGAGTGCGTTCTCGACACGAAGGTGTTCGATGTTCCGCCAGTGATACACGGTGAAATTTTTTATGGACCTTTCGACGTAACTGGCCTTCACTCTTATGCGGGACCGCCGTCTCTTTCTATTATAGTATCGAATCATCCATCGAATGGAAGTCAAAGCAAAGTCGAGGAAATACTTAAGGTGTCTCGTGATATTTATATTGAGAACAAAGCACGATCCTACGCAGACGAACTCGGCGATAGGTACATGTCAAACTATGTGCCACACGACGATAGCAACATCGAATTGGACGACTTGCAATTAATTCAACCACTCGAAGAAGTATCGAGCACACCCTCTCCGACAGCTGTAGAAGTAAACACTTTGGCGCGTCGATCCAGTGCAACTCAATCCATAGGCGACATTGATAAAAATGACATCGATGATTTACCACCCGTGTACATGTGTGGCGTTGGTCAGTCATCGAATGCATGCGCAGGTCCATCGAGACGACCGACTCTTGGTTTGGTAATAAAATCCAAGCGCAATGAGCAGCCGCGGAACTCTTCGTCGTTTGATAAAATACTCAAGAATAGAGAATCGACCACTAACATCGCGAAAGACATCGAACGAGAACCTGCGTATTTTAAACGCATACGATCTCATGTCGACGATAATGAAGATTTGGCACCCTCGAAACAAATGCGACCAACCACTGCCGATATCGACAATGCGCAGCCAACGATAACCGTTGATGATTTAAAGGATGTATCTAAGCTCACCATGGTGCGCATGAAAGCCTACTTGAAGAAAAACACCAACCTCTATGGTGTTACACGGTACGACAGGGAAAAGTTAGTAAATGTAACACGTCGCACCGTACTGGATGCGGCGAGACAAAAGAAGAAAAGCGAGACTACGGACGCATCAAACGTATCACCCAGAGTTCTACCGAAACACATACGGTGTATGGATGAGTCTCAAAATTATTTCGTGATTAATGTTATGAGTAAACTCGTAGACTGTTCCAGAACTCGTCAACAGCCCCTACGTGCAATCTCAAAATACAGAGCAGAATTGGAAGGAGTAGCAGATAATATTAAGAAACCCGAATTTAGATGTCGAATGTGCAAAAAAGACGGCAGGTGGAAGAACGTTACTTATGGTAATTGTGGTCACAGCGTAATCTGTGGGCAATGTGATAGAGCTACATTTGGCGCATTAGCCGGTGATGTAGTGAAACGATGCCTTGCATGTCAAGAGGTAGTTACTTCGACGTATTCGTACAGAACTTTCATGTTTTGATGTGTTATAATGCTGCTGTCGTTGTGAATGATATACACTTGCTCAAGCTATACACCCGCCATATATGACCAAATATACTTATACTTTTACTAAAATTTACAAAATATAAAGTTACGTACTTAAGACTTGTATTGTTTTATTCAAAAAATTGATCTCCACCTAAGCTCCATCCTGATATTTAATGCAGCCGTACACGCTCAACAGTTTAGGCAGCATGGATCTGACCTGTACCGAAACTCGATTCTACAACACCTTAGACGGAGATTCACTAGAGTCGTACATCGATACGTGCGGCCATTTGGGTACAATCGAAAGAACGGTAGATTATGATGTTACAAATTTAGACAGATTACACCCCGAGACCCGATGCGTTGGCTGTATGTCTGCGAAGAGCGAAGTGGTTTTCCTACCTTGTCGACATTTGGTGTGTTGTAAATCCTGTTCTGAGTTGTTAGTTAATACCTCATGTCCAATGTGCCGCTCAAGGGTGGCCGTAAAGTTAAGTAGTTCTAAATCGAAATAAATAATTTATATACACGTTTTTTGTTTCATTTTATGTTGACCTGGTGTGAGTGGTTGAAGGTCTTGAATGGTACAGTAAAATAATTGTTAAAATGTCAATATCCAGTGTATCCAGTTCAATGTATTGTTCGATGTCGTACTGGCCCAACGAATCGCTTTTGCCACCAAACGCCCGATACAACAACGACAGCATTCGTATCGCTTCGCTTTTAGTACACGACATACATTCATCGCTCGACGACGCCGTACAAGCTTGTAAGAAACGGGCAACTGAGAACGAATTGGACCGTCAAATCATTGTTAAAATAGGCGCAATTGCACCAATCGAGTTGAACCCACCGCCGAGAAACGTCGAGACCTTCATACGTCACACCGAAACTCATTCGGATGATGCCACTAAAGTTATCGAAGAGACGCGTAAGAAAGAGGGTGAGGCTAAAGCTTTGAAGCGTGCAATTATGGCACGGCGCCAAGAAATCATGAGTAAAAGAGCCAACGATCCCCTTTGTGAACTCGCAAACCTTTGCGCTTCGATCGGTTCGCGTTTCAAAGAAGTCGAGGACTTGGTACTCAGAATTCGTGAAATGGCGGAAACCCGCGACGATGTTGCTTTGAAATTTCTGTCCGATCATCCGCACATGACGAAAACGTCTCTCTGTTCAGAAATAATAGAAAAATACAAAGAATTGTGTTCCGACGCACACATCGAGCCGAGCTTGGATGCGGCTGAGACCGGGGTCAGTGTAAATGGGTACGAGTGTAGATTACCAACCGACTGATCTGCCCATTGTAAACATGTTTAGGAAAAAATGTAAAAGCGCTTCGTCGGCGGAAGCCTCTAGAGCATCTTCGGCCGTGCGTCGTGAAGTTTGTCTCTCCCCCGGCGCTAATATACTCACACCAGAGCGTGAACAAACGCGTGATTCTCACGAAATATATATAAATGCATGGAAGTCGTACTGCGAACAGTACGACCGTAAAGTGACAGTAAATACGGATTACTTCGTACTTTTCGAAGATAAGATTGCAAAACGATCATTTAAATCGCAAAAGACTTGGTTGAAGAGTCAACTACGTGACGTTGGTAGTGATTATAGGAACCACTATGATGACACTTTATACGATACGTCCGTTAAATATCTTGTAGTAGATTCTGCAGGACTACAGAAGGTGGCGATGCGTCATGCCAGCAATGACGCGCTCAATGCTATCGTATACCGAATATCCGGTCTGTTACGTTGTAGACGCACAAACGAAATACTGGATCAGGTAGCCCTTAAATGTACGAACAAACCCACAACAGGTGCGTATGACGGATCGAATATGATGGTATATTGAACAAAGTCGACGGCCGTGTTTACACGGCCGTCGTTCGGATCACGCACAGCTTAATAAATGTAGAGTGCTCAGTTCAGAGTTATTCCATCGCCGGTTATTCGAACGATACAACGTGGCCGTCGGCGCTTACCGTTAAGCGGTGTTTTTGTTATTTAGTTTGAAATTGATTACATTGGTACATGAGGAGGATTTTTCATTAATTGAATTCAGTATACACTAAGCGCTAACATGGACAGCACGAAGACAGCTAATGAAGAGTGTCAATTGAGTGGAATGATGTGTACGATGAGCATAACATCCGTGCGCCGTATAAATTATGCAGCCACCGTAAATAATAACGCACATCGTGACGATACAAATGTGATTGTGGCTATAGTTTGCGACCTGTGTTCGAAAGTGAAGACCGTTGGAATAGCCGACATGTGTACCAGCTACATATGCGGAGATTGCGAGGAAACATTAGAAATTTCACGAGATTGCTACGACAATATGAAAAGGTGCCTTCAAAAATGTAATCTCTATCCTATTTCATCACACGCCGACATCGTCAAGACGGGAGTCTGTGACGTGCAGTGTAAAGCAGTTGGACATGTCGTCACTATACCCATGGATCGAGAGCGACTTCGCAACGTGGGTCTGGCCGTGGACGTGCTGGGTGTGGGATTAACGTGTTCACTCTGTCGCACCAACGATACTCGTTCGGGATCATGCGAAAATTCTCATATAAATTCTAACAAGCGCGTATATCACTGCTCGCCTAGCGAGCGCTTGGTCGAGGCCGACGTCAACGAGTCTACGGTACACGAATACGAGCATTCGATCAAGCGCCATAAAAATGGCGTGCCTCCTGATGATGATCTCTCGCATCGTCCACCATATAAAGTCGTCGTAAACTCCGATGAAACAGTATACCACGCACGTGATAATCTCGCCTATAGCGACGTCTCCGACGACAGTGACTGCGTGCAGGACGCAGTACAACCACATAGCGACTGCCCTATAGAGAGCGCCGTGTTGAAGCATGTACAAGAGAAACAAGCCGTCATCACATGCGATTCGCAGTCAGCACCCAACGTCACATACGTACCGTTCGTTGTTAAGGATATCGATGAACGTTTCGCCATTATAGGGTCCAGGTGTAAACCGCTGCGCGACAGACGCTACGTGTTTAACGTCGAGTCGGTGAAATCTATACGAGGAATGGAGAATCTTCCCGAAGCCACTTTAGAAGCGCTCGCTAAGTACGGAACGTTTGCCGTGGATTCGGCACGTATATTGCATCGATTATTGTGTGACATAAAATCACCATTGAACTATTCCCATGAGAATGTCGAGCGTATCATGACCGTATTGACCTCGTTACGTCAGACTAGTTTATCGTGCATGATAGGAGCTAGATCTTCGAATGTTATTGACGCACAGAATCGCGTTATTGAGGAGATCTTTAAGCTACCCGATTCTGATTACGCTGAAGCTGAAGTTGCCTTGAACGATGACGGAGCTATAGATGTGACTGCCATACTAATGGGTATTGTTATGGGTAGGCCGATGGTTATTGATAGCTATCCAAATGATGTCGCAATGTCCAACGATGAAGAAGCTACCAATCCGGAAGAGTGGTGTTCTCGGTACACAGTCAAATGTTCTTCGTTATTGGTTGAAAGTCTCAAGCAATACTTGGCATGTGACGCTAAGTACGATTTTATGAGCGAGTACTTGAATGTTAAACTGCGTGGAGTGAGCGACAACGACTCTTCCCCTATTTGGTGTAAGGTGCCCATCAGCTACGTTCATAACTACATCATGTCTCGTACTTGCTTCGGTCTTGTCGTATATAAATATTTGCTAATGTCATGCGCATCGATCGGCGACGTTGAATATGACGGTACGTCGTACAAAGATCACATGATATTCGTTAAGGCGTGTAGCGGTAACATGTCGGATGAAACAGTGACTAGCAGTGCTATAATACGATACTGTGATAAAGCCCTGGTTCGCTATACTATACCTAACGATGTATTCTGCTGTGATGAGATGTCAAACTTCATCATTAAATTGAAACGTTTGAACGCCTCCGAAAGAGTGCTACCGTGGTCGACGACCGCCGCAAGAATACATAGTGAAAAATGCATGACATCACTACATCCTTTGATATTCATAGTAATACATCTAATCAACAATCGTATTGACTCCAATGTTTCGTCGAAAAAGAGCATATCGAGTATAATCAAGGAGCTGAGGCTAGCGATGGTGAGCGCTAAATGTAAGGTATCTAATAGTGTGCCGCATATGAAAGAACTAATAGAGTCAAACGTCGCTATCATATCCAATCATTGTAAGGATGACGAATTGAAAAAGCTGCTGCATTTAGTGCGTGATCATCAGCGTAAAGGTAATCCTGCTGAACGTAGAGTGTACAAATTAACGTGTTCAGTGAAAAGTCACACAAGCGGTAAAAACAACAAACATAAGTCCAAAACCGATGGTAACGATGCTGATGCAACATTGAATTCTGACTGCCCGCTACCGAAGAAAAAGCGTCGCATAGTGGTTTCCTAGCAATTTTTTCGACACTGTTATTGATGTATAAAAATAAAGTAACAATACGTGCCTAGAACTTCAATACTGACAGCAGTATTAAACTATTGTAGTATATGTATGTACGTGTGCATGTATATGTAGTGATATAATTTGTAATAATAGTAAAATAATAAATTATTGTCTACACACTCATTTTTTCTATTAACCAAATTAACAATCCCAGTCTTGCAGATTTACACGCGTCAATTCATTTTTTTGCCAAAAACAAGAAAACAAATACAATATCTCACCGATATCCTTGCGTATCTGAATGATACTTACTTTTAAATATGAGTGGGAATTCATTGTGCGACAGCGACTGTGCTTCCACGAATGGGAGTTATATCAGTAATTACCCTGCGTACTATTGGTCGATAGACAAAACCCATGGGTTTGAAGGGAGTGGTGGTAGTAATGATAGTCTCGTTAATGTATCTTGCGAAATTGACAGACAACGAATAGTCAACCACAGGCCTCTGAGGGCTCATCACGTTTTTAAGGCGAATCGAAAGAATTCTGTTGACCGGCCTGCATTTAAAACGCAATCTGCGAAACTAACAAGTTGCCAAAGCGTCAAGTTCATCAAAACACCGAATAAAATTCTGAGAGTTAATTACCCGTGTCTGCGTCACGCGTCCAGTTTCATCGGTCAACATTGGCGTGCTCGCTTGAAGCTATTGGCGCATAATCATCAAAATATCGATGGTATGGATGTTGCCAACGAAACAACTAGCACCGGCGGTAACGCAACGAGTGTCATGCTACCTGAAAAAATTGCGGAAATTGTTGTGAAATACGGCAACGTCGACAGTCAATATTACAAACTATTGCTCGACACATTCCGAGACGACGGCTCCATGGACATGTTTCATGCAGCGGTCACCACGAAGGACTATGATAAACTACTCAATTATGAATATTTTGAGTACATCGGCGACTCGGTTGTTAACAGATTTATAATTGACTACATTCGAGATAATTACCACGGAATATGTAATACGGCGCAAAATATCGGAATAATGACTAAATTACGTAGTATTTACGTCGGCAAGTGGAATCTTTCGAAATGTTGCGTCTCGCTAGGTCTCCATCGATACATCAGGTCAAACAACATCAACTCCGATGTTCGTAAGCTGCAAGCCTATGCTCATCGCAGCAAGCGTAACGCTATGTCTAATACAAATCAACCCAAAGTGAATGCCGATTCAGTGTATACCGACGAAACGGCCGCAAACGTACATCGCGACACAATTTCACTGTTAGAAGACGTCATGGAAGCGTTTGTTGGTGCGCTATGGTGCTCACTTATAAACTCGTCACATCGTAATACTATCGTGAAGCAATTCGTGTACGGTGTAATTGGTGATTATGCAGGAATTATAAACCCTACCTACGAGAACCTGAATTCGGCACGAGATAGGCTGCAGATTGCCAGCAAAGAGATATACGGAGACCGCTTATCACTTCTGAAGAGGACGAACGTCGACTCTACATACACGTGTACCGTGTATATGGAAGGGTCGGGGGTGATCGCGTGCGCCACCGCGAACAGAAACAAAGATGCCATATACAGGGCCAGTTGTAAAGCTATGAAGACGATGCCCGAGCTAGAGCGTTATGTTCCGAATTCGAGCGTTATGAAAGTTGATAACGTCATTGTTCCTCCTTGCGATTTTGAGAAGGATCAGAGCCGTTTCAGACAGCTCATGAACACGTTCGAAATAAACCACACTATCGATCTGAATGAACACGAAACATTAATGATACGATCCATTTACACAGATCCATGTTTGAACGCCGACGTAAATTATAACATTGAGCACTTCAATGCCGATGCATTAACGAAGCACATCATGAATATGTATCTGATTAGAAAGTATCCCAAACTGCGAAACAGCGACGGTATTCAAATAATGCAAACGATTAACGAAAAGTTCCGAGCCAGTCGTAGCGTTCTCTGTTCGCTGATTGGTATCGTCGACATGGCCGACTTGGCATACGATACTGCTTCGCAACGTATCAAAATGGATGATGCCATGTCGTATATGTTCGATGCTGCCGTCTCTGTCATGTACACGATTGTCGAGAACAGGAAACCTGGCTATGGTGACGCAATGTTACTAAGATTCTTCACGAAATGTAACCAATGCCTCGATATGCGTATCGATTACGACTATTTGGTTTCACCGCAATTGAAGCTCTTACGAATGGTTAAGTTTAACCATCTCCGACACGAATACATACTAAAATCGGCCAACACGACTTCGGTGAATGCCGTCAATTACAGAGAGGGCGTGTTGGAAATTACTAATTCGAAAGGTGTAAAAATTTACAGTGGGTGGACCAGAGCCATAGACGAAAAGACCATGAAGAATAAGCTGGCTCAAGAATGCATCGAGGTGCTAACAAACAGGGGATGGTCCCTATCAGTACCAGATGCTTATTCTTCGAGTGACTGTTCAGTGTGGTGGTGGTGATCCATGGTGGCGGATCGTGTTGGCAACGAAACTACGAACGGCAGACACATGTCCTCTATCACTTCTACCGCTTTGAAACGCCGACGGGAACACGTTCAAACCTCGGTCGGTTGTAACAGTGTTTGGTCGGGTTTAATGTGTAAAAAGTGCCACGTCACTGCTGGTGACGGTTTCGATCATGAAGATTCTGTTTTCGATGACGAGTGTAAAGTCGGCCAGACGTACACTCCGGAAATGGCATCATTGTCAGCGAGAATTTTAACGGCAACCATGAGCGGTGTAGACCGTCATGTCGGTGACGAATTGGCTCGTAGTGGTTTTTTTTGCGTGTCCACTTTAAAGAACGACACATGGTACCAGTGTTTCAAATGTGGCTACACGATAACGGACATTGCCGACATGTATCATGACTGTACTATAACTACTTATGAACAAATATGCCGCGTGAACGTGTTTGTGTTGACGAGACGCATGATTATAGATCGTATACTGTGCATGAAGAAGACACCTCCTTGCCTTTGGGACGCTCACACGTCCAAAGTGAATCGAACGTACGTCAAGTGTGCAACAGTGTCGAACGAATCGTGGACAGAACAGACAGAGTGTGTAGTGTGTTACGACGGTAAGCCGTCGATTGCATTTTTATCGTGTGGTCATAAAGTTGTGTGTGAACGTTGTAATACGCGCATGATAACGTGCCCAATGTGTCGCGTCCACATCACGTCTAGGGTAGTTTGTGATTGAAGACGACAGTGTCGGGGTGCTGCCAACATACGGTCGCACACATGCGACCGTATCACGACAGTATGTTAGGCCAAACACGATATTTTACGCGTTGCGTCAACTACGTCGACTATTTCGTAAGTTCTTTCGATATTGTCTATGATCGAATTTGCTCTGTTTAAGAATTCACGTAGCGGTCGCTTTGAGTTTGCAGTCGACCAGTGTTTTAGTGCGTATAGACGAAGCGCATCAATTGTGTAAGAATTGTTGATTGCGTACGTTGCGCCACTTCTCGTGAACGTTTTCATGGTTGCGTTTGGATCGACTATTTGTCTGCAAAATTCTGCAATGTAGTCGGGTACATAGTTGAGATTGTGTAAGACTAACACCATGTCTGTATATTTTTGTAGTTTTGTACCGCTTGTTTTGTACACTTTTTGTGGAATAAAACTAGTCATATCACAGTTGTATACTTTTATTTGTTGTCCCATCCAATTTAACCTCCATCATATCCATGCATTGATGTTGCGCTGAGTCACAACAGAATGACCGTCTTCGTTAATGAGCGCTTTAACCTGATCGTATACATGTTGCATGTTAATATCATACGAGCTACCGCATGATTTTCGTAGTTCATGTTGTAGAGTCAGAACCATCAGGCTTCTGTCACGTCTTTTAGAAATGTAAGGAGACATACATGCGCATTCGTCGAGCGTTAAAACTATAGTCGCCGCTCGTAACAAATCCACATCCGTGACGTTCGACACAACACCTATTTCGCACAAATTGCGCGTGATGGATAGCAAACATTTTTCCATAGCGACCGAATCATTACTAGGAGAATTATCATCACGGGCTCGTTTTAATGCGTACGCGTAACAACATTCAACGAAAGTGGCTTCATCAGAATTGTGACTGGCGATCACTGAAGCTGCACACGCGTATACAGCGTCGAGAACATCGTCTGATAATCTAGAGTCGCCGTGAAGGGCCTTGAAAGATTCACGATGTGCCACTAAATCTTCGCTAGCCGTCACACCTATTACACTCGACTGTTCCATAAGTGTAAAATCCTTGTACAGAAGTTGAGACGTTACAATTTTAAAACATTCTTCAGCATCTGGCCGCTTTTGAACGACATCGCCGAAAAGCGTGCGGGACACCACGAATATATACGACATAACACACAAAATTACGTGTCTCGACAGCGGTGAATTCAGAACGCTGAACCGTGGCGACTCGGCGGGTGATGCGAACGTGTTCATAATGGTGTACGCTGGATTTGCACCAAAATGTAACACAAGTGACCTTTTCAGTGTGAACGAATTTCCGGTGGCATACAGATCAGAGTACATATTTCCATTATAGTAATCCATGTCGTACTGTCTCATGAGCATCGCCAATTCGGCGAACATCCAAGGGTTGACTTTGAATTTAGTCGTTGCGGCCGCAGCAACCAGCTGTTGCGATTGTTCCGACCATACCACGCCTCGACTCTTCTGTATCGTGTCCGATATTGCAGGTAAAATATTTACATCAATCGCGTAACGTCGTACAGTTGTTTGCGGATCCGACACTTTCATATGATATACAACCGATATTAATGCAATCGCATGAGCCACCGAAGCGTAGTTTACGTTGTCGATGTTAAATCGCGGTATGTACTGTAATGGATACAGTATCGAATCGTCATCTATCATTAGCGTAGGCGGCGATCTGGCTATAGCCTTTGCAAAGCGGCAGTATTCGGTTAGGTGTCTCAATTCGTTGTCGGTACGTGGCCAACAACCAAAAGTGTACATGTGAAGACTCGGCGGAATGCCAGAATACTTTTTAATAATTTCATCTGTAAACCGTGTGACCTCGTCGTTGTACGATGGATCACCTACAGAATGTATGTGTCTGTTTATCGGAACGTATTTTAGCAGGGAGTTTGCTGAATCTCTCTGAAGCCGGTCCACTTTTAGGATAGATTCTATCATCGCTCTGTGACGACGTCTGTTAGTCGTTTCAGACACGGTACTACCTAAGTCGACACCGTCACCATATAGAACATCGGCTAAAAGTTCATTCGCTGTAGAGTACAGGCGTTGCATTTGTATCGGTCTGTCATCTTCTGTAGATCTGTATTGGGACATGTCGACGTAACGACCGAAACTAATGAATTCGTCGACTTTGCGAATATCAAAGTGTTTGTACTTAACAGCTTGCAAATCTTCAGTGTACACCCAAACATTGTCTGCTTTCCTCGGTACCGTGTCACTTTCATAACCCACCGATGGTGTCGTAGGGTTGACTGTACCAGCGTCGGTATACATCAGTGCGGCTGTCAGAACTTTAAAGATGTCAACGTTCCATATAATCGAGGTGAAGGCGTTACGTAAGCGACGACACGTATGCAATTGAACCTCGTATAAAGCGGGATCTCTCCGAAACGATTCCAGGGCGTCGGAGTAAACGTTGCTGTGTTTAGACCATAGCTGGTCGAAATCTGTATATTTCAAGTTAGCGTAACCGGTCCTCGCCAATACATCTCTCATCAATCGGTGGGAAACCAAGGCGTGTCCGACTACAACATACGTTATATGTCTCAATGATTCAACGTAAGCTGCATTGTTCTCCCAGTCTGCATTGACGTAGTCAAGTAATGCTGCAACATTTGTCCAAGTGTACCCGGCGTGCGCAACCGGCGATGGCCAATCGTCGAACACTACACCCAATGGTCCACAACGAACGCCGGATAGGGTTACTGTTCCACCTCTCACGCCAATTATATTGCTCGACATGCTTTAACTTTTAATAATCCCACTCGCGAGTCGCACTTTTCCGATTGAGCGAAGCGTGTCCTTATTATAAATAACAAAGTTACTAAGGTACCTATTAAAATGTCTACACCCAGTGAAACGCTACAACAGTCTGATGACAATTTAAATAGAAGCATCACAAACAACAACGATACAGGCGCTGATGGTGTTTCTTTAACCGAACTTACATCTATCGAGGATTTCATAGATGATGAAACTTCGGAGGCGATACACACACTAGTCAAGTATAACGGATTGATGCATTTCATAAGCAAGTTAGCGGAATGGTTTCCGAACAATAGAGGTTTGCGAGATATGTACGCATCAGCCAAGTCTTACAAGTACAGCGATCGCAAGGCACTTCAATCGATGTGTGAATGGCTAATACCGTGTGTTATCCAGAAAGAGTGTAGATTAGCATACAAAAGTGGTAAACTTTTCTTCGATTTGCGTACGGAACTAAAGGGCATCGATGATGGTGATGCGATTTATACGATAGCCAAAAACGTAGCAGAGTATCAGAGCCGAATACGCAACATAACACTGAGCCCACAATACTGTTCGGAGTATTTGACGCTCAAAAGAATTTCCAATGAATTTCTAGCTGTGTTAAACGTTTTCATAAAGAACAACCTCAACTACGACCAATTGTACACAGCGCTTCGCTCGAAATCAGCTAGTTGTACTAACAGACCAAAGTGTCACGTGAAATTTCGCAATAGCTTATCGGGCCAGTGGTCATCATCTACGGGCACGGGTACGTTGAGCATGGATCAAGTTAAAAATCTCAAACCCTGTAACACATGCCTGGTGAATATTCAACAAACTATGGACTTTTCCAAAATTACCGCATTATACCACAACGTGAAACAACACCTATTAGACGAGCGTTTAGATCGCAATTTAATGGTACGAATATTCATGCTAGTCCTGTTAGAGCGCTGTAAACTCGACGAACACGTGCCGCCAGTTGCCGCTTTCATCAGAACAGCATACGACCAGGCGGACGTTATTGCATACATTGATGGTGATAAGGAGAAACTATCGTTGCTGCGGTCTGTGTTACAGTTGGCACAGTCTTCCGGAGGTTGTGGTTTAGATATACAGTCTATGATGCAGATGGCACAATTCAGTTTCGACAGCGCTTAACATCGGTAAGCTGAACATTCACCATCAATAAACGAACATAATATGACCACAGCGGATCCCATGTTAGACCGTTTGAAACGAATAAAAGACCGAATTTCGGGATCGGGAGGCGTGCGTAACTCATCAGTCGTAATGGTGAAACGGTCGGGTTCGGGCGGTGTCAAGATTTCACCAATATTCGATGGCTCGGTTGCGATTTTACACGACTTGAGCAGCGGTCTCGTCGCTGCGGCGATATCGAAAAATCACGGCACGTCCGTCAGTATAGTTGGCGATGATCACAAAGTATTCAATGATATAAACGTGGTTAAAGGCCTACGGGCGGCATTGAACGCGTAATCAGTATCATAAGGTGCGGTCGTAGTTTTACGACCGCACGTGTTGAGAGATCGGGTACAATAGTAAAAAGGATCGATATTATACGACCATCAAAATGAACGATGTCACTAATCGCGATTTGTTGGAACTCGATGATACAATTAGAAACATGTGCGGTAAAACGGCCAAACGTTGTAGATTGGCAAACAAGCACATTGCCCCGAATGTTAGGCGTACTATGTTAAATAGTGTGAATAAGTCACATTTGAAGGGTCGCATGATGCGTGCTGTATTGAGCGACATTTCAACCCTCGATAGAATGGCTTCTCTACTGAGTAGCCAGGTTATATACGTTACTGGTGCCGAGCCAATAATAACGGATTACATGAAATTGCTTTCGAAAGCGGTCGATAAAGATAAGGAAGAGACGATTGTTCGACAAAAAACTAAACTTTCACAGAAATACTGTGATTTATTAAACGTCACTCTGAACGTGTCTAATGTGTACGGTGATTTGCTTCGTTGCAGTAACACTGCCTCCGAAGCGGCATGTACGAATCAAACGAACGCCGGTTACAAATCAGGCAAAACGGCCAACATGCTGACCGATTACAAATGTGATATTTGCGGTAACGAATCTAAATTCAATCGCGACACGGAATCCGTAAACTGCGGCCGGTGTGGTGGAGAAATTGTACAATGTGTCGATGGATCGAGACCGGCGGTGAACGGCAGCTACCGTCACAGTACTAACGGAAGTAACAACGTTTACAACAGAACCATGCACTTCAGAGACTGTTTGTATCAATATCAAGGAGTGCACACTCCAATACTCAGTGCAGAAGTGTTCGAGTCACTCACAAAAGCCATGAGGGAGTGTAACGTGATGGGTGACACTGGTGATTTGCAACGCGACGGAGCCTCCGTAACCAAGGGAGACGTTCTTTACTATTTGAAGCAGTTGAATTACACTCGTCATTATGACGACGCAGTTTACATACATCGAGTACTGACCGGTCGCAGTGCGGATAACGTTCAGCATTTGGAGGAACGGCTGATGCACGATTTCACTCTTCTGTCCAAGAAATACGATGAACAGCACGCCGGTAAACGCGAACGACGCAGTTTCATAAACATGCAAATTGTTCTATACCAGCTATTGAGACGTTACGGTCACAAATGCAAACTCGAAGATTTTGCTAGTATCAAATCGTTGGAACAGAGAGCTCGGCGCGATGAATTATACAAGGAGTTATTCATGTCTCTGGGCTGGAAGTACGAAGACATTTGAAGGAGATTGAAAGTCACACTTAGTGTGGCGTTGTACGTCACACTAAACATTATCGAAACAAAGTCTATTGTCATACTCAACTCTTTATTCGATTACACAAGTACTTGCATAAGTAACGTTATAATTATCATAAATTTGCGCAGAATACACGATTCGAGTTGGCTTCACATCAGGCGTTGGGTATTCGAATCTGTACACTAATGTTGCCGATAATATTACATACACATCCACTTCGTCGGTAGCGTCAACTAAATTTGCAATATTAGCTATGTAATCGTCACACTGAATATCTCCGGAAATTTCATCGATCGCGTTGTAAGTGTTCTCTTCATCCCCTGAAGCAAACAAGTAGGCGGGTATAAGCTGCCTTCTAAGGTCAACCACGCGATCATTGCGAGTTGCGTTGTACGATTCTCGCTTCGATCGTGATACATGGGACACGTTGTGCGTCATAATTAGCGGTAGAAACTTAATGTTATTATCAGCCCTATCGAGGTACGGTAGCATCGTATATTCCGACAGAGGTTTTAGGTAATCTGATGACATTGCGTATGAGCTAGGAAAGTATTGTCGGTAATCGCTCTGAAGTTGTCCGATGTTTCCACTAAACTCGTACTCTCTTGTCACTTTATTGATTATGCCCACGTTAGTATCACTATCCGGTGGTATGCAGACTGCTTTGTTGCATTTAAAATCATCGGCTACGACATCGTATTCGCATGGTACGTCGCAGCTACTACTCTTAACGTCTACAATTGCAAAGTTGGCAGTTTTCACTTTTTGACGCATGCTGCAACTTGAGGTGTTCAAGTGTCTGGCGATGTGGTCCCAACAGGCGTCGTCCAGTAGATTACACGAATGCGCCATGTCCGTCTCTATTCCGCAATATTTTGTAGATAGTCCATCTCCTTCTATTCCACGATCGATACGTCTATAAGCGTTCCATAGCAGGGTGGGTCGTAAATATTCTTCTAAATTAATCACAGAACGGCATTCAAACATGCACACCGAAAGAAGCGTGAATGAAATTACAGCGAATAATGACTCGACGTGTCCGTTCATGGTTTGGTTCGTTATTAATCTAGACTTTGTGTAGATTCAGCTTATATACCCGATCATTATCTCAAGTGGTTACAAATGGAACGGACGCGTGCCGAGAGCGATGGACTGGGCACGCTCACCAATGTTGCTGGCGACGATAAGAAGTTGATTGACGTTGCCAAAAATATATTTCAAATGAGGTGTGTTGCCGCCGTTCTACAAATATACCCTGACGGGTCGCGGAAATACGACACGATGAAGTTACTGCAGATCGCCGAAATGTGGTTCAAAGATTTGCATAGAACCGTTATATTGCCGAACTTGTTCGTGGGTGCGTTTCTAGCTTCGATTCCTGACGATTTATCTTCCGCCTCGGGCGTAACCACCAAACGTGACTCGCACTCGATGACGATACGGCCCATTTTTCAATGCGCCTTATCCGAGCCCGGGTCTTAGGAGGTTATTAGTCGATCTTACCTCGGCCGGTATGAAATTGGACAACGCATGCGTGGTGTGTAAGACGCGTGTCGACGAACCCATAGCGAAGTTCATTCCACTACGTCGGTGCTTCTGCGGCACCTGCGCTCGAGGACTGTACTACAGTACGTTGTGGCGAGTCGAAGGCGTACCAACGGAAGGCGATCAGTGTAAATGTGGCTCAAACTACGATACGGACGTGATATTGTGCGCGTGTGATCAACTCTACTGTACCATTTGCCGTAAAGATATGGCTCTTTGCGATGAGACCGAGGTGTGAATGTAATTGATTACCGTACCATGTCGAACATAAAATAAAAATGACAATGCCGATTCAGCTTAGTCTGTATCTAGCTTTGAAGACATGAAGTCTGCCACTCAGCTACTGGAGAACCTTCTGCAACTGGAGGCGCATCTGATAGATAACGATATTCGCACATACCGCATCGCAAACGACTATACGATATGTGACAACATGAAAGTTACGCTGGTACTTTTATTCAAGAAGATGTACGATTGGTACGACGACCTGTTGGATTTTAAATTAATCGTCAACACGTCACGCGTATACGATTTGCGTGTCAAATTAGCGTTGCGTGCCATCGTGGGACTGGCTGGATGTATATCGCGCGACTACGTGTACTGCGCGAGACATCTACTCAACACTCTACGATTCGCCGATGAAAAGGACTTTGAGATACTACCGTGTAATTTTACATCGATCGATATGTGGATAGCTTGTAATGACTTGTGTTTAGTTAGTAAGACATCGTCGCCGTGTCCGTGAAACGCGACACGGTCTGTAGTATGTTAATGTGTGAAGGAGTTGCAAATAAAAAACACGTTACTGGAGAAGAGTTGAGTTTTATTATTTTATCCTCCTAAGACCCAATGTACTTTATATAGGACGCTGAGTGTATGCGATTTTAGACTCTACGTCAAATCTCTTATCAGCTAATGATGAGTATAAAAGCGAGCACCGCTCGCACTAATTAGTTACTATGCCACCGTCGTGTAAATCGTGCGGTGGTGAGGGTCACTCACGTCGCAGCTCAAAATCGTGTTTAAACTATCTTCCATCGATTCGACAAAGGAGCAACTGCGATGATGTATCTACGGAAGATTTCGATGTTGGCGTCGTCAAGCGGGGTCTCAATGGAGTGCTATGTCCACTGCTGGACGAAGATGTGCGCCGACGTCTGACCGCTGAGATCAGATCGGATGTGGTCGAGCTCTCTAGACTTTACGTTCTACTCGGCGTGTTCGTCAACCACTGTTGGAACGCATACCCTAACAACGAATCGAACGGCGTTCGTACGTTTCAAGACATGATGAACTACGTTTACGCGCTCAAAGGCAAGGGACCGCACGCGCATAAATTCGACGATATGGTGAGATATCACGACGGGATTACGTACTACAACGGACGCCTGCGCAATTATTCGGTTCAAGAAATGGCTAAAACGTATTGGACCGTGTTGAAGACGAACATCACGACGCACGCCTATTCGCGCCTCGCCCGTTACTTCGGAGTCAAACGAAACGATCCGACCCTCTTCGCAGCCTATTATCACAAGGAGTTTGGTGACGACGATATATCGAGAGTTTGTCGATTCATAAACGTATCGAGCGACTGGCATTCGACAATACCGATGTGGATCGAAATACAACGAGAGATGTATGCGCGCGGCGAACAGTCCTTCGTCATCTTCCCGCAGCCGAGTCACGGTTTGAAGCACGTCACATACACCAGCAGAGGTTGGCACGAGTTATTGAGACGCGTCACACCCTCGAACATCACATCTAACTGGCCCTCCATAACGGATCACAAGAAAGAGTTGTGGGCGCCGTACCTCGACACCAGCGTAGTGGACATGAAAAAGTTTGGCTGCTGCATTCAGACGGACGGAGTCGCCGTTTCGTTGTCGATGAACCGACCGAAGAGAAAGCCTGCATTACGAAAGAAGCCTATATCGACATTACCTAAATCGTATGTAACGGATACATTCAACGAAGACAGGATCGTAGCTGTGGATCCCGGTAGTCGAGTACCGGTGGCGGCGTGCGACTCTCGCACCGGATTCAAACGCATCACCAAACGATGGGTGCGCTCACACACGTTGGAGTGGAAACGGGAGCGATACAGATCGCGCAAATTGAGACGTGTCGAACTGGACGAAGCCGAAGATAGACATCGCGTCGAGTTAGATATGGGAGTGCAGATCACGTGTCGTAACGGCCATCGAGTCAAGCTGTACACCGATTTCCGGCTAAAGTGGTTCGATGCGCGCCAACGTCCGTTCGAACGAACGCGCAAACTAACTCGATTGTCGTTCGACAAGTACGTTATGACGGCTCGCACCAACGAACGCATCGTGAGAGAGACGTTTCTAAACGACACACCTAGCGATAAAGTGCTGGTGTTGTACGGAGCGGGAGTCAACTTTGTCAACGTGGCATGCTACAGCGGCCGCAAGTTCAAACACACCGATCTGTTACGTCGATTGAGAACTAAACGCAACATCAAAGTTCGACTCGTCGACGAATCGTACACCAGCAAAGCGTGCTCCGACTGCAACGAGCTTCGAAACGGAACGTACACCCGACTGCGGATGAACCATCGACTTCGTCGCGGCGTCTGTCCAGACTGCAACGCCGACGTCGAGCGGGACTACAACGCCGCGAAGAATATATTAGTTAATTTTCAAAGGTCCGCCGTCTGCAGGCCGAGCCCGAGCTGCGACTCGGGCGTAACCACCGAACGTGACTCGCACTCGATGACGATACGGATCATTTTTCAATGCGCCGTATCCGAGCTCGGGTCTTAGGAGGTTATAATACATGTAACACTCTCCCCGGATTCAGTTCCACGTCCGTAGAACCGAACCGTGAACAACACCATATCCGGTCGAGTCACGGGTGAAGGTTCGAGAAAGTTGTACAGCAACGTTGCAGTCAAAACCACGTAGCGTCGATGTTCACGACCGGTCTCTACGTACTTTCCGGCAAGTCGGAGTAGCCAATCACATTCACGATCGCCGGACATTGGTCGAATCATGTTGTACACGTTCTCCTCGTGTCGGTGGCCGTACAGCGACATGGGTATGAGTTGCTTCAAACCCGAACGAGTAAGTTCCACATCCTCACTCAAGTCGTTCGCCCACGCCGCGAAATGAGTGATATTCGCAGTAATAGAAAGCGGTAGGAACTTTATCGACATGTCATCGCTATTGAGGTACGGGTACATGACGTACTCGACGGCCGGCTTCAGATGAGATTCCGCAATACCATACGAAACGGGAAAGTTCTTCTTGTACAAGTGCAGTAGCACCTCTGGGTTATTGCGCCACTTTGCGTTGATGCGCTTTAACGTTTTCACGTAATTCTGGGGAGGTAGGCACATGATTCCAGAACACGTGAATAGTTCCAGCTGGAAGTCGTATTCGCAAGGCGTATCGCAAACGCCACCGTCGTAACGAAGAAAGTTTGAAGTCTTCACGTAATCGGTAAAACTGCAGCCCTCGAAAAAGACTTTCACGGCATCCAAACACTCCTTCGTGGCCAAGTTACATTTGTGAGCGAGGTCGGTCTCTATGGGGCAATAAAATGTCTCTGACTAAAATTCAATTCGGTGACAAGGAAGTTGAGACTTATACTATAGACCTCAATGGTGAAAAATGGATGGTGGCCAACCCCTTCGCTGAAGCGTTATCATACTCTAATTGCAAAAATGCAATTACTAAATTTGTAACTACAAAAAATCAAAAGAACTACGAAGAAATCAAGTCGCCCCATACTGAGGCGACCAAAATTGTGACGTCACTGCCGCGCAACATACAAGCGAAAACAAAGTTTATCAACCGGGCGGGCGTGTTCGAGTTGATCAACGCGAGCGACATGCCCGGTGCGAAGCGTTTCCAGGCGTGGAACAACAACGACCTGCTACCATCGCTGTGTCAAGAGGGCGAATACAAAATGGTCAGAGACGCTCCTGTCGACATCGCGCATGGAATGAACGCCGTGCACGTCGCCACCAATGACGGCGCCGATGCACCGTGGATTAAAGATTTGCACGAATTGAGGACCGCGGTGGTCGATAGGGATCGCAAAATAGATGATCTCACAGTGGCGCTCAAGGATTCCAACGATAAAATCATTTCATTCGCTAGCGCCCTGGTGGAATGTAACAAAGGTCTAATGGTGGCAAATGATCGAAACGATATACTAACACAAGCTTTACTAAATGCTAATAATCGCACCACCGAGCTAGCGAATCGTATGGCCGACATCGCGCAGGACGTCATAGCCAAACCGTCGGACCCGCAGCTGCTGCACTCGTTGGCGGTGTGCTCGATGGGCGGTGATCAGTACGCGTTCCTGCGACCGCAAAAGCGTAGTTTGAAGCGCAGTCTCGATCGGCTGTCGGTCGACGAGAAGGACATCGTATACAAGAGCGACTACGTTCCCAATTCAATGAACGTACTAAACAAAGTGAAAGAGCGCCTGCCGAAAGAGAAGTACAAAGCGCGCCACAATCGCATCACGCTACACGAAGATTTGACGCGCGAAGATCTGTTGCAGGCGATAGAGTCGACGGTGTCGTCGCGTCAAGTCGCAATAATTGTTAACAAGGCTACTAACAATAGTGCAATAAATCACGCTTAATTTTATATTTTTTGTTTTCATTATTTTCTAACCATTTCCGATATTGAAGTGCCCGAGTGTAGTTGTGTTAATTAATTAATTAATTAATTAATTCTTAAAATGTCCATAACCAAAATAAAATTTGGTGACAAGGAAGTTGACACTTATAACGTAGACTTTAACGGCGAAAAATGGATGGTGGCCAATCCTTTTGCTGAAGCTTTGGGTTATAGCATACCACATATTGCAATTGCCAAGTTTGTGACAATGAAAAATCAAAAAAGTTACGAAGAAATCAAGTCGATTCGAACCGCATCGACCGACAGTGTGACGTCACTGCCGCGCAACATACAAGCGAAAACGAAGTTTATCAACCGCGCGGGCGTGTTCGAGTTGATCAATGCGAGTGACATGCCCGGTGCGAAGCGTTTCCAGGCGTGGAACAACAACGACCTGCTGCCCGGCCTGTGTCAAGAGGGCGAATACAAGATGGTCAGAGACGCTCCGGTCGACATCGCCCATGGAATGAACGCCGTGCACGTCGCCACCAATGACGGTGCCGACGCACCGTGGATGAAGGACTTTCACGAATTCAAGCTGATGTTATCACACAAAGATGAACTACTTGCTGTTAAGGACAAAGAAAATGAAGCGTTAACTGTTGCACTTCAGAATGCTAATCACAACTTGGCCGTAGCAAATCAGGGTTTGCTGAGGGCGTTCGATGTGGTGAACGACGCTCGAAAGGAAACGGCCGAAATCGCCAAACGCATGGCTGACATAGCACAAGACGTCATAGCCAAACCGTCGGACCCGCAGCTGTTACACTCGTTGGCGGTGTGCTCGATGGGCGGCGATCAGTACGCGTTCCTGCGACCGCAAAAGCGTAGTTTGAAGCGCAGTCTCGATAGGCTGTCGGTCGACGAGAAGGACATCGTATACAAGAGCGACTACGTTCCCAATTCAATGAACGTACTAAACAAAGTGAAAGAGCGCCTGCCGAAAGAGAAGTACAAAGCGCGCCACAATCGCATCACGCTACACGAAGATTTGACGCGCGAAGACCTGTTGGAAGCGATAGAGTCGACGGTGTCGTCGCGTCAAGTCGCCATAATTGTCAACAAGGCCACTAACAACAGCGTAGTTGGTAACAAGATGTAGGTTGGCGAGTCGAAGTATATAAATTTTGTGATTAATAAAAACGTATCATTTACATGATTGATTTTTATTTCTTTATTTTACATCAAATGTATCATTAGGCACTCGAGAGCGCCCGAGTGCAGTTGTGTTAAACAATTAATTCTTAAAATGGCCGTAGTGAAAGTAAACTTCAATGATCGGGAGCTGGAAATTATCAGCGTCAAGGACGATGCTGGCAAGCTGTGGATGCTTGCAAATCCGTTTGCGAGAATTTTGGAATACTCCAATGCTCCCAAGGCGATTACGAAGTTTGTTAGTAATAAAAATCAAAAATGTTTGGAAAAACTTAACACTAAAATGACGTCATCTTACGTTCAAGCCAAGTCGAAATTCATCAACAAGACGGGTCTGCTCGAACTCGTCATCAAGTCGAAAATGAGATTTGCCGCCGAGTTTCGTTATTGGTTGGTCAACGAACTGTTCCCTTCGTTAAATATCGACGCGCTGGACGACTTCGAAGTGTGGCGCGTCGACCTTAAAAATCGTCAAACTTTGGAAGAGCAGTTGCCCAGAGATGATGACCCAATCGAATCCGGGTGTGTGTACGTAATAACCAACGAGCTGTACGAACCTCTGCATCTGTACAAGATTGGCTACACGTGCAACCTGAACGATCGACTGTCCGAGTTGAACGTGGCGTCGGCCTACGATTTCCGACCGGTGTTTGTCATACCCACGAAAAAGTGTCGCCAACTCGAAGCCATGCTGCATTTCAAGTATGAAGCACAACGCGTTCGTCGCGAGTTCTTCACTCTGAACTACGACCAATTTGTGGAACTGATTAAGTTTTGTACCGATTTTGTGACAAATACAACCAATTAAAACGCATCATTCATACGATTGTTTTTTATTTTTATAATAATTTTACGTTCAACTGTTCATTCGGCACTTGGAAGCGCCCGAGTGCAGTTGTGTTAAACAGTTAATGCTTAAAATGGCCGTAGTGAAAGTAAACTTCAATGATCGGGAGCTGGAAATTATCAGCGTTAAGGACGATGCTGGCAAGCTGTGGATGCTTGCAAATCCGTTTGCAAGAATATTGGAGTATTCCAATGCTCCTAACGCGATTACGAAGTTTGTTAGTAACAGTAATCAAATAAATTATGAAAGTATCAAGTCTCCTCGATGTGGGGAGACTTGTATGACGTCATCATGCGTTCAAGCAAAGTCAAAGTTTATCAACCGCGCCGGCCTGTTCGAGCTGATACAGGCGTCGCGAATGCCCAAAGCGCAGGAGTTTCGCGACTGGATCAATTCGGACCTGCTGCCGAAGCTTTGCGACGATGGCAAGTACGACATGGCAACGGACGCTCCGGTGGGAATCGCCATGGGTATGAACGCCGTGCACGCCATTGCGAATGACGGCGCCGACGCACCGTGGATGAAGGACTTGCACGAATTGAGGACTGCTGTGGTACAGAAAGACAAAATAATTGAGGCCATATCGTACGAAAATAAAGAACTTTCGTTGTCGCTGCGCACTTCGAATGAAAAGTTGCAAGGCGCTAACGATAAGTTGATGTACTTTGCCAGCGCCTTGGTGGAATCTAACAACGGACTGATGAAAGCTAACGAACGTATCGAAAATCTCGCAAACCGCATGGCCGACATAGCTCAGGACGTCATAGCCAAACCGTCGGATCCGCAGCTGCTGCACTCGCTGGCGGTGTGTTCGATGGGCGGCGATCAGTACGCGTTCCTGCGACCGCAAAAGCGTAGTTTGAAGCGCAGTCTCGATCGGCTGTCGGTCGACGAGAAGGACATCGTATACAAGAGCGACTACGTTCCCAATTCAATGAACGTACTAAACAAAGTGAAAGAGCGCCTGCCGAAAGAGAAGTACAAAGCGCGCCACAATCGCATCACGCTACACGAAGATTTGACGCGCGAAGATCTGTTGCAGGCGATAGAGTCGACGGTGTCGTCGCGTCAAGTCGCAATAATTGTGAACAAGGCCACTAACAATAGTGGTGTAGTCGGTAGTAAATAAACTCGTATAATAATTTATTCAGCTGTTTTAATTGAAAATTCATTTCCTTGTATTCATTAGTATATCGTGTATGGTCACTGTGAGTTATCGTGTCGTAGCTTGTACGCGCTTGATTTTGTGCCAATGTCATTTTTGGATGCACCCTGTTATTCGAATTGTGTAGGAGCCAATAATGCCACGGGCACGCATCAATCTGAACGGAGTACGTGGATCGCCGAGATCGATAGTCTGAAACGAATGGTTTGCGAAAAAGACAAGAAAATCGCTGAACTGAATGACAAATTGACAAGTATGACGGGACATCTCATACAGTCCAACGCATCTCTCGTCTCGGTAAGTAACGATTTGGTGTCGGCCCGCAGAGACACGGTAAAGTTGGCTAATCGTATCGCAGACATAACACAAGCTGTCGTTGCGAAACCGTCTGTGGAAGAGTGCCTACATTCGCTGGTGATGCATTCGATGATCAGCAGTCGCGATACAGCTACGAATCGTTCGCAGAAACGCAGCATTGACGACAGAACTTCTTATCAAGAACAAAATAAGCGTTATCATTGCGATGGTGGTAAACGGGACGAACACTAGAAAATATGTTAGTCGACAAGCGAGTACGGTCTGCGACAGTCGTCATACTTGGCAGGCAACAATGTTTTTCACAAATACGGCGTTAATGGGGTTGGTGATGATGGTAGTTCGGACGGTGTCCTCCGACGGGTGTCCGTATACGGAGCTCTCATTCGCGAAGAAAGAAGGCAACTGCATTGACTACGAGATGGGCGATGTTGCGCACACGACCGACATGACTGTGGACCCATATAAAATCAACTACTTCGCCGACAACTACCTGCCGTTCTGTACGACTCGCGTGTGTGGCGACGGGAGACATCATCTATTTTGCACGGTAAACGGGCAAAGTGTAGGAGAGTGTATCGGAGGTGATCCCGTGGCGAATTTCAAGAACATTTACGGTGCAAAAGTGACAAGTGTCGAAATAAAATACGGCACATTGAGCGGCATTCCGGCGCTATTTCGGGAATTGTACGACGGTTTCACTAGCGACGTTCGTTCGATAAGGTTGTACGAACACGCCAAACACAAAGGCGACTACATCGACATAACCACCAAGGTTGGAGTGTGCAACAACTTGCCGGAAAATTGGCAAATGAGAGTATCCTCGTACGGTTCCAAGAAGCCGGCACGTTTCTACACCGGCGAAAACTGCACGGGATGGTCGGCGAGCGCATGTCGGGACCTGGGCAGCAATAACTTTTGGGACAAGACGAACAATTTGTGGGGATTGTTGTGTACAGTTGACGGTTTGAACGATAACACTCGTTCGTTTAGATTTTAATAGGTTAGAAAAGCGATAAAACTAGTTTCGAGAAATGTTTTTACGCAAGTGTTGTTTAGTTACTTTTAATAAATTCTCAAAAACGCCTCGTGTGGTATTATTTTCTTCCCAATCCTACAACCCATGAGTAAATGTTTAACGCAGATCAGGCGATCGAGTTTTTCGAAAATAGAATTGGGACGTCGGCTTTCACCGATGATCTACACACCGTCGTCGATCAGGGTAGTGGTGAGTGCATGGATACATACATAGCAAGATTCGTCGAGTTCGGTACTTTAGTACGACCTGCCGGTTGGGGTAGTCTCAGCGAACTAGGTAAGAGATTAAGTCTCGGATACCAGACGGTTGTGCAGTTTTATAGGTTGACTATCGATGAGCGTTACAACTCGTCGATGGACGAGTACCGTGATCAGAGCCTAGAGCTCTTGTCGCACACGCATAGACTTAGCTACGACTCTGTGGTAGATTGGGAGAGAAGCTCTCCGCAGACCGTTGGCCTAGAGTGGTGGAAGCGATTCGGACTTGCGTCGGTTGACGATGAAAATTCGTATAAAGCCGTCGTTTTTAGCGATTCCAGAGTGTGTCATTTGAACGCAGTCCTAGATCCGGCGTTCACGATCGATACGGGTAACGTTAGAGATCTGTACAACTTACAAATCTTACGCCAACTTTACGTGCCTTCGTTTGAAAACGACGACGTGGGCTGTTGTATGTTTTACGATATTTGCAACGATGGTCGCAAAGGCGAATGTGTTGCACGAAAAGACTTTAACGTCGCGAACTACGAGTCAGACCCTCTTTTACAAAAGTTAAGTTCTATGATTCGTGCATAGTAAATAAGATGCATAATAAGACTGCGAACACAAGTACCAACACCTCGGCTGCTGCCACGAGCGGCAAAGATAATTCTGTAGCATCATCGCAAAACAGCACAGTATGGGATCGACGCGTACAGGCACTACGCAACGTTCTAAAGAAGCAGATCGTCGTCTCCGTGACCGATACGGCTTTGGGTGGTGTATTTGCGTACGCAACCGGTAGTATCGTCATTGGTTTCTCAATGACCGCTCTTGCTAGCGCGCTTGACGCCTCCGGAGCTGTTGATGCATTGATAGGAACGTTCGTGTCGTCAACACCGACTGCGTAGTTGCGATTCTGGCCTAAACAAAGGGCGGATTCATGGATAGCTTAGAATTGATATCACAACGCATCGCGACAATGGAGGCTGCCATGTGGCAAATGGTCGAGATACTAGACGGCATGTCGAGATGTGACTGTAGACGCGGCCGAGATGTCGCATCGTCCGAGACGTGCGACGAAGAGACACGGGTTTTTGCTGGTGAAGAGAACACCAATCGCTTAGTTAAAAAATCAAGTGATTTGGTCAAATCAAGAGTTAAGTACAACCATAAGCAGGGTTAACGTCACAAGACAGTGACGCGTCGATACAAATCGACGCGTTGTAGTTGCAAAACTATTCGGCATGTTCGTCGATCAACGATAGACATTGTTTGGCGTCGGATGTCTTCTTTTTGAGTATCTTCACAAGTGCATCGACTGTGGTATCAATATCGTCGTTGTGTTTCGATGACTCAATTATTTTTCTCATTTCTTGTATCAAAATTTCGTGATCGAGCTTCCGAGACACAGAGCGCCTGGCGAGTTTGAATCGCACGTTGTCGTACAACAATGTGTCGTTGCTACTCACCTCCATGTACCGAGCTACGGATTCTTTTTGCTCATTAAGACGAGCGTTGACATCTTTCAGTTTTTCGCGCAGCTGTGTTAACTGTTTGGATATTTTCGCGGATTCGCGATACAAATGTACCACTGACGTTAGTAACATTTCGGTATGAGAGACGGACATCTTAAAGAGATCGTGTGTTTTATGAGAGCGTATCATGTGTTCAAGGGTGTGTTGGTTTTTTGTGTTTCGTGTTAATAAAAGTCTTGAGAAATGACGTCCTCCATTAAGTATCCCTTGAAGTCTGCGACCATTCAGTATAGCACTGACACTTTTTTCAACTTGAAGCGTGTTAACTTCAATCACATTACCATAAACGGCTTCTGCAACGGCAAAGCATACACAGAAACTGTACAATTTTCATATAAAGCAATCAGCGAATCTGTATTCATGCTTTGGTGGTACGAATACAAAACGGCACGAACTGTGACCAGCGTACACGACATCACAAACAAACGTTCCTACGTGAATATATTCGATAGAAACAGCAGTGTATTGTACCATCTCGAAGGTCGCATCGACGAAATGGACGTGTCCTACGAAAATTGATTTACGTAACGCCACAAATGAAATTTGATAGTTATCGTAGGCTTCAAACATTCACAACAGCAGTAGTGTTTTACGATGAGCGGTAACAGTACTACTTCGTCGGTTGCCGGCGTGGCATCGCAGATGATATCTTCCTTCATGAATCTCATCGCCGATTCTTCGTTGTCTGAAACGCCAAACACCAGTACTGTCGCATCTACCTCCGTCCAGCACTTAACACGGGTAGACTTGGAGCATCTGAAGAGCGTACTTGTCAATAGCATTTCGGTAATCGACCAACTGCTAACGAGACAAGCCGAAGGCCAAGCTCGGACTCAGTCACCACCGACACCGCCGCCGGTTATAACTGTACCGAACGACGAAGAAGACGGAGATCACAACAGTCAGTCAATTCTAACGAACAGTTTCATCACAGACTTCATGCAACAAAGAAATGCGGCGCAGACTTCTAGAATAAACTGGCTGGGAGTGCAGTCGGAAGACTACGACAGCGACGATTCCTTCGAAGCGTCTCGTTCACTGACGAGACGTTTACCGCAGGCGCCGCTCAGAAATCGCAGACTACAGCCGTACACAGTGTTGGTGAGAAGGCGGCGTGAAACAAGATCCCCGGAACCAAGTGGCATAGCGAAGCGTACAGTAACACACCAGGTGAGGAGAGCTGCTCTACGTCACGCAGACCGATCAACCGGAGAGATTGCTACCTGTCTGCGACAGTTTAGAACGGAATTTTACTCCAACAAGTTGTGCTGTGTGTGCTACACCGCCGAAGCTTCGTGTACTATACTACCTTGTACACACCGCAACATGTGTAAGCGGTGTCTGGGTAGGCTGAATGAGTGTCCGACGTGTCGGAGTAACATTATTGTGACCGTCAATCGTTGTCAATAGTAATAATTATAATAAATATTTACAGCGATCTATTTGGTTATTTCAACACCCTTTACCGTATTCACCTGACGTTATAGTAAATATTGTAACATGGGATCGAGCATATCCACGGCCGTGTCGAAAGCGACGCAAAATACTGTGCAAACGCTTCGAACGGTAAACGTGAACCAAGACAGTCAAACTATAAAGACGCACATTTTTAACTATTTAGATTCGAAGGAAGGTAGTATCACAATCGAAGATATATCGAATGTAATTCACACGGCCACGAGTTTCGCAAGTCAACTTGCGAACGCCACTTCTGACAGTATGCAGGCAAAAACTGCTCAATCAATAATGCAAAATCTTATGACTCAAATTAAAGATATCAATCTGTTACAAGTCGGTCTCAGTGCTGCAGACACCGCCTGCATAAGTAACGTAACTTTACAGGCGTTTACCAAAACAGCCAATAGATGTTTAGGTCAAGTTGTCACGAATGTGCGCAACGAGATTATAGCCAAGAAAGATATCACAGCTAGAAACATAACGTCGAAAGTCGACCAAGAAGTGTATATGAAATGTTCAAGCACTGCAGCCGTGGATGCGGCCGTCGCTTCGTCTTCCACGGAGGCGCTCTCGCAAAAGGAATCGACCATCGTATCGGGCGTTAACGCATCATGGGTTGTATTGGCTATAGCGGGTGTGGCGGTTATAGTCGTTGGACCGGAAGTAATTCTTACACGTCCTGACGTGATTAAATTTCTACCCGCAGTCGCTTGTATTGGAGTGGGCGCTGGCCTTATCGTATACCATTACTCCACAGCTTCAAAACCTTCGGTTACTTTCTTCGATGCGCCTAGCAGCACCTTAGATGCCACAACCGGCGTACAAATTGGCAGCGAGGTCGTAGATCCTTCGGATATAGATAATACCGTCATCGGTGGCTCTTACACAGATTATCAGTATCGAATGGGTAAGTTATACGGATATATGGCGAACAAAAGCCCCGATCGCGCGTTGCTCCTGTCTCAACTGGTATCTCCACCACTTATTGCAAAATTGAGCGACGACAGATTCTCAATTAACGTGTACACTATACATGATCCCACGAAACCTGTGGCTGCCGTATCACTGTTCGGTGGTGAAGCATTTCAATCGGACGACATCGGTGTTACGTTTTACAATCCGGAAAATTATTACCCACCCGCAGATAGGAATAAGGCAATGCACCTGTTGTACATCGAAGGGAAATACTTAAGACTGAAAAACTGGTCCCCAAAGTTACAATCGTGGATCACCGACCACGAAGCCGTACAGTACGGCACAAAGCCAACTGTTCCCTACGTAATACCCGATAATTTGTTGAGTCAAAAGCCCACCGACAACTCAATATCTAGATATTATCACAGATCTACCGTAGAGAATACCACCAAACTGTACACTGGATACGCTTTATGCGCCGTGGGTGTGGCTCTTTTCATGCTACCTTCGCTTTTAGCAAGTCGCTCCGCTGCGTCGGCGTCATCTCCAGGAAACATCGTAAGTTCTTCGGTTGGCAGTAGACAATGAGAAGTTTTGCATGTTTATCGCAACGATGTTTGATTCTGTATTCCAGGCTGAGGGCTTCGCTCTTCGTGAAGGATTCGTCGCTACGCCATACTAATTCGAGTTCAGAGGCACCCCTCAGACATTTTGCACCTTTACCCGAGCAATGCGTTTTGAAACGTTTGTCGACATCGTTAGAAATGCCCGTGTACAAGTTTCCATTTTTCATTCTTATCATGTATAGTTTGTAATCGGACTGAGCCATTACCTTTTAGATGCAGAGGATGCATGAAAATACTCGCTCGAGTCGTCTCGAGCGAGTACACTTACACTACTTACGCCAAAGGTTGATTTGGGTACATCGATGCACTCATTAACTGATTATTGTAGTTGACTGACGGAATACCTGTCCAACTAGGAGCGCTGCAAGAACGAGCATCGGGTATGGTGCCACAGCTCGCTTTGTTACATTGGAAGTTGTCATACCTGGCATCGTCCTTGTACTTACTAGAGAGGAAATAATCGCGGTAGCTGCAACATTTCTTGCAGTAAGATTCACGACTGGGAACAAAACGCGAGAACCAAAAGGTAGGTTTAAGGAACCGCCACAGGGATCTGTCCACGCGCCCATTTGGTAAAGCGTACATGTAGTAGCCATCCCGAATTGGATCGTAATGAGTCGCTCTCGCGGGATCCTTGTAGACGTTTTTCGATAACAGCCAGGATAAATTGTTGTATCGGTTAGTGTAGTTTTGATCGTTGTTCATAGATGAATTACTTAGTGCGACTAGAGCGTTTCTAATGCGCAAATCCAGGTCGTCGACAACGGTTGGTGATGTAGTCACCGCTACACCGCTGTCTGATGGTAGTCTGGGGTAACTGATTGCTGCTGTGCTTCCACTCATTTACCATTGTGAGATGAAAATGGTTCAATCACAGTCTTTAATTTTTTACAGCACGCTAGCTTTGTTACTATGCGTAGCTTTGGTACAAGTCGATGGTTTTGATGTGACATCATCTGTAATGTCGGCACTCGAACCAGTCATGGGTGTGGTTCGCAAGGTGAAAGAAATGTTGGAAGATGTCAAGGATAAAGTTTCTACCATTGTATCGGACGTAAAGTCCATAAAGACCGATACCGTTGCGAAAGTCTCGGAATTAGCTACGTCTGCAAAATCGATGGCAAGCGAAATGAAACAACTCGTTAACATTACAATATTTATTGATAAAATTAAACATGCCGTATCCAAGGAGGACGTTGCCGACCTAGAGATCTTTGTCACCAACTTTATGATGGATCTCGTACAAAACGTCGCACACACGGTGCACAAGCGATGGCCGATACCCACTTACGTTGCTCTGGCGACACTTGTAACGCTCTTAATTTTGGGTATAATCGGTCTGCTGCTGTTGTGTATCGTGTCGTGTCGTTTGACAAAGCTACAGAGTCATATGACCGATGCGAAGAGAACTCAAGAAAGCAGTCAATTCACCGGCGACGTGTTCCCTAGACCTATCACCGTCGATGGTATAAACGGATGAGTGATCTCTAACGTAATTATTTGTGTAAGACTCCACATCGAGCAGGTACTCCAGACTAAGGGCTTCTTCGGCTTTTCGATTGCGCTCGCCGGCACGTACTTGACAAGTCGAGGCTCTCGTATCTATATGCACGATGTGGTCGATGCTCTTGAGTTGCGGTTGAAATTCGGCAAAAATTTGCGTATATATGTGATACTGATGCGACGATATGGTTCCACGTTCGCGCATCATACGAGTGAACACTTTGTACGCGGACAGAGGGGATCTCTCCATGACAACGATGCGTTTTTGTGTACGTCGACACTCGTCCAATGCGTTTATCCACTTGTGATATTTACTCGTAAGCACTTGCACTTCGAAAGCAAACGCGTACTTTGTGGGATCTCTGTACATGTACTCCAACAAACCCCAGTCATTCACAGGTTCTTCGCAAAACAAGATACAGTCGTCAAAGTGTTTGGCGACCGATCGCATGACGCTGCTCTTACCGCTACCTATGTTACCCTCGACCGACACGTACACGACGGACTCGGTTTCTGTCGTCGACGACATCACCACTATTTGATCTTCACGTAGTAAATAATTAAAGCGTTACAATGACTTCAAACCCAGAAACGCCAGTGGTATCTAATGTGACTCTAAGCGAGCTACGTTCTGACGTGAACAAGCGAGGTACTATAGATAGTTATATCTACGGACCGGACGAGCAGGTGACGACTTATTTCGTTCGAGAGATAAGGCCTTGTGCCGCGTTCAGCAAAATGCCGGTCCTTTTGAACACCGGGAATGGCAGTAACAAGTTTGGCGGTACGTTTACGATGCCCATAAACGCAAGTGGAGACTATCTACTAGCTCTAACTGCTTACATCTCAATCAGTGCCGGAAAGCTTCGCAGTTACGCTGCCGGTACGGAATCATCATATTTCCCGAAACTTGCTCACAAGTTAATCAAATCCGTACGCCTGAAGGTTGATGCTAAACCATTGGTTGAGCTGAGCTCGAATTTTATGGACACGTGGTCCGAGTTCATGATCGACGGCGGCAATTACGAAGCTTATACGAATATGGTAGGAGGTGATTTCCAATACAGCCGTTCCGTTGACATTGGTGCGAAAACACTCGTTCTACCGATTCCATTATATTTCAGTCGCGACAGTGGAGTGGCCCTACCCATAGGTATGATGGTCAACAATCGCGTAACGGTGGAGTTTGTATTTAGAAAACTAAGCGATTTGTTGATCAAAGAAAATGTACCGGATACGGGCGCTGGAACAGGTTTCATGAACATGCTGACGGATGGAGATTTCGCAACACCTCCTGAGATTACAAAGTTCGAGGTGGTGGCGGACTTTGCAGTTGTTACCGACTTTGAAATCGACAGAACCTCATGCTCACCACACTACATTCTCATGGAGAAGCCAACGGACATAGCGGCTACTGAAATACTGAAACCTACCGAAGCAGGAAGCACACTCTCGTACGACATTGAGCACTCGAGTGGCATTTTGAAGGCTTTGTTTTTCGGCGTTAGGAACATCACGCACTCGGAGTATCTCGACTACTACGAAGTGGGCCTACCGAAAAGCAACAACGGTGTCAGATCAATCGGTGTTTCAGCACTATCGAAAATCGGTATCAAGTGTGGCGACCGGTACAGGGTCCCGATGCTTCCGGCGGAGCACTTTGTCTTTACGGAGCCCTATCGTGCGGCGTGTCGAGTACCCACACGGAACCGTGGGCAGTACATGTACTCTTTCGCGCTGGATCTCAAAACGGTTGACCCGAAAGGTTCCATAAATCCATCGAACTTTAACAGTAGCATATCAGTTGTAATCGAACCTAGCGAGGCGTTGAGAAATTCAGCGGAGACCTTCGAGTTTACAGCTATAGCACTCACGAGCTACATTTTGTACATCGACAACGGTAGTCTAAAGAAGATCGACAACGGAGGCGATTTCAATTAATCGTTTGACTTGATATATACAGTCGTGTAAACACGACTGTAATACACGGTATTGGCGACAAAAACCTTAATTACAGTTCACAATTGTAATCGTCCAGACTGACATCGGGATAATAGTCCGGTTCGTACCGATTTGCAAAAAACTCCGCCATAGTTTCTGATTCTTGCAGCTCGATACGAATTTCTTGGAGTGACTTACAGTCCTTCATAGAAGTGCATAAGTACTTTATGAGTCGGAACGGCGGTCTGGCGCTTACTCGTAACGTGTTGTCGTGACGTCCGTTCAGCATTTTGAGTCTCAATAGATAGTTGGTTAAACTTTCACCGCTGTGTCGTAGTTTACAAGTCGAACCAGTGTACACGCCCACGATGAAATTAGTACCACAGCCACTCCTTATACCATCACATATTCGCAAATTTTCAAACGAATGCGCCAGACCTCGTCTCGAACACTTGGAAGCCTTGTTGCTGCACGTATCGCGTATCCCAAATTTATGTCTACAAAGCTCGACACACGTATCTCGACGATCACACGGCCTAGTGTACTTTCGAGTAGTTCCCAACGTTACAAAGTTGTTAAACTTATAGTCTTGTGGTGAACAAAATCGATGCAACTGTCGAATTTTAGCGATACTAGTCGCTGCACTATGTTCGGTTTTTGCTTCACAATCAGATCCATCGTCTTCTTCTTCATACTCGTCTAATTTATCTTCGTTCTTGACGTGCAGTTCTATTGTGTCGAGGTCGTCTTCGTCGTCGTTGTAACGATTTACGCAGGTTGGTTGTTGCATTGCGATTTTATTTCTATACGGAATTCCTGAATAAGGGGTCGCGAGTAAACGATTGGGGTAGTCTGTAGCTATCGCGGAGAAGCGGAGTGTCCAGCAGAGGCACGTCGTACGCTCCTGAAGATCCGAAACCGATTGGACGCGACATGTAATAGTAGCGATATATTAAGTATCCTACGACAGCTGCGATACCGACCATCACCAGTGGCTGCTTCAGGTACCCCCATAGACTAGCAATTCCTTTGTCGATGGAAGCTCCTAATTCGGCACCACTGTAGCCCGTTCGCGATCCGTACAAATCGCCGTTGTTGTACACAACTTGAGGTGGTTGTTGGTAGTACGACGATGAATCGACATTGGAGCGCGTTACGTTGGAATTATTCAACGGATTCGAACCGCCGTTGGTATTGTACATGGTCACCTGAATGTCCTGGGCAATTTCAGAACGCAGCAGGAATACATACCGTTCCCCGCCACTTACAACACCAGTAGCAGTAACAACTTTTTTACCACTCGTGTAGTTCCACGGTAAGTCATCGTAGTCGGTATTGTTGAACTTATTACGAGTCGTTGCTACATACTGGTATGTGTTAGATGTACCTGGATTGAGATAAACTTCTACGGAGAAAGGTCCACGTTCGTTAGCCAATTCGTAAGCCTTAGGTGTTTGACCAATTCTTTCAGTGAGCGACATTTACTTCGCTCAGACGCGTAAAATACGCGCGAACACGTATTCACATAAACTCGAAATGTAGCTCCATTCTCACCATTGGCCTACCTCCCTTGACGTCAAGCGGCGCGGGTTGTAATCTGAACGTGACAGAAGTCTGTTGCATGAACACCTCTGAAAGTCCGATCACCATTACGCTCGACTTGCTGCCGTTAAATTTGTGTATATCCCGCACCGATTTCGTAGGATTCAATGCGTTCAACATTTGCAATACGTACTCTCCGGTGAGTGGGCTTGAGAAATTCAATACAACTGAAGTCATTCGCATTTTGTCGAATACGGTGTGTGCTGGATAGAAGAACGCCAACCACTCACCACCCTCGGGACCCTGTAGCGATCCCATATCACCGATTATGGTGCGGTCGGTGGAAGGTACACCACTCCTGGCGTCCGGTATCACATTTGTGATGGTGTTCGGTGACATAAGAGCTGGATACAATTTAGGTACCACGGCACCGCCGGCGGCTCCGGCACCGTTCATAATTTTAACCGTTTCGCTTAAGATGCGATACACCTCTTGAGTGGTTGCAACATCCCAACCATCCTCTTCGATCAGCTTCGAAATTTCTTCTTGAGAGAAAGAAGACAAATCCGGAGTTTCACCTACTTTCGCATTAACGCTTACGGCTATTCCATTTATGTCTCGCGCCAGCGTTTGCTTCGGCTTGAACATGTGCGCCTTGACAATTTGGAGGATCCGGTTCATATCATCGTTGGTCAAACGTCTAGTCATTCTTTTCTATTTACAATAACGTCATGCAATTTTTTTACCTATTGTATATATCGTCTAGAACACCCATACCTCCTCTATCGGACTGTCTTCCATTGCCGGGTGTTCCAGCGGCTTGATAACGACGAGGCGCACCCCCGCCCATTGGTCTTTCGTACACATATCCTTCTGCGAAATTATCAGCCATTGGTCGAATCGGTCTACGTGCCCGGGGTGTCCTTGGTCGTATTGCGGATGTATTTCGCGTCGGTGACTTCGATCGCAGTGCCGATCTTGACCTACGCGCACTGGATCTACGCACACTGGATCTACGCACACTTGATCTCGTTTCAACAATTCTATCATCTTCATCATCAGTCACAGATGGTCGTCGTATTTGAGCAGCATCGTCTTCATCGTCGGTTAGAGAATAACTGAGTGATCGTCTAGTTTGTGTAGCATCGTCTTCGTCGTCCGTTAAAGAGTAGTTGATCTGTATGTTTCCCAGATTTTCATCCTCGTCGTCGGTAAGTAGATCGTCATTGATCGATACAGACCTACGTGCCGACATCCTGCGAACCGGACTGGTAACACTTCTTCGATTAAAGCTATTCCTTACAGGGGTCAATCGAGGTCGCTTAGGTGACCAACGTTGCTGGTCAGTATTACGTTTTGATTGAGGGCTGAGGCTGGCGTTCGAACGATTACCGCGTTTAACTGGCAGGCGTCTTACCGGTACACGATCGGTTACGACGTTATCCGTGACTTCGAGTAAGGCTCGAGCGCATTCGTTCACATCACCCACCGCAGTACATGCACCCATTGTTCTTTGCTGAAGAGTCATGTAGTCGAGTTGTAACTTTTGCATGTCACCCTCCAAATTAGCGTAAGCGACTCTACTGGCTTCGAGCTCGGCTTCCATAACGGCATACATCTCCTTTGTCCGCTGTAGATCACTACGGGATTGTGCAAGTTCAGCAAGTGTGGTATCGTTTACGTTTCGAAGTTCGGCCAGTGATCGTTCACAACGGGCGTAACGATTTTGCAAATTGGTTATTTCTGCGTTTCGCTGAGCAATTTCTTGTGCTACATTTCCCATCTGCTTCTTTGATTCGACATCGTTCTTGACTGAATTTGAAATTCGCACTTCGTTTAGTCTTTGTAGTGCCGTTTGTAATTTCACATTATTACGCCTCAAGGAATCGATTTGACGAAGAAATTCTGCGTGTTGTTTCTCTCTTTGATCCCTGTACGCCCTTGCATCGTTGATCTTAGAGGACTGTTCACTCATAAGCGCTTCGTATTTGGTTGCTTGCATCTGTAGAGAGTTAACGGTAGCAGCTAGTTCGTTACGCTCAAGCATTGTAGACTTCAGCTTGTTCTTAAGACGCACCACTAACTGTTCGGTGTTATCAGCATCTACGATCGGAAAACTGGAGTCACGCGTACCCGCAGCGAGGATGTTCTGTTCAGTGTTGACGAATGCTTGTATTCGTTGGTTACTCTCGTCGAGTCTGCGCTTCAATTGTGTCATTTCCTGTTGATAGGTTTTGATCTCGTCCTGAAGTCGTCGCAAATTGAGCGCGTTCAGTTGACGCTCTTCGGTGAGTGAAGTTTCCAATTCGTTGTTAAGTCGTCTTACATCATTAGCGTGTCGTTCAAGAACGTCATGCTCCTTAAGGAGTCTATTCTTGTGAGCCGTCGCCGCGTCCCTCTGGTTGTTGGATTCTTGCAGTTGAGTTAGAAGTTCAGAAATGCGGCCTCGTAATACTACTACATCAGACCGACTCTTCGATAGGGCATCGTTAACGGCTTCAAACTCCATACGTTGCTGCTGAACATTAGTTTTGATCAAATTGTACTTCGTCATGAGAGATTCGTAACGACTCGACACGGCCTGACATTCGTTGGTCAGTCGATCGTGTTGCGCGCGAAGTACATCAAGATCTGATTGAAGCTGAGCCTTTTCTCGCCGCACTGTATTAAGTTCTTTGTTTAATCTATCATTGATAGCGTTACCGACGCCAGAGTTTCGATTGACTTTATTTGCCACCGAATTAATTGTGACTAAATCGAGTTTTGCACGTTGCAGTGATTCAACGAGTGCCGCTTCCGATTCGATACGTTGTTGAAGTTCAGCTTGACATTTCTCTAGATCTGTTTGCGCTCGAGCACGTTCTACTTTCATGAGGTTTTGCAACTCCAGCATCTTAATTTCCAAATTATCGTTTGTTTTCCGACAGGTTTCCGCGTCACGTCTACTGGCACTCAGTTCGTATTCGGATCTCTCCCACATTTCCTTCATCTCGAGGGCTTTCGAGTTTGAACTATTGAGGTTCGCTGTAAGAGCGTCTATTGTGGCGCGTTGAGTGTTAATCTGCATTTCGGCTCGGTTAAGTTGAGATTTTAGGTCGGCAACCTCCACGACTAATGCGTTCGTTTCTGATTTAGCTAAATTCACATCTCTTCTCGATCTGTCGAGCTGCACCCCTACCGAAGCATTACTCAGTCTATCGTCGGCCAAATGCGCCGCAGTCATACGGGCTCGTTCTTTATCGACGTCGCGGAGCCTCGACTCCAGTTCAAAGATATAGCTCTTACATTTCGTCAATTGTGATTGCAGTTCAGCAATATCGTTCAGTTTCTCTTGCAGGCGATCGTTCGTATTCCTCCTTTCGAGGTCGGCCACGTCCAGTTGCGCTCTGACGTCGTTTAGCTGAGCGCTGGTCTCTAACAAACTCTGGCGTAATTGACCGATTTCATTCCTGAGAGCGACGTTTTCCGTGTACATACCATCACTTTCTGCATTTCCCACGTGTCGGTAAGTGCTCTCCGAACGTTTTGTCATCTCGTCGTTACGATTTGGTGTGGTAGACGCCAGATATAAATTTTCATGTTTCAGCTGTCTGTACAATCGTAAGCCGGTCAGTAACTGAGTTCGGTTCATTTGGGTAATGTCTCCACATTTCTCTGGTATTACATTACACGCCAACTCTCGAAGCTGCGAAATGGTCAATAAATTTGTTACGAACTCGCTATCGAACCCGATCGTGATGGGAAGATAGGGTCGCACTAGCATACGTAATTCGTCAATGTTTCTAACTGAAGCGTCTTGCAAGGCGATTGCAGGATTGGAATTAACTAAAATCCACTCCAGTTGCTGCCGATTGAAACGGCCCAAAGTTTCAGAGCTGATTAAAAGCTTTGTCACTGGCGTTCCGGTATCGGCATCTTCGGTAATAGTTAAATCCGATTGCTGTACATCGGTGTTGTTGGGTTTGTTTGCAAACGACGGATGTTGTTTTATAGCCCATATCGCTTCGTCGCGCGTGAAACCTTCGGCACCGTCGATGTTCTTTGTTATAACACCGGCGATGTGTCTGAGAAGAGGTAGAGTCGCATGATCGAAGAACTCATTGGTTATCCTCAAGAGTCGTTCATTTTCCGCCAATTGTCTTAAATGATTAAGCACATCGTTTGTATCGGAAGGTACATGAAACTCCGTAGCCAACCATGCGATTCCACTTTCGCAGAGATTATCGATCACATATTCGTTGAGAGTCACGTAATATCCATTTTTGTCTTCGCTCAGCAGTAGACGTCGGTCGTGTTCGATCCGTTTCTTTCTCGGCGTCATCGTTCTTACTCCTCGATTTCGATTACGCTTATACATGTTTTCTACGATGCGTATGGCACGTTTAATTGCGTACAGTGCTTGACTACGATTGTAAGTCATAACGGTCTCATCTCCCGTTATTACTCTGGCCACCCTGCGAACTCCGTCCAGCGATAATAGCTTAAGATTTTCATCGTCTACCATCAATGTCACATCAGATCCGTCGAGACGATCGCTTATTTGCGATTCGGACACACTCAAATACGAAGCCAAAGTAGCCATACCTTCAGGCTGAACGAGATCTAGAAAATCGTTGGTTATGTGCATTTGAAACTTACCGTCGTTCCTCGTGATCTTCACCACAGAATCTATTAAACGTTCGGGTGTGTTTCGCCTACGACGACTACTCCCGTTTTTGCTTTTCGAACGATTTGCATCACTGCGTCGTGGTGTACGCGATAATAAAACTCGAAGCTCGTGTTCGTTGCGGTTATAATTATCGTATTTAGATTCTGATCGGGCCCGCCACAACTTCAACAGTTGATCACGCGTCATCGCGTTAAGTTCGCCTCTGGAGTACGATGTTAAATCATCAGTGCTTACCATTTACACCATTACGACGGTGAAATTTTTAAAATCAGCCATATCAGACTCGACCGTCGGTCGAGTCTGGAACAAAAGTGACGAACGCTTAACGAACGCCAGCTACTGCTTGTACGACAGTATTCAAACGCTGTGGTGGTACCCAAGGCGAACCAATTGCGATGGCGTTTGAGAAGCCCGTCACTATCAAATCTAGTTTTTTTTCATGCGGTCTGCGAACGGCCTAGATGATGTGTAATAGGTGGGTACGTCCTGATCGTTTCGCGGTAGCCACTTTAAGTTTCCCTCTCGTATTTGGAACTTAACTATGTTTAGTAATTGAGATTGCGTCGTATTCTGTGCGACACGCACGGGTTGAAATCCGTTACTGACCACTATATGACGCAGTTCTGCAATATTCATGTTGTTTGCGATATTTATGAGTTGGCTACGCGACATAGGCGTCGCTCCGTCTGGAATTGGTGAGAGTAACACGCGGCCTCTGTACGGACTCAAGCCACCCGATCGTGCGCGAGATGCGCTGCGAGAACGTGAATTATTAATTCTGCCTCGGCTTACGGGTGAAACGCGTTTTTTTTTCGTTGTTGTTGGTACAAAATTCGGATTTATCATGTATCTCGACACGCTCCTAGACCTAGACCTCGAGGCTGTCATCGCTTTACGGCTTCGTGATTTAGAACGGGATCGAGCTCTACTTGTAGACCTACGCATCGCTGTCATGGGTTGACGACTACGTGATCGGGAACGCGATCTACTCATAGCTACGGATTGACGACGAGCAGGTGACTTGGAGCGGGATCTGCTCTTAGCTACGGATTGACGACGAGCAGGTGATTTTGAACGCGACCTGCTCCTTGCTACAGATTGACGGCGAGCCGGTGACTTTGAACGCGACCTGCTCCTTGCTACAGATTGACGGCGAGCCGGTGACTTTGTGCGTGACCTGCTCCTTGCTACAGATTGACGGCGAGCCGGTGACTTTGTGCGTGACCTGGTCGTTTTACGAACAGGTGACTTGGAACGAGATCTACTTCTAGCGACGGACTGACGACGAGCCGGTGACTTTGTACGCGATTTGACAGCGGTGGTTCTTCTACGCCCGACGCTATTCGATCGGCTGCGACTGCGGGAACGGGCCGGTGTCTTGATTCGACGATATTTTCGAGTCACAGACGTGGCTGTATACGGTCTGGGGGATGGAGATCGCCGTACGGGAGATCTGCGTGTACGTTTTGGAGACCGATACGGTACACCGTGACACATAGAATAGACCATTCTGTAAGCGGGCTGTTCGGGCCTAATCGAGCGTCCGGTAAAAGGGTTTTTCTTGTCGTTTTTATCGAATGCCATACATTTTGTGGCACGTGTGTTTGGGGTGCCGGCGCACATGCGATGCCACGCCTTTCGAATAGGACTAGTACCTATGAGTTTTTTACCCGTTATAGGGTTGATGGATTCGTTCCTTGAGAAAGTAGCACACAGATCTGGGCGGGTATCGGCATTTGCAGCGGTTCTCTTCGCAGGCTTGCTACGGTCTGGTGATGCTCGGCGTCTTTGTGGAGAAGCACGACGTCGTTGTGGTGATGCGCGTCTTCTTTGCGGGGATGCACTTCTGCGCGGCGATGAAGAACGCCGATTTGGACTGGGTGAACGGATTACGCGTCTCCGTCTCGCCGGCGACCGTGCAGGTGACGACGAACGTGTTCCTGAGCAATGTTTAGTCAAGTCATTGTACAGCTTCGCACCTCTTTTAATAGGTCGACCACTGTAAGGACTGACGGATTTGTTGGCTAGAAATTTTTTACACACAGTCGACGTGTATTTGGTGGGAGGCGGACTTAGATTACAATCCCTACGGAATCTAGCCGCCGCTCTACCGTAAACGTCGATAGGTTTGTTAGTTAACGGGCTAACAGCTTTGTTGTTACGAATAAAAGTCTCGCATTGCGCTGCGGTAAGTCGTGAAGGTTTTCGTCTAGACGCCATTATTATCAATGCTTTACTAGTAACGGTTGAGATTATTTTGGAGACAGTGCGCGCCTACGTGTACGCCTCAGCATTGGTTCTTGGATGACATCAACTGTCTCATCGACAATGTCATAATAGTCCCAGTCATCGTTGTCCGTGTGTCCAGACCTTGTCGTGTTCGAAGACTTCTTTTTGAAGTCCATCAACTCGTCGAGAGCCCGCTCGAGTCGTTGCTTACACAAACGCAATTGATCGTTCAGGTCGTTTATGGTTTCGGTCGCGTAGTCGAGTTCTTCGTGTAGTTGAGAGATTTCATTGTCTTTTTTCGTCGTTGCCGATGTCACCTTCACGTATCTGCGTAGTTTTTCAGCGTTCAAGTTTGATTTTGCATGATCCAATTCAGTTTTCAGTTCAATTTCGTCCAAAACATGGCGAGCAAGCTGGTCTTTGACCATAGTTAGTTCAGACTGTAAACGTTGATTAGCATTGCGATACGATGCTAATTGTTGAGCAGCCGTTCTCATAACGGCACACGCGAATTTCGGATTGTACTCATCGTCATCACACATATTATCGTTTACTACACAACGTTATGGGTAGAATTAAAAATTAAATAAAAGTCTTGTTGGTAACTGAAATTATTTATTATTTAACCTCCTAATATCCATTGTACTGTATCCTCCTAAGACCCGGGCTCTGATACGGTGCATGGGATTATAGGCCGTATCCGAGCCCGGGTCTTAGGAGGTTAATAGGATTACACTACAATTTTGTAGTACACGTTATTTTCTGCTCAATACTACTGAGATGACTTATATTTGGATGTACAAACATGATGGCTTTAACGGTAGTTCTGCAGAAAGGGCATTTGTTAGCTATCCGGCTATCGATGGAGCAAGTATCGCACAGAACCGAGTGACGACAGGGTAGCGATACGCGACCATAAGACGTGTGGTACGGTTCGAAGCACACTACACACGTACGGTCGGACACGATAATTTCAGGTCTTCTGACGAGAATCTTTAGCTGTTCACGTATGAGGTATAGATATGGATGTAAAGTATTTAAATCGAATTTAAATAAATCCAACATGAAATCGCTACTCAGGTGTCTAACACTCACAGATCGATCACTTTCATCATCATCACTGTCTTCGTTAAAATTATATGCAGAATGTTGCGAGTTCAAGTGTTCCAATTCGTCTGCATACATGGCCCGAGAGCAATAAATACCGAATTTCACAGGTTCCTCTTGTCTGGGTTCCGAGTCCGTCGTGTACTGGTACATTACAGACGATGTAGCGGCGGTTTGACGACCTCTTGTAGGTGGTGGCATATCAAAGTTTAGTCGACGTCTAGCAAAGTCTGCGGCTGAGAATTGTCCGGTGTGGTAACGGTTGACGTTGTTGTTGTAGTGATGATTTCGATGGGGCGGTGTTGGCATGTAACCCTCCATTTTATGTCACGTCTAATTTTCAGCAGTCGAATTCCGGTAGCGACAAAGTCCAGACACTTGCAAAAGGTCCTTATCTTACGACGGTCGCGTTTATAATAACCATGGATTACGACAGCTACCGCGCCGTGGATCTATGGATTCGTAAATACGGTCTGGTCAAAGCGCAATTAGATTCTTTTGCTTCGTTCATCGAGAACATTCCAAACGTTTTGCACGATGAGCCCAACCTGTTCATGTGCGGTAATGAATTACGCTTCGAAAACATAACATTTGTGAAACCTTCGTATATCGTGAACGGTAAGACGATGGTGCTATATCCGTCTACGGCACGTTTGAAGAACCTCGACTACGAGTTTAGTGTGCGTGCCGACGTGGTGAATGCAACTTTGGGCACTAAGGATAACATAGAACTATGTCGACTTCCCGCAATGGTGTTCGGGGTGCTGTGTAATCTTCATAACGCTCCGGATTCGAAACGACTCGCCAAAGGTGAAATAATGGGTGATCCAGGTGGTTACTTCATACACAACGGAGTAGAAAGAGTGCTAATAGGACACATACGACCAGCTTATAACACCATCACCGTCTACAAGACTCGCAACGATAAACTCATATGCCAGCTCCGTAGTATGAACGATGAAACGGCCAAGAGCAAATCGATCGCTCTACATCGCGCAAGTAATGGCGCGTATGTTATAGAGTTCGACGGTTCAAGCAGCAACAGTGCCGTTTCTGTGGAACAATCCGCTCCGAAATCCCGACTGTATTTGGTTAGTGATGTGTTCAAAGGATTACTCGGCGGCTCTCTCGATCACGCTCATAAATATGTAGCAAATTACCAATGCGTACTACGCGCAATAGACGAGCTAAAGTACGCCCCCGAAAACTTGCAGTGTTTCGCTGAGCTTGCGGATGCCGTACGAACTAGTGTCAAGGAGGGTCATAAGGGTGCAGCTATAATGGCGGTAGTGAAACGGGCCATGATCGCACCCAAAAGAACCGGCGGTAGAACGGCTAAGTGTGCAACTACTCAATTGTACGCCAAGCTCGAACCGATCGTTAAGCGACTCGTCGAGGAAGGCGTCGATTCATCGGACATTGTCGTAGCGGTTAATGGCGCAGTGAGGTATCGCGTACCGGAATGTTACGATACCATGTTCATGCATATCGGAATTAGTGCCGACAACGATGCTCGAGCTTATTATCTCGGATGTATGTTCACCAAGTACGTGACAGTGGAATCGGGTGTGTTCCAAGCGGAATCGCGTGAACAGTACTCTAAGAAGCGCGTAGACTTTGCCGGTTCCATGTGTTTGGACCTGTTCAAAATGACATGGAAGCAATTCTTAATCGACGTTATGAACAAAAGTAACGACAAATGTAACCCCATCAACGCCATACACGCAGTGAAACGTAATATAACGAATCATTTCAAGATGTGTTTCGTACACGGTCGTTGGGGTGCTAAGAGTGCCGAACACAAAACTGTCGGAGTCGTGGAGAGTATTTCGATGCGCACCAGTATCGCAACAGCCATAGATTCGGTGAGAAGGATGAAGTTACAGGTTCACAAGGAGAACAAAGACAAAAGTATTCGGCAAATGTTCACTAGTCATGCATTTTTTGCATGCTGCGTTGAGACCACAGAAGGCACCGACGTTGGTATAAGGTTAGCATTAGCGCTAGTGGCTTTCGCTAGCGTTCGTCAACCTACTGTACTGGTGCGAGAGTTCGTGGAAAACGCACTAGGCGATATGATGACTCGTTCGGTTGTACGAGAAGGCGACGAAAAATCGCACGGCGTACTCCTGAATGGCACACCGATTGGCTATGTTAGTGATGTACAGCGAGCGTTGTGCGTTGTGAGAAAGTTGAGACTGCTCAGATGTTTACACCACGACGTGTCAATAAGCGTCGATGGTATCACGGGTGCTCTAGAAATTTGGTGTGATGCTGGGAGATTCGTAAGACCATTGTTATATAATCGCGATGATGATATCGAATCTTTGAAGCGCTCCGTCATGTACGCTGAACACGCCGATGAAATTTTCAATTCCGGCCACATGGTGCATAGAGACGCCATCGAAATCGGTAGAGAGCACATAGCGATCACCATGCACCGAGCCATCGAAGATAACGTTAAATACGTGGAATTAAATCCAAATTGTATGTTCGGCTTATTGGCTGCTCAGATTCCATTCGCAAACTACTCGCCGTCTCCACGAGCGTGTTACAAGACCAACATGGCACGTCAGAGTATGGGAGTGTTACCCATGTTGAACGATTGCAACGGAACGGGTAATCTGATTTCATTGAACTATGCACAGAGACCGATCGTAACAACACGTAGTGCCGAGATATGTGGCGTCGACGATTTACCCAATGGGGTGAACGCAATCGTGGCGGTTATGTGTTATACGGGATTTAACCAAGAGGATAGTGTGATAATTAACAGGGCGTCGCTAGACCGCGGTATGTTCCAGGCTACCCAGCGGAAGGACATCACGGTGTCGTTACAAATCGGAACAATTGTCGACGAGCTCAGGAAGCCACCAATTGAAATGCGAATGGACGCCAACTACTCCAATGTTGGCGATGATGGATTACCTATAGTTGGTAGAACTTTACGAAAAGGCGATATAATTGTGGCCAAAGTATCTCTCGACAAGAGCAGCGGCCGTGCCGAAGATACTAGCGTCATACTGAAAAACCAAGACGAGTGTGTCGTTAAAGCCATACGATTCATAGGCAGTTTGATCAAGATCCGAGTGGAAGAGACAATTCACCACGTCACTAATCAAACTATTGGTGACAAGTTTTGCAGCGCCATGGCTCAGAAAGGCATATGTGGTATGGTGCTAAATCAGGAGGACATGCCCTTCGTGGCTAACAGCGGCATGACGCCGGATATCATTGTGAACTCTCATAGTATGCCAAGCCGCATGACGGTTAATCAAATGATGGCCAGTGTGGCGGGTAAATTGTCATGCGTAGCTGCCAGGCGAGTGGACGGTTCGTCGTTTCAAAACGACGAACATGACGACTTGCTGGCGCATCTTTGCGATCAATTGCGAAAAGTAAATTTTGACGGAAGCGGTGCCGAAATAATGTGTAGCGGCACCACCGGTGTTGAATTTCCACAACCAGTATTCATCGGAGTCGTGTACTATCTGAGACCGGTGCAGTTGGTGAAGCACAAAAAGTTTAGCAGCACAACGACTGCAACGGCGCGCAATAGACTCACGCGTCAACCGCTTAACGGTCGAGCTCACGAAGGCGGTTTACGAGTTGGTGAGATGGAAAAAGACGATTTGTTGTGTCACGGAACGGTATCTTTTTTGATGGAACGCATGTTGAACTTGAGCGACGCATACACGATGCGTTTGTGTACCGTGTGTGGGAGCGAATCGCAAGTAGTTAAGCGAAACGACCATGGTTACGTTTGTGCTCGCTGTAAAACTCTGACCGTTACAGAACTGGTGCTACCATACTCTGCAAAACTGCTTCATCAAAATTTGCAAGCTATCGGAGTTGGATGCAGATACGTCGTAAAGAGACACGATCACTGATCATCATCACATTGACGTCGCGATCCGCGTTAATAAAACGATTTCTGATGGGTTCCAGTCATTCAAGTCCGACACCAGTCATTCCGCAAGTTCCTAAAAAAACTCAAACTCCGGTCAATATACTAGCAGACATAGTCAGTTTGAAGTACACCACGTCCACAGTTCCGAATGAAGCCGATAGACGTCTATTCGTACCTGGAATCGACTTACCGCAACCATACATCGGCATTGACACAACGAAAAAAGACGGTACGTATGCAAAATACGATACTCGACTGATAACCGATCCGTACCAACTGTTACAAATAAGCGAACTGCACGCCGGTGATGATAGTGGTAAACTAAGAGCGACGCTAGAACAGGTATTTGTACGATTGTGTACGGCGACTCGAACGAGTCAATGTCACAACGGCGCATCGAAATGTATGGCACTACGTAGCTTAGGCGGTAACGATAGCCGTTGTCAGGAGATAGCCGAAAAGCTTGACAACAATTTTGTAGATGGTTTAAAGTTGAAATGGTGCCTAGACAATACCGACTCCACCGAATGCGACTGTTTGAATCGTGATCGATCCAAAGCGTACGTTGATCTGAAAGATTTCGTAGTAACGCACGAGAATCTTTTCGCCCGTGATGAATGTTGGTATAAACCGTGCACATCAGACGGTGCCATGACGCTATCGACACAGAAAGCCAACAAATGTGGTGCAAAAGTATGCATAAATGTTAATGCCATGACCGCCGGTGACAAGATAAATACGGGTACCATAACCGATAGCGTTCAGTGCTTCAACAAAGCTCATCCACTACGGGACTCATCCAGCGATTGGGCTGCCGGTTTACACGACTACATTGAATATTTCAACGTGGCACTTGGAGTGTTATTGCTGATTATCATTTTGTATACTACCTACAGTGCCAAATAACAAAATCGACGCAATGATCGAATCGTACGACGAAAATGTGCTGTCTACACCGTACATAATGGCATTGCGCGAATACGTGTTCGGTGTAAGAAAGAACGTGGGTCTGTTCATACCAAAAAAGTGCGTATCGTGGTGCAAATGGAGACGCAACTGTGCGATTCTGTGCGAGTCGGCGTCATGCGATCACTACAAGGATCTGAAAAGTTACCAGATGGCGACCAAGTCCGGCGATGAAATCGACGGCTACATAATAATGAAACCAAAGTTTCTAATACTCTCCGCGTCCGGTCCTCTGAAAGTCGTCGACGGCGTGAACAAGGGATCCGTGTCCGATCTGGAGTTCAAACTTTACAAACACGACAAGACTGCGTTCTCGATTGTAAATAAGTACAAGTTACTGTTTCTAGACGAAGCTAATAAGCCGTTACACGAAATCGCCGTGCAGTTCACGTGCAAGGGTACGTGTGCCATGACACTGTTACAACAATTGAAACTATGGAATGCGAGCGTCGACAGTTTCTGCTACCGTAACAATTACAGGGCCGAACGAGACAACAAATATCTTTGGACGTTTGCTCCGCTCCTCGAGCAGAGAATGATGGGAAAATCCAATGCGTCCGCGGCTGCATGCTGTTTTGTCGGTTACGAATTCGAAAAAGACGATCCGACGAAGACTTATGAAAAACACTACACCGGCATTATACCCGAGACGATGAACGTGGCTAAAATGCAGCGTGATGAGGGTAGGAAGTGGCGCAAAGCGATGATCGCCGGAGATTCTCTATCGGACAACGTTCTCGACGTATTTAACTATTCGGACGATGAGGACGATAACGTCTCACCCGGTAGCCGTAAACGCGTTAACTCTGAGGACGACGGTGGTGTGGAAGCAAAGTCTGCAAAAATTTTAGATTTTTAATTGTAATTTGTAGGGGGTTAACTGTAATATATGATAAGTAATAAATATTTTTACAAACCATGTTGCCTTTCAATTAACCTCCTAAGACCCGGGCTCGGATACGGCGCATTGAAAAATGCGCCGTATCGTCATCGAGTGCGAGTCTTTGTCGGTGGTTACGCCCGAGACGCAGCTCGGGCTCGGCCTGCAGAGGGCGGACCGATGGATTACTTTTCCTACGGCGTCACGACATTTGGACAAATTCGTGACACGGTGCGATATCCCTATCGAGACACCAGATAGCCGGCAACGTTTGACTCCGGTTCGGGAGACAGAGGCGTACTATTACATTCCGGCGTCCGGCGGACTCGGGACCTACTAGTTTTACACGAAATCCGAACCGTGAACCGCTTTCGTTCAGCCTGAGGTTCGAACACCCGACCGCCGAGACGCAGATGTATCGTCGGTCGGGTGTTCGAACCGTTCCGCCACGAGAACGATTGTGAGTCATGCCAAAATTAACGTATCGGTGCGGCGTCGGTGACGTCAACTTACTTAGAATGAAATAGAGCCTAAAATCGCACACACTCAACGTACTGTGCAGAGTACTTTGGGTCTTAGGAAGTTAATTGCGTAGTTTAACTGCGTACGACTCCACTAGTAAAGATGCGAGGTGGTGGTAATAGCTCCCACATTGAAAACGTAATAATGATACCTCATAAATTGCCGGACGTGGGTGGTGTTAACGATGTAATTTCATCGAAACAAGTATACGGTGACTCTTTGTGCCTGGAAAAGTTAGAAAATAGGACCAGGATAAGAAGTGATGTTATCGCCGTCAAACCAAACTACAAAAAATATCAAAAGGCTGTAATTGGTAGTAGCGGTAGCGTGAATAATACCGTAAATACAGTACACAGTCGTGAGATGACTCCGTCAGTGCGACACACCAAAAACAACGCATCACCGAAAGGTAATTCCTCACCGGTTAAAGGTACACCGGTGAACCCTATAGTGATACGTTCACCATCCCCTCAACGAAGTCAGTGGGTTGACGATTATAGTGGGCGAGAGGTTGATAATTTTGCCAGATATTCAACACAGCGTAAACGTCAAATAGTGGACGAAGACGATGGTAGGTCTATTGAAAGTCTTCTTGGCATCCAGAGTCCCAGCAAACCGCAATCGAAACGTAAAAAAATTAGCTCACCCGCCGCGGTTAAAGCAACTAGCCGCAAGCGAAATATAATATTGAGCGGTGAGCACGATCGCATGCACGACCTCAGACCGAGTCCTCAGATAGCGACACCGAGCATAATAAATGATAGATCAGTGCGCTCTGTTACGAGCGACGTAGCTGCGTTGGTTCACAGCGAAACTTCTCGATTGCATAAACAACGCAACAGTGCAAAGTATACATCGAATCGTTGCTCTTATCGTTCACGTGGCAACGATCATCGTCGCCACAGAGATGACGCTTTGGTGCGACTGCGTAAAGAACGCGTTAACCAGATGTATCGGCAGTATCAGCCATATTTGTTGATGGGTATGATGGGTGTGCAAGTTACTTTGGGTTGGATGGGTTTGGATATGGCATGCTATGTGAACGAACAAAAAGTAATGTTGGTCGAGTACTACGCATTACTGAAAGAGATCTGCGAGGAGAGCGTGCCGAGCGTCGAGGATATGAGGAAAAGTAAGGAATCTGGAAATAATACAAATATATCGCCGCTGAATCGTTTATTAATGTCCATAATGGGTAACACGGTCGTGTTTGTGTTTGGTAAATTTTTAGGATTAAGTGGTATATTTAGCATGTTGGCAGACATCGGAAATACCAACAAAACGAACCCACCCGGCACCGTCGGTAGAGAAGAAGACGACGATAACGACTTAGACGATGACGGATACGATGACGATTTACAACCGACACGAGCAACACGCTGAGTTAGTTACAGTTTTTTCGGGAGCTTTGTTAGTTTCACAACCATCATCGGCCAACAACGCACGAACGGTACTATTGAATCCATTCGGTGACACATGGCAGGCCTTACTAAAGCTGGCGATTTTTGGATTACTGAAAGCCACAGCTCCGCTTGATAGTTTCAACCATGCATAGATGTATGCTGCGCATCTCGTGCGAGGCGACACTGTACACGACAAATTATCCTTGTTTAAACATTGGTGCTGTCTGTAAAATTGAATAACCGATTCGATGTGCTCGTTTATACGCAAGGAATCGCACAGCTCCGTCAATCTATCAGTATCGGTTTTATGCTGGGTTCTCACAACGGGATCCTCACGTTTCACCGCCAGTATAGCTCTTCGTAGGTGTTTGATGGTTATATTACCGAAATGTTCCGCAACACGCGCCTTGTTATTGGGCGCCGAGTAATGACACTGTGCACAACAAACACAAGCAGCCATTAGTACATGTCTGGGAATCTTTCTATCGCCGACAGTTTTCTTGACCACCAGTCTCATAAAAAGATCCATAGCAAACAGCTTTACTTCGTGCGAGGCTTCGTATGCCATTAGTAATTTCTGGTACAACGCAGTCTTCGGTCTGTATTGTTTCTTCGCTAAAATGGGCCGTGCTTCATTTTCGTCTTCAACAATATCCAGTTCTAATTTAACAATATCCATGACATCGTCTTCCCATTCCTCGATGCAACGGTCCATCTTGGCGAAGGTGCTGTTGGCAACTGAACGCTCGAGTTTAACTCGAGCGTTTGAAAGTGCACCCAAATGGGATCTAATTAACGGGCAGCGGTTCTCCTCGTTTTAGATGTCGTGCTACGTACATGGGAATTAGTGTTGGTAGCAAGAAATATTTTTAATTTATCATTAATGATTTTGACTAATTTCCCCATGAGTTTCGTTGTGGACACATGATCGTTCACAGTCACAACGGTTAAGTCGTAGTTAGGAGAATAGTCGACTTGCACTTTTCTTTCGTCGTCATCATAGTCACCGTCCGCCGCTTTCTGCGCGGGTGACGATGATATTTTCTCTAAAGCGAACCTAATTGCCACACGTGGTTTACACAGGTATAGGTCGGCGTTAACTTCATGAACGGTGACTTTGTATTCGATGTCCGTGTATTGGGCGTAACAATTCACCAAAGCCGATCTCAAGTCGGCTATACACCGTTCACGATTGGGACTTATATGTCCCATTATTATGTCACGAATCACTCGAGTTTTTATGTACGTGTCGCCGGAGATGACCGTTTTGTCGTTGTTCGAGGTGTACCTGTTCAGTGCACCGTATGCCACATCAAACTCCAGACAGAATTCGTTTAAAGCCACGACATCGTTATTATGTTGCACCATTCTTGAAACCCTGGCGGGTGAAATTGCAAAGGTATCACGGGTGCAGCTCGACGAGGGTGAGTCGCCTTCCTCCTCATCTTCTTCTGCACTATCCGAATAACGTTTGTACGAGCCATCATTCGATTCTCCGTAGTAACTTTGATCGCTGGCAGGTGATCGTTCATCGTCGTACTTTTCGTTGTCATTGAATACTTCTTCTTCTTCTTCATGCTCGTGTGCGAGCGATCTTCGCGACTGTGGTTTTTCGAAACGCTTACTCACACCAGCGTCGTTGGTTTGGTGTTGTTTGCTATTTGAAGAATAAGAAGTCGCATGTCTCGAGAATTGAGACCCCTTTTTAGGTTTAGTGTGAAATTCAGGAATGGTCGATATTCTTCCGTTTTGAACAATTGCTTGACGCCTAACATGTCCGTTCTCGGCAGCCACGAATCCCAGGTTTGGTATGGGGCTCGAAAATATAGATTTACGTGATGTTGCTGTACCACCATCGGCAGCGGACGATTTGTTCGAACGTGTCACTTTAGTTGTGCGTTCACTCATTTACAATACGCGACGTACGCATTCAATTGGGACATCACCGCTCGTTACGCATGACGGGGGTGTCGTAACGTTTACTACCTTTTTCTTGAACAATTCTTCGAAAATTCTCAACGCGTTTTCGTTACCTTCGCGGTCCAGTGCGCGCTCTAGCACGTCCTTGAATGTACAGTTATCATCAACTGTTACGCTGTTAAGACGTTCTGCACAGAGTTGATCGAATTTATCGGCACCCGTAGGTCCCACGTTGACATATTTGAATGCAAATCCTACCCCTGTTGGAAGAGACTTCAGAAACTTAAGAACGTACGGATGTCTACGCAGATTTAGATCGCTTATCGTAATGCGAACTTTAACTCGAAGCAACGGACCACCCGCTTGAAGTATACTTTTAAGTTCCGATAGACGCTCGGTGTGGTCTTTGATGAGGTCGTGACATTGCACTTCGTAGTAGCGTTTGGTCGGGACGCTTATTTTAACATCTTTATAAGTGTACCCGTTACCGGGAGTTCGGTCTATGTTCAAAACAACTACTACACTCTCGCCGTGGTCGCCAAAGTTCTGTTGAATTACACTACCCGGATACCAGATGTTATTGTTTATCTTCTGTCGGGTATGTATGTGACCTGACACTAGCTGTGGATAGTCGTCATTCCATACGTCACCGGACACGCTAACGATATCTCGCCTCAGCGATACACCACGTAATTCTTGATGTGCCACAATCAATCTTGCGTGTTTCCATTGCGGTGTGTGAACGTTCAGTGCTTCGACGAATCTACCGTTCGGAACGTACGGCGCAAAGACGACACCGTCCACCATTGTCGGCTTATCTATCACGGACACTCGTCCGTTGTGATTCTTGAGACAGTTCATCCAATGATTTTCGCTCAAGTATTGTGAGTTGTTGTAGTAGTCGTGATTACCGATTAACACAAAAACCGGTCCGTGCACCGCAAGATCGTTGATGAAACGCACGGCTCTGTTGAGACATTGCATGTCTATCACGCCATGACCGTCCAATATGTCACCTGCGAGAACGCAGCAGCGACCGTCATCGTCAGTCATGTTCGAATACGTCAGGACACATTCGGCGGCGTAGCACTGCGTTTGCTCAAAGTTGTCTCTTTTAAAATGAGGATCTCCCACGAACAACAGCCGATCGATGGTGCGTCGTCCTCTAGTTGAGCAACTGTCGTCCATTTTTAAAAAGTCGAAAAAACCACCACTACTCCTCGATATGGACAAGAGCCTGAACTCGAATTGTTTTAAAATAAAGAAACCTCACTTGCTTCCACTTTTTGAGACTTTAAACTCGTCCGACGTAGAGGCATACGAGTTACTCGAACATATGGTAACTACGAAATGTACGTGCGTTAAACACGGAGCCCCTGATATATACTGCGGGTGTTCGACTGATTTAGAACAAACGCGACAGTTGCTGTTGCGTTCATCGAAACGTTCGGAGGTGAGTGACACGACCGCACTCGCAGGAGTTTGATCTGATCATGATAAAACGTATACTAGATATGGATTTTCTGAAGACGTTCAAAACTGAATTGATAAATGTCGGCATTTTTATGCTACTCAGTACCAGCACCGTGACCGACTATATCTCGAAAGGCGTAAAACTTGTGTACAAGGACTACGACACCGGTAAGGACGAGGCACACTACATGCTATACACGAAGGCTGCTATATTACTAGGTGCTAGTTTGGTATTAAATAAGGTGATGGTTAGCTAATTTCAAGACGTCTTGAGATTCGGACCACCACCGGACAGCGTTACATGATGCGTGATATTGTGATGAGTGAATTAAATAACAATCGCGACGTGACACACTAATCGTCGAGCAGACTCGACGATTATATTTATATACTACGAATCTAACATGTGCAGTGTCCGTCGATCGGATTGGACTCGGTGAGCGTTAACATGTCGTTACTTTCGTTACAAACGGTTGATTTGGTAACGTATTCGCATCTCATCAAGAAATCGTTAGGAGATACCGGTTTACCGGCGCCGCTGTAGCGAGTCACAGAGTCGCCGTCGGTGGATCGTTTGTCACGCACAGCTGGCGCCACTGCCTTTTGGCGTTTAGTACACACCGCCATCTCGCTCAACACTTTGTAGGGTGCCATTTCTTTATTAAGCCCATACGAGAAGCGCCGCCGTGAAGTGAAAACACGTAGAGCTGTAAAGTAAAGTCGTAATGTTTTTGAAAGCCAACAATTCTTTTAAGAAAAACTATAACGGTCCCGAGTGGTGGGGGCCGCATTACTGGTACTTCTTGCACTGGCACGCCGACCTCAACGTGTCACACGGCGATGCCAGATCGAGAAACGAAGTGGCTTGGTTGTTGCGAAACGTTCATTCTGTTCTGCCATGCGCGTCGTGCGCTCACGAGGCATACACGTATTCGTCAAGCCACCGTGTTCAATTTCCCCATGTCGTTCATAATCCCGAATTGAACGTAATATACTGGCGAGACATGCACAATGCCGTCAACCGGAGACTTGGAAAGCCAATTGTGGTGATCGCTCCGGTTCGCAGGGATTACTCGTTTGCGACCTGGTGGAGCCACTGTTCCGTTGTCGTCACGGCCTGTTGTGAGGACTTTGGATCGCGTAGCGACTCGCTTGACACATGTCTCACTTTCATAGATATAGTTTTGGACAGTTATCGAATGATGGTCGATGTAAATTTATCCGAGAGCGTCGCAGTGATCGAGGCTAAACGAAACCTGTTCACGAATATTCGTACTAATGGCCGTTTACGAGCTATGCGCAAATTCTGCGCCGATATATTCGACATCGTTCAACACGCCGCTTCTTCGTAGAAATACTGACAAGTAAATGGACCAAGTACAAAACGAATACGTAGATGGCATCGACGAACAAGACGCCGACGAAGAAGAGGCGTACATCGGCAGGCAAGACTACGAGGACGACGATTACAACTTCAGGGATCAGCCGATGGCCGGTGCCGTAGTCGAAACGACCGGTGATTGGCGCGAAAAGTATGAATCTTGTCTCAGGGAGTTACAACCGCCGTATTCAAACTATTTTGAAGAGTCCGTAAAGCCTGAAGCGTTCGTGTCCAATATTCACTACAAGCAGTTTCGTAACCCCGGTTCGATGGTACTCGGTTATTGTTTGTTCTTAACGGCCAGACGTAGGCCTAATGTAAGACTGTCGTCGTTGTTGACAAGCATTGTTAGCAGTCATTCTGGTATGATACACGACAAGCGTGTCACTACTAGTAGTATACTTCGCGAATTCGAGTACTTCAAGATGATCTCTTCTACGACGAGGCGAGCTTAGTTCTCCATTTTCGATGGAAATAACATACCTATAAGAACTGGTATTACTAGACACATTAACAGTAAAACTGCAAGGTGTACCGCCAAAGACGACGTAGTTCCGATCAGACGATCTAGAACGAGTGCACTAGCCACACGTACTGATAGTTGCAGCAACAAATTAAATATAAAGTCATAATACACGTTTGTCATATTTCGATTTACAACTACACGATGCTGGATGAGGAACGTAAAATTGTAGATTTAAACAAAAGCGAGATAATGGAGCTTGCCGCAGCTGTGCGATTAGGTATACCTAAACGACTCTCCAACGACTCGACTTGCAGCCTAAATCAGTTGATCGTCGAATCGCTGAAAACGTTCCGTTTCGACACTCACACGACATTCACGGTAAGAAAAGTGCTCGCACATCGTATCAACGGATTCGCTTCACCATCGTGGGACACACCCGTACGAGTGAGGGTGTCGGTGGTTCCTAACGTGAACAGTGGCGATACGGTCGTAACCACTGGCATTTGGACTAAATGTGCCGTTTCGTCGCACGAAGTAGAAAAAAACGAATCGGTTGCAAAACGGTGGTGTGATGACGATGAGAACCTCTGCGTTTTCGTCGTAGGTAAACGGGAATCTATCAATAACATAACCTGCGTCAATAAAGCGTCAACCGTAACGTTTCGATGCGTCAATAACACCGTAATAGCCGGGATTCGGGTGATAAGTGGTCGCTTGATTAATTGATACTGCCGACGATGTACAATAAAACACAACAACAAGACTTGTACGATGGCATTCACAGATGTCGAAAAAAAATTCGATGTAACACGCATTATTTCAATAGCCCTAGCAGGTCTCAGAGACTTTGGCGCTATCACTGAAGGTTTGGTATTCACTTTACAGAACAGCTCAGATATGTGCGAATTTCCCAAGAGCGAACTGGACAGAACGGATAAAATAAGTCAGGGATCTTTCGGTGTAGTAGAAACGCGTTACGTCAACAAAACTCTTGTCGTGTCGTCTGCCGGGTCTCGCGGCAAGTACGAAAAAATATCTTGCGTGTTCAAGATTAACAAGCAACCTACGCGCGCCGACAGAGACATGCAAATTAAGAACGTAACCACATCCTTAGGATCCATTTACAAAGTGCTGTTCCTGCCAGATCCCCTAATGGAAGTAATCCTGAATTCTCTCGCCACGCATCTCTACGATGTCGGCGGTTGCATGTCGATGTCGCGACTCATGGGAGCGTTCATGTGTGAAGTCGGTGACACCGTTACGACCGTGATGCAAAAATCTGACACGACTCTGTTCCACGCTATCGACACCAATTGGAACAGTGTTGCAAGCGACGAACACGTGCTACGCGGTTGTGTAGTTCAGCTCTTGCACGCCATGTACTTGCTGAAGGTTTCATACGGATTCGTACATTTAGATATGCACAGCGCCAATGTACTACTCGAGAAAGTCAACGGGTATGGTAAATCTCAATATTACAACGGAGTACCGATAGCCGGCCGTAAATACGTTCTCTACGACACTTACAACGATTCCTTTGACGAATATGGTGTAAGGGTTCCGAGACTGTTGGCCGTACCAATTGGTAATCACGGACTCGTAGCTAGGATAGCCGACTTTGGAGCGGGCGTAATAGTGGCGGGGAGGGGTGCTTCGGCACATTCTACCAGTACCGACTCCGTAATTTCCACTAATATGCGCGTATTCAATTTGCTTAAAGGGGGACCGGCGGCGTTCAGGGGCTGCTTGGAGAGTGCGAGCTACGCGAACACTTGTGACGTAAAGTTCATACTAATGGATACGTATCTGATGGTGGGCACGCTACGAAATCCTAAAATATCTGCGAAATTGAGTGAAATTTTGCAGACATACTACAAAATTATATTCGACCGACAAATACAAAGTGAGTTTACGCAGGATGATGTTAAAGCAACGAACAGCGTTATGAGACGCAACGTCGGCATGGAGTCGGGTTACGATTCGCCTGCATACATATTGAACGCAATATACGCACTATGTCAGTACGGGAACGATCAGTCCAAAATTATGCCGGTTTCGTTTCCTCGTAGCTCCACAATGTCTACGACTAAACGTGCCGCCGTATACTTTGTACCACCGTTTTATGGTGGCGTCGTCGATGAGACGTTGAACGATGAAAATTGCATACTTTGCTCGGAAGATGTTAGGTCGTCCGAGGACCGAAACGATCGCCTTCTTGGCATGAGTGTCGAACACGAATTAGGTTCGACCACTGGCACGCAGGCCGAAAGAATATCGCACGAAAGCACTCGTTTAACACCCACACCGTTATATGGAAAGATATCGTACAATTCCGATGTCGATATTAAAGTAATAGTGTATGCGAACCGTTTCGGTAAAGTCAAATATCAGAAAGGAACGGTTTACAGCGATGGCACTCCCGTACCGGAGTCGTTACACGGCGATTTAATACCCATGGTTAAAGTGACCGAAATTCGTTTTCCCAACCGATCTAGGTGTACTTTTTCGTTGAGCACACTCAACAAGTCGATATCGGAAAACACAATGGTACGAGTCACAGTCGGTAATTACACAAAATCTGGCAGTCAAGTTGGACAGGACATTGCGTGCGTTGGAGATGCAATCACTTCTCTTTACGAGGAAGACGCCAGCGTAAAGCGTGTCAAATACCCTGCGTGGAGCTATCCTTTTGTGGGTGCGTTGATAATACCTCAGATCAACGGTCACGTACTGAAGTTCGGTGAGCTTGGTGCTGCGACTATATCGAATTCGGTGAAAAGTGCCGAAGTTGCGTTTCCGTGCGCGCCCGTATTGGTTAGTCGTCAAACTAGGAAGAAAATAATATCGCTAAAGTCCGACTGGAACTGGGCGGGAGTTAAGGCAAATGCTTCCGATACATTGCAACCTTTCGCCACCGATGCGGGTATCATTCCGAACAATATGCTCACATCGCACGCCATCATTACGGACGACGGTATCAACACCAGTCTCGTGTACATACACGGTCCATCCGACGGTTTACCCGGTGTCACCAGGTACAATCTCATAGAACTGATTAACGCTAAACCTGACGTAAAGTGCGCAATGTGCCTTTCGAGCGGCGCCTACAGTACCCTGCAATATCGAGATAACAAGAGCCGGATATCCGTTACGAACACCATCGATGCGCACGTGCCAAACTTAAGAACACTAAACGTTTCGGTGTTATAGGCTACGCCACGACATGCTGCACATTTAATCTGACACGAGCTCTCGGCGTGACAACACGCTCTGGTACCTGGGGACCACTCGCGGGATAAATAAACTAATTTACTTGAAAATGCAAGAGCATAACGTAGAAATTTTACCACCAATATCCGCGTACGGCGTACTCAATCGTACGTATCGACAGTTTAGTGGTTCAATTGTAGACACCGGCTGCGATGGTAGATTACAATTGAAATGTTGTGTGAAAATGCATACGCACGACAGGGAACACTGCAAACTAGGAGAAATCTTGGTTGTGGAGACGGGCGAAGTTGTAGTTCCAAGTGCCACACCACCGATCGTCGTAAACGTGGAGGGTTCCAAATGCTGCACAATGAACGATGGCGGTGTTACGTGTTATAAAGGTATTGCTCGAATCTTATTCGAATACGCCCCGGTCAACGTGTACTACTCAATGATTGAATCGCGATGGTGCATTTCATCACACACCAAATTGGACGCCGACCGCTCTTTGTGGTCGACTGACGAAACACTACCACGCATAGGAGTTGTATTTCGAGAAGTGACAGCTGGTGATACATTGCTGAAACAGTTGTCACCACGATTCATCTACCGTTTTGGTGTCGTAACGCCGAACGCCTGTCGAAGAATAGCTATGCACGGCGACGTATCGCGCGTGTACTTGATGTCCGTGGAAAAGTCAAAAAATAACGTGGATCTCAATAACAACTGCAACTCGGACGACGTGTCCATCAACGGTGGTGCAACACAAGAGCTACAGAGGCTGCAGCATCTCCAACCGCCTGTAGTGGACGACGACGTGTGTTTACATGAATTTGTATCTAATTTAAGGTATCCATTCACAGACGGATACGGAGCGTATGTTGTGGAAAAGGGCATTCCTGAAATCCAGATACATTTTGTGAATTCCGAATACAGTGCACTCTCCAAACTGGTGCTCGGATCACAATCGCCGTACAACGCATACGTTTTGAACTACGGTAGTCCAGAAAACCAGCTTAGATTGCGAGAACTATACCCGGAGCACGTGAAGCGTTTCGACGAATACGACGCGACTTTACGCAACATTGTGAGGGATCTCGTTAAGCATATATCGGGTAGCGTCGAGGTTGATTTGAACAAGAAACTAGTACGATTTGTGGAAAGAGATCTGCGAGAGTTTCCATTAGTAAATCCCGCCCGAGATCTCGAAGGCATCGTGATGCGAATAGTGTGCAAGAGTTACCCGAAATCTGATCTCAACGCCCTACTGAGAACGAGGCGCCGTCATCGCAGTCGTTTTGGTAACGAATGAATTGGCAATTGATGGTTGTTTAAATATAAATAGTAGATAATTAATACCAACTCAAAATGGCAATAAAAGAAAAAGTACAACAAAGAGTGCAAAAAGTACACGGTTGGTGGTGGAGGCGATGCCACGACTTAAAGATGGCGTTCGTGCACTTGTTCCACATTGATGGCATACTCGAGTGTGCGGAACGTCGTGTGGCAGCACTCAAACAATGGGCAACAGACGAGTTGAAATGCGTCGAAAACGACAAACCTGCAACAAAGTCCGGCGATGGAGAGAAAACAACTAAACAAAATAGTTCTGACGACTGAGTGAAAAACCACTATCGGGTCGAGTGCTCTCGACCCGATATTACCGTAAAGTTTTATAACTCCGACCACGGTATACCCTTGACTAGAGCGTGTGCGTTTCGATTGCTGAACAAATTTCTTATCCAGTCGTAAGTCTTTTTGTCGATGTACTGCTCCAACTTGTGCGTACTGATGACTCCCTCGAGATTAAGACATTCCTTTATCAATTGCAGCGCTTTCTTAGGATGCATACCGGGAACGCTCTTATTGTAATCCGTACCGCAAAGAATGCAAAAGTCAATAAACTGCTCGCGACTCAGTTTCATCAATCTCAACAGTTTCTCGACATCGACGCACGTGTAGGTGCAGCGTGGTAGCGATATACTGTACAACACACGGTCGACACCGGTATATGCGAGCATATCATAGTCGCGACTGTACACCGCATCAACCATTCTAGTGTACATGAGAGCAGCACAAGTGGTCTCGGCCTCGGATGGTCCATTTACAACCGACTCGCCCAGTCGATGAAGACATGCGTGAACATGGTTAAAATTTACGCGATTGTTTACAGTGGTATGGACAGCCGGAACATCCTGTTGCTTACTCTCGTCGCAAGCCGTACCGCGTCGTTGTATAGTTTGCCAGGCGTCTATCGACTCGTAATCGCAAGATGTCTCCATTTGGACAACAATTACGTCGTTCGATCGCACATTGCTACGATTGCTGCTTGCGTTCCGTTTTAATATGGTGTCTCGCTTGCGTTCCGGCGCCATACCTTCGGCCACGTATATTGCTCTTATACCGTTTCGATGCATGGTCTTCACAAAAGCCGCCAAACCATTACCGACGTGCTGCATTCGGACGTCGTTTCGCTGATGGTGTTTTTCACCGCCTCCACCCGTGTCGTTGTAACGTTTATCGGATAAAAATCCATACCAAAATCTGTATGCTAGACATGGTAGATCGAAAGCGACCGTCTTACCCTGAAGCTCGGAGAGCGGTTTCACTTCTACGCACTCGGAATAATGTTTTGCTATGAAAGTACTCAAGCCTTTAATACCCATGATGTGTTTCTCTTTGTTACTTGCGACCGGTGTGCTCGATCATGCGTATACCACCAAGTCAAACAGTTGTAGCATCTTTTCGGTCGCGGATGAATCGAACGTGATTATGTAGTTTAAACCGGAGCGGTCATGAGCTACGCGGTCTCTCACGAAGTCTTTCGAGTACTTTAAAATTACTATAACGAATTCGACGGTGTTAGACACCGGGACTCGCTCGGATAATTCGCGAACTGCACCCATGCGGCGTATCTCTCTGTCGATGAATTGCGCACTACCCACCGCCAGATACGACATGGGTTCGTTTCGACGCGTGAACACCAGAGCGCAATTAGGGGAGCGCTCGAACCAGAAGGGAAACTTTTCGTACGTGCTCCGCTCGATATCGTTAAGTTCGGGATTTGTTTTATAGTACGCCATTACGGTTCAGTTCTTTACGTGATGCAGACGGCACTGATTACGCTCCGGCGTGACGACGAGCGTGTGGATAAATTGCTAGATTTCATCAGACCGCGACAGAATGTTCCTTCCATAGTTGAAGAGCAACGAGTCGCGGCGCTGAAATTTAGGTACGCGTCGATGTTGCACGGCGCTCGTGTACCGCCCGAACGTCTGCTTCGTCTTAAGAGGCTGCTCTACGAGAGATACCTGCGCGAACTCGCAACACCAGGAGATTGCGTCGGTGTAGCTTGCGCTCAGTTCATTGGCGAGTGTATTACGCAATCGACTCTGAACACCTTTCACGCCGCCGGTATGGACACGGGCATCATGACCACCATGAGGAAGATCGAAGATATCATAAACCTACCTAAGGGTGGAACTACGTACGTTACGTTATACCCCGCCGATCCCAAGTGGACTTTTCGACAATTTTATGAAAATACACGACATTACGTCGAATGCGTACGCATCTCAGACGTAGCCTTGGACTTTGAAATGAACCCTGCATCGCAAAACCGCTACACGTTACGCCTGTCGCTATACGGTTTGTATCGGTATCGCATCGACGAGGATACGGTCGCGACGGCAATCACATCGGCTCTATCCGTTCGATACGACGGAATCGAGGTGAACGTTCCACGCTATGAATCGTTAGACGAGAGCGCAGAGTATCTAGAAATTGGCATGATGAATCCCGTCGGCACCGTTAGTACTTGGTATTCGATACGGAAGGCGGTGATGATGGCGCGACTGGTGGGGTTGAGTGACGTGTGTGGGCCTCACCGTTTCATCAGATGCGGTGAACGGCGAGACGAGTGGTGTATAGAGTTGTGTTGTCGTTCGTCGCGGTCGCTCGCATTCACACACAACGTATACGACGTGTTCAGAACGCGCACCACCAGATTGCGCGACGTGGAAGCGTCGCTAGGTGTGGAGGCCACCAAGTGCGCCATAGTCGAGATCAGCGGTGATTGCCTATCGGACAGCGTACCGAGGGCTACCATACAACTGTTGTCGATGATATTGACACGTAACGGCACAGTCGAGCCTTGTACGAGGTTTACGATGCGCTCTAACAGCAGCCCCCTGGCAAAGATAGGCTTCGAAGAGTGTCTGGAGGGCTGTCGCAACGCCGGATTGTTCCAGGAAGTTGAGCGATTCAACACGGTCTCGAGCAGCATCATCTGTGGCGTGGCGCCCAACGTGGGATCGAACTACAGCACACTGGGCGTAAACCTCGACTCGTTCTTCGGGGTGGATCGCGACAACGGCTGGGTGGAGCATGAAGCCATGAAATTGACGGATAATCGGCAAGACCCGACCGCTTTGATTGATGACGGTCTTTTGTAAAAGAGACACGTACTCTTGGCGAATATTTCTGTATATTTGCGTGCTACAGTTTATCCGTTTGCATTAATCAAGACGACTTGTTTTGAATGGAACATTCGCGGGCGCGCACACACGGACCATCCGTCTCTGCTGGGATAACAATTAGATATTCCTCGGGTGAATATATATTAGACAGAGGGAATAACTCACAGGAGCGTCAGTGTGACTGCGGCTATTCCTACAATCGGCTGTCAGCGGACCGCTGTATTAAACAAAAAACCCTGGACATGTCTCACTCGGGTCGAGATGATAAGATCTACTGTGATAAGTGTACAAAGTGCGAGAGCAACAGACATGCTTCCTGGCTTTTTAGTTATCTCCAAAAAGTGCTGGATGATCTCGATACGACGCAGGTGTCCGATGGCTCTCTGCTCGACACTTTCTGCGACGTCGTGCTGAGCTCCACATCGGTGTGCTCGGACAAGTACACGGCGCGAGTGATGCGTGCCACCGTAAGGTTGACCATGTACCACACCGCCTTGTTTCGACGACGAGTCACCATGTTCGCCCCGGTCTACGCTTACAGAGTGATCACCGATAACATCGTAGGCACCCTCAATTTGTTATCTCGCACGGCCAAACACGCACCGGGCGATGGACTGCTCGCCGCCGCACGATGTAGCGAGGCCTTCCTTCAGATTGTGTTCGGTAGTTTGAATCGTATAATTACCAACAATCTCATGGCGGACATGAAGCTCTTCTCCACGTCCACGAACAGGACCATGGCCGAGTTCGGCAAAGAACTGGAGAACGTGGCCGGTACGGTTACGACATACATGGATCTACCGTCGGTGTGCATATACCGCGACACAGAATCCGTGGAGTTTGGATACGATGAGAACGATAAATTGAGGGGTGAGGTTGTGCACGCCAACTTCAACCCGAACAATTACAAGTGTACGCTTCGCCACCTCGCCGTCGACGGCCTACGATGCAACGTGACCGTAATGGAAAAGTGTTAAAGTGTGGGGGTCGCCAATGTACGGCAGCTTTAACCTCCTAAGACCCAATGTACTTTATATAGGACGCTGAGTGTATGCGATTTTAGACTCTACGTCAAATCTCTTATCAGCAAATGATGAGTATAAAAGCGAGCACCGCTCGCACTAATTAGTTACTATGCCACCGTCGTGTAAATCGTGCGGTGGTGAGGGTCACTCACGTCGTAGCTCAAAATCGTGTGCAAACTATCTTCCATCGATTCGACAAAGAAGTAACTGCGATGGAGCATCTACAGAAGATTTTGATGTTGGCGTCGTCAAGAGGGGTCTCAATGGGGTACTGTGTCCTTTGCTTGAAGAAGACTTGCGCCGTCGTCTGACCGCTGAGATCAGATCGGATGTGGTCGAACTCTCAAGACTATACGTACTCCTTGGTGTGTTTGTAAATCACTGTTGGAACGCATACCCCAACGATGAATCGAACAGCGTTTGTACGTTTCAAGACATGATTAACTACGTGTACGCGCTCAAAGGCAGAGGGCCGCATGCGCACAAATTCGACGAAATGGTTCGCTATCACAACGGTATTACGTACTACAACGGACGCCTGCGCAATTATACGGTTCAAGAAATGGCTAAAACTTATTGGACGGTGTTGAAAACTAACATCACGACGCACGCCTATTCGCGCCTCGCCCGATACTTCGGAGTCAAACGAAACGATCCGACTCTGTATGCGGCTTACTATCACAAAGAATTTGGTGATGACGATATATCGAGAGTGTGTCGATTCATAAACGTCTCGAGCGACTGGCATTCGACAATACCGATGTGGATCGAAATACAACGAGAGATGTATGCGCGCGGCGAACAGTCCTTCGTCATCTTCCCGCAGCCGAGTCACGGTTTGAAGCACGTCACATACACCAGCAGAGGTTGGCACGAGTTATTGAGACGCGTCACACCCTCGAACATCACATCTAACTGGCCCTCCATAACGGATCACAAGAAAGACTTGTGGGCGCCGTACCTCGACACCAGCGTAGTGGACATGAAAAAGTTTGGCTGCTGCATTCAGACGGACGGAGTCGCCGTTTCGTTGTCGATGAACCGACCGAAGAGAAAGCCTGCATTACGAAAGAAGCCTATATCGACATTACCTAAATCGTATGTAACGGATACATTCAACGAAGACCGCATCGTGGCGGTGGATCCCGGTAGTCGTGTACCGGTGGCGGCGTGCGACTCTCACACCGGATTCAAACGCATCACCAAACGATGGGTGCGCTCACACACGTTGGAGTGGAAACGGGAGCGATACAGATCGCGCAAATTGAGACGTGTCGAACTGGACGAAGCCGAAGATAGACATCGCGTCGAGTTAGATATGGGAGTGCAGATCACGTGTCGTAACGGCCATCGAGTCAAGCTGTACACCGATTTCCGGCTAAAGTGGTTCGATGCGCGCCAACGTCCGTTCGAACGAACGCGCAAACTAACTCGATTGTCGTTCGACAAGTACGTTATGACGGCTCGCACCAACGAACGCATCGTGAGAGAGACGTTTCTCGGCGATACACCATCGGATCGGGTGTTGGTGCTGTATGGAGCGGGAGTCAACTTTGTCAACGTGGCCTGCTACAGCGGTCGCAAGTTCAAACACACAGATTTGTTACGTCGATTGAGATCGAGACGCAACATCAGAGTTCGACTCGTCGACGAATCGTACACCAGCAAAGCGTGCTCCGACTGCAACGAGCTGCGTAACGGAACGTACACCCGACTGCGGATGAACCATCGACTTCGTCGCGGCGTCTGTCCAGACTGCAACGCCGACGTCGAGCGGGACTACAACGCCGCGAAGAATATATTAGTTAATTTTCAGAGGTCCGCCGTCTGCAGGCCGAGCCCGAGCTGCGCCTCGGGCGTAACCACCAAACGTGACTCGCACTCGATGACGATACGGCCCATTTTTCAATGCGCCTTATCCGAGCCCGGGTCTTAGGAGGTTATAGTTTTAATAATATACAATTTTTACATCACATTTTATTTGTTTCATTCATCCATACACACCTAGGCGTTGAGACAACACGCAACCCTAGTAAAATTTACGATTATCAATCATGACTTTGATCATTCAATCGTACTCTCACGCGATCGTGGGCGATGCCTTCATACAGGATCGGGCCACCATCACGGAAGTCGGTAATCGCACGCGCAGAGTGTGTGCCGCCTTTCAAATTAAACCCAGAGACGCATGGACGTCAAACACGGAGGAAGCTTCGTTGCGCGTACTGGCCATCGTGCGCGGTGTACACTGTGATAACGTTATCGACACACCCAAGGTGGCGGTTTTACGCGACATGTTCGACGGAATGCACGACACGTTCGAATCCACCCAGATCGTGTACGAAGAGTGCCCCAAGTGTGGGTGCGAGTTAACGATTCACAACGACGATTGTCGCGGCGGTCACGGTTCGGTTGGTGAGTTTCACACGTCGGCAGTGGTGAGACGCGACGCCGCTTACGCCACCGACGCTAGAAAATTGCAAAAGTACCTGAACAAAAAACTCGGCTACATGGCGGCGGGTTATGAATCTACTTACGAGTCCGTTGTAAGGACGCTGACGATGGACAATAAATTAAACATGACCGCCACACAGCTGTCCTTGGACGACAGCGCAGCCGTGGTCGTGCTGACGTTCGAGTACACGGTAGCGGACGGTAGCGAGGTGTGCGCACCGTTCGTCTGGGATGCCACGGCCCCGGACGTTCTGCGCTGCCACACCGTTGCTTGTCTGCGAGACGTGCGTTACGACGGTGAAGCTTTAACTAGAATTTTCGATGCCGCCGTATCCCTCGAAACGGACGACGGTATTTCGTGTATCAACGAACTCAGCGTGACCGAAGCCGGCGGTGAGGGAACTCACTACATGCGTCGAACCGTAAGCGCCGTTGGTAGTAACGAAGAACTCGCAAACACCGACGACAGTTCTAGAAACATCAACTGTCGTGGCGTGCTCTGTGACGGAAGAATCGTAAAATTTCGCGTTAGCGGTGCCATGGTGTCGGTCGCCCCTATACCGATCACTTTGTGTCCAACGTAAGTGTTCAGCTTAGTCGTCAGGCTCAGTCTTACTGAGCCTGATTAATTCGTTTATACTCGACACCGTTGTCCCATGTACGTGCCAAAGCTTTCCCGATACTCGTGAATTAATTCTTGCGCCGGCTTCCGACCTAAAATAACACCGAACCAACCACCGACCAGCAGACCGCATATCGCACCTGCCGGCAGAGCAACCAACTGACTTATACCGCCCGCTATCCAAAAACCGGCTCCAGCGTTGGTAGCCACTACACCCATACCGGTACATAGACCGTCGCCTGCGCATACCAATAATCCCATCACTCTGTCACCCGTTCCCCTGGCTATGCCCTTGGTGACGGTCACGGCCTTACGCCACGCCTCCTGGAGTTCCGGTGACATGCGCTGCTCGTCATCAATGCACATCGGCACCTGTGGCGGTTCAGCGGTATAGCCGGTACGCTCCAACGTTGTGTTCCGTTCACCATCATCAACTACGGGCGTGTCTGTCGTCATATTCTCCTGGTACATGATTTTTAAACGGCTTTATCTTTGGTGGGTGGTGAACTACCAACCGATTCAGACTGATCCGCCTGCGCAGGCGATGAATCTTCTTCTGAATTTTTACCATCATCCGAATGCTCAGGTTTTGGTTCTGTGCCCGTTTTATCAATAGAAGCGGTAGTGGTATCTATGAACACATGAGGATCCACCGGTGGTGAAAGAAGCCTGAACGCCATGTCGAGATGCGGCGATCGAGTGTGTGCAAATTTGTTGGTACCGAAACTCACGCGATATTGTCGGACGATTTTACGCATCTCCCTACCCCCGATCAACACGCCGGCAAACACTCCGAACAGTGCTCCAGTAATACCACCAACGAAAAATCCACATAGCTGACTGATGGCACCCACAATCCAAAACCCGTCACCCGAGTTTACCAGCGCTGCCATGGCACCCGTACTCATAGCGTCAACCGTGCCTATTGTGACGCCGAGCGCCCTGTCTCGAACAAAATCCATCGTCTTATTGTAACCGCTTCGAATCGATGCCTTTAATGCGATCGCCCTAGATTCGTCATAATCAGCATCGCCTTCGTTAGTGTCGATTGAACGCAAGAATTGTTGGTATTGCGGTTCGTTGATAACCATGTTACGTATGTACTGCATCAGTTCTCGATCGTCGTACTGCGGTTTGGCGACGACACGTTCGTATTGTTCCCCGCCGCTCATCATCATTTACTCTGTATACGTTTGAAAAGTCTCAACATTTCACAAAACAAAGTCCTTACATCGGCACAAAGCGTTCGCAATAAGCACATCCTAAGAGTTTGGGGTCGAACACGCCTGGCCATTTTTGTTCGTTTTTACCGAAACACGATGCAAAAAAATTTCAAAAGGCCATTAGATGGAGTTGTCTTTTTGTTTTTTTGTATTTTGACAATCTCATCATCCTACGGTGTATACACTGGCCTATCGAACCCTCTCATATTTTTATAATACTGATGCATGCAACGAACCTACGGCCGATTGTGCGATCGCAACAATCGACGGATTGTGGACCTACGAGATTAACGCGGACTCCGAACCGCGGATCACCTCCGTGAGATTCGAACTCGAGACCGGTTGCACGCCAATCTCATAGTCAAACCCTTGCACCACGGAGGATCACATTTACAACACCGAATTTGTTGTTCTCTACAAGGATGTACTACATAACTTTGGTAAAACTTGGTAGAAGTTGCAATTAATATCGATAGTAATTTTTATATAGTATTTACCAGGCAATTGGGGCAGATGGGGCAGGTGGAGCAGCAAAAAGTAGTAAACCGTCAAATGCCAAAATCAGTGTACTGACGAAACTTTTTGGCGATTTTCGTGTTTTCAATGCCCCACCTGCCCCATCTGCCCCGATCGGCTTTCAACTGCATTATAATATTTTATATAAATTTTGTTACAAGTAGTAATTAACCTCTCAAGACCCGGGCTCGGATACGGTGCATTGAAAAATGCGCCGTATCGTCATCGAGTGCGAGTCTTTGTCGGTGGTTACGCCCGAGTCGTTGTGTTTTGACTGTCCGTGTCTACCAAATGTCGGCGGTAAATTTGCAATTTGGTATACACTTGGAACACTCGTAAACATTTTTGTAAAATGAAACAATATTTACTTTTTTGAATTGGTTTTAATTACAATACACAACAATAACCCGTCAATGCTCCCGTTTTCTCCGTAGATTTGCGTGATGACGAGTCGGAGCTATAACCCGTCGATGCTCCCGTTTTCTCCGTAGATTTGCGTGATGACGAGTCGGAGCTGTGCGAATCTTCATCCGCCTCCGTATCGCTGGAATGAACGTCGACGAATTCGCGACGACACACTTTGCAGTATATTTGATTCGACGCTTTCAAGAATACAATATCTCCGCTACACGTGCAATCGGGTGGAACGTACTTGCCGGTTTTTTCTTCAGTCCAATATAGTAACCCTTCACCACAACTCGTACAGAAGCATTTAGCCAGAGAGTGTAGACCAATACTTTTGTAAAAATTGTAACTGTCGCTGTCGTCGCTTTCTTTATCACAGTTTGCGCAACTCTTAAAACGATCCATGTTCATCTCTTCCATTAGTACGTACACATCATGCGGTAAAGACTCCACGAACAGTTTAATGAAAGTTTCTTCGGGTAGTTCGAGTCGATGTAGATCCTTGTACCAAGACTCGGCGGTTGTCAACAGCTCCAACATATCATACCGATCTACGGCGTACTGACACAATTTATTATGTTTTGTGCAACAAAAGTAATCGGGCTCTTCAGACCATTCGTCGTCGTCATCAGTATGACGACCGTAGTGGTTTCCACATGCTTCGATTCTCTTCTCAAATTCTGCCTTGCTGCAAATTAGCTGTTCCTCAAGAGATAAATTCTCGAACAGCTGTGCCAACGTCCGATCACTTTGAAACATGGTCGTCGAATAACATACATAGAACGATTTCGTAATTATAACTTTTTATTCGACACAACAGTCGACGATGAAGCGTCGCATATTTCAGGACGCATCGGGGGTGTCGTATCGTACATTTGAATGTTGAACACGTTGCGAACAAAGTAGTTTGTACAATTGTGCATGGTGTGCACAACTTGCTCAGCCGTCAACCAGTCGCCTATCATGTTGGTGTTGTCCGTGTCATATTTATGCGACAATTGTTCGATTGTCAAAAGTCTCAGCTCCGTTTTCAAATTATTCGTAAACTCAGTGCCGTAGAAAACTTCCGGATTCTCGGTGCGCACGCGTAACCACGCAAGTACGGGATTCGGGCACTGGAATTCGAACGCCTTCACCGCCCCATCGGTCCATGCCAACGAACTGTTACCCGAACATCGGTTGCGCTTGCGCCTTCCGCCAACTTCCCTTCGCAATTTTTCATAGCCCTGTATCGAGGCGTCGATGAGTTTACGACGCGAATCTTGACCGCGCATCACCATCAAGCGTCTTTCGCCCGACTCGCGGTCCGTGAACAGATATCCAACCAACCACTCCTTTTTGTGTGGTTTGTCCGCCATATCGGGTACGACTCTGTTCTCGATCGATCGTAGTGCGTTGCGATAGCGCGCGTTCTGCTCCACGTTTCTGTCCGCCAGCTGATAGTTGAGCGCAAACTGTTCGAGCGACATGTTCGCCTGCATGGCCATATCTTTCATTTGTAGACGCATTTCGTACTCGCGCTCTTTCCAAGCGGACGCCTCGCGTTCGTGTGCCAACCGTAGTTCGGATACCTCCAGCTTGCTCTCGGTTAACTCCAATCGCGCACGCATCGCATCCATTTGAGCCTCGGCGACTCGTTTGTCGTATTCGGCCGCGGCGCTGGACGTCGACGGGCCCGGATTCGACCAGTTTGCACCTCGGCCCTCGTGCGTGATCGCGTGCACGGCGTTCATTCCGCTGGCGATCTCGCACGGAGCGTCCGCCGCCATATCGTACTTTCCTTCGTCACACAGCTTCGGCAGCAGGTCCGAGTTGATCCAGTCGCGGAACTCCTGCGCCTTAGGCATTCGCGACGCCTGAATCAGTTCGAAGAGGCCGGCACGATTGATGAATTTCGACTGTGGATGTAGTGATGACGTATGCGCCTCGTAACGAGGCGCTACTATATCTTGGAGTTGTACTATACTCTAAAATCCTCGCGAATGGGTTCGCCAGAAGCCACAGCTGGCCATCATTGTCTCTGATGCTGATCACCTCCAAATCTTGGTTCGCAAACTGTACTTTGACGATTGACATACTGAATAGATTTTGTTATAATTAGGACTATAAATTATATTTAGGTAGCTCGTAAGTAGATCTTGTTGCCGCAAGATCTGATAACTCAACTGTCTCAATCGACCGGGATGTTGCACGTAGCCTCGGTAACTACTGATAAAAATTAACCTTTTGAACCTCGACCAATTAGCGCCATGATAATTGGCGCGCTGATTATTGATTGGTTACAGTATTGACCAATAAAAAATTTGTCGTTGAACGCTGTCGCTCATCTGACATAAATAAATGGAAGTGTCTAATGTTAAAGTTTTAGCCGTTAAGAATTCTACTGGTCTGTTGAGGTCTTCCTTCAAGCGCTACGTAGTAGACACGTGCAAGTTAGTGTACAGGTGGTTCTGGTTGGACAAACTCATCTAACCAGGTTACAGTGCACAACAGTCGTCGCGAAGGCGACTGTAAGTGTAAATGATACAAATGGTTAAATACAACAGATTATATTTATTGGCAGATATCGTTGAATTTTGCAATAACAGCGGAATCAAAATCCATGAGGCCGAATCGTTTTCGGATCAAGTAGCGATGGTAGTTGTTCGCCGCTTCGGTTATCTGCTCGTCGGTGAACGTGACCGTGTCGCGATCTAGCGGTCGCTCGCGGAACGTAGCTTCGTCGCGAGTCTCGGCAATCTCCTCTTCGATAACTTTGCGAATCGTCACCGCCACATTTGAATGTTGCACCAGACACAGCCGCACGGCATGCTCCGCGTCCGTCAATTGTAGCGACTCAAAGTCTTCGATTCGCATCGCATCCTTCTTCAGATTCTGACGACACGCCACCACGTCGGCTGCGTATTTCGCACGAATCTCGTCCGCCGTCAACACTTTGAACAGCGTCTTGGACGTGTTCTCCTCGGATAGACCGTAGAATAGATTCGTGTACGTCATTCGCACCTTGTTCCAAACGGTGACTGCGTTAGGGCACACCACTTCGTAGAATTTCGTGCACGGAATCAACCATTCGTAGCCCGCGGGCGGCGGTCTACCCTGCGTAATGTATCGATGTACGATTCTGTCGCAAAAGTCCACCTCGGCGCGTTGCGTCCTACGCACTCGAACGAACATGCGACCATCTTCATAATAATAGTACACCGCTATCATCTCGTCCTTATCGGGTCGGTCGTCGAGCACTGGTACGATACGATGCTTGAGCGTGTCCATTTGATTGCGTAGCGCTTCGTTCTGACGCACGGCTCCGTCGGCGTACAACGCGTTCGCACAAAACTGTAGACCCGCTCCGTTGGCGGTGCGGGTCAATTCTTTGATGGCCATACGCATACGTTCCAGTTGGGCCTCGTATTCGGACATCATGCGCGCCTCACACGCCGCCGCCACATCTCGCATCGCAAGCATTCGCTTCTCGTACGCGGCTATCGTCTGACGGCATTCCGCAATGCGTGCCTCGTGGTCGGCCGCGACGTTTCGCATCGCCGACATGCGCTCCTCGTACACCGCAATTGTCTTATCGCGTTCCGCCACTTGACTTTGTGTCTGAAGTTTTGCAGTCAACAACTCAATTTTCAGTTCGGCGACCTCGCTGGACGTGTTAGGTGTGCGATCCATCCACGGCGCGTCTCTACCGTCGTGCGTGACCGCATGCACGGCGTTCATGGCGCTTGCAATCTCCATAGGTGCGTCCCTCGCCATGTCGTAGCTTCCATCGTCACACAGTTTCGGCAGTAGCACAGAGTTGATCCAATTCTTGAACTCCAACGCCTTGGGCATCCGCGACGCCTGAATCAGTTCGAACAGGCCCGCGCGGTTGATGAATTTCGACTTTGCTTGAACGTATGATGACGTCAGATAGGTCTCATCGCAGCGATGAGACCTGATGTTCTCAAACGATCGTTGGTTTTTATCGCTAACAAATTTAGCAATTGCGTTGGGTGCGCTAACGTACTCTAATATACGCGCAAAAGGGTTTGCCAGTAACCACAACTGACCACCATCGTCTCTGACGCTGACAACTTCAAAATCTACATTCGCAAACTGTACTGAAATGACCGACATTATTGATGGATTTGTAGAAAATAATTACTAAATATATAAGTAGATCTTGCGCCAACAAGATCTGATAACTGTCTCAATCCGAAAGTGATGTTGCACGTAGCCTCGGTATCTGATGATAACGAATGACCTGTGACCCTCGCCCAATGAGCGCACTGATTCGTTCATGTACACGTGGATAGATGGAGCTAGTTGTGTGAAATGAAACAAAAGACGTATACCAATTTATTTTATTGTTCGTATGGCGGTGGCGGCGGTGGTGGCGGAGGTACCAACGACGGTCTGGGTGGTGAGCCGAAAAAGTTGTAATTGTTCGTAATGTTTACCATGCGGCCGCGATCTCGAATCAAACTCACCGCATCGTACACTTCTTCGGCGGTGTACGATACGTTATCCGCGCTAGGTGGACGATTGACTTCGTTGTCGATCACGCTCTGGTCGTCACACTCGTCCACGGCGCGTTTGATGCGCGCCAGCGCTTGTTCGTGCGAGACGTGACACTGGGCCACGCACTCGTCTGCGTCGTTAACCCCCAGCGTCTTCAACCATTCCAGCGTAATTTCGTCCTCAGACTCGTACTGCACACGCAGCTCCGCCTCGTTCATGAACTCGCACTCGGTGCGCGCCGTTCCGTTGATGTAGCGCACTCCATAGAACAACAACGGATTGGCGTCGCGAATCTTGTTCCACAGTATCAACGGATTGGGACAGTCGCGTTTCACCAGCAGCGTGCCGTTCAGCAGATACTCCTTTTCTCGATTATACAAAGTTCTTCGAAAAAGTCGAACCGGGGTATCGTAAAGTGTATCGGGAGTACGTCGAACATAATTTTACCGATCTAATGCGGTACGTTCGAGCTCATCATCCCACTGTGGAATGGCCTGAATCGAATGAGGAATGGTACGACTTGCTCGAGTCAGCCATGGAGATCGGAGTGACAAACATGGACCCCGATGCAATTCGTCGCGCAGTCTTAGGATTGTGTTGCAAATATAACTATATAATGGAACACGATGCCGATCGTAAAATGTTTCATCATTACATGGATCAACCGTGTACTCTAATAAGAGGTGTAAATGTCAATGCGTGCATCGATTGTGGCGAGTTTACAAATACGTTGACTATGTGCAAGAGAGTGGTGTGTGGTCGTTGTTATAAAGATCCAGAATGTAATTATTGCGACAGATGCGTAATAAAAATATATTGTTAAAAACAGTTTTTTATTTGATTAATCCCTAACAGGTACCTTGCATTGACAAATGGTAGAGTCAGTTACACTTGCCGATTTGTCGCAGTACAACTCCAGTCGTCCCTGTGAGTGGATTACCGGTCATTTAATTCAAAAAATAAATAACCTTTGATAAGTGCTGGTCGTCGCTGTTTATAAATTATCAAAAATGCATTGTTTGAGCTGGTATCTACAGGGGCATGCGAATGAGCGCACAATAGAATACAGTAAACGAGGCCGTTATGCAGTCGCGGATAAGGAAACATATGACAAACTGCCATATTTTGTACAAGATTTTCTGAGCTTGGGTGGCGTTAACATCGTCAGAGAGGATGAAGTGCTACCTCGCGAAGAATGGTTCAACGAGAAAGCCGATAGTCTTGAAGAAATGTGCATGAACGTCGTCGCTCGGAAGTTTCGCGACCGCTACGATGATTTGAAAACTTTTGACTTGGAAGTGGCGCGAAAATTTCGCGATTATCTACGAAACGTCGGTGTACCGTGGAAGTTATGCGCTCCCATGTTCTTTAAATGTACCCTGTACACTGGTTCACTTCCAATGCTGATTAATATAAAAAGCGAGTGCCCCCGTGGTCATGCAAGTAAAAAAAAATTTGTTATGGCATCTCTCTTCTGCAGGGAATGTGGCGACGAATTCGTCACGAAACCAAATTCTAAACCCAAATATGAATATGTATATGATTACGACATGTAAATAAAAAACTGAATTTTTAAAGAATAATGTATTTATTTATTTCTACGAAAAACACCGTTACATGCACAAGTTTTCTGCTTATAAATCAATTTTTTCTCGTTATAAAATGTGCACATCCCAAACCTTGCCTGCATACAGTTCCTTGAATGACACCACCGGGTCTCCCCGATGACATCCACCTTCACAGTTTGATCCAAAGATATTACAAGGTCCTATTCCACAGTAGTGACCCTCGTGCACTTTACCGTCACCACACACGGACACTTTACATATTCCTTCGTACGAGTTGACACCGTAAGATTGTTGGATCGGATTGTATGTAGCCCCTTCAAAGTCCACGCAACGCATCCCCACGTTTTTTCTCTGCACCTCTGGCGTGTTCGGCACTCCATATATTAATTTAGTTCTAAAAGCTATGGTGGTGTAACCGCAACGTTCGCTGACACTTTGGCGCACCACCAAAATTCCAAAAAAGATGATTACACGAAACATTTTCTTCTCATTATTTCTTAGGTCTACGCACGTACGACGGATTCACACGGGAACAGCTGGTGATGTTAACTTACGATGACCAGTAGTGGTTCGGGTCTTGATCCCCCTTGTTGAAACCTATACGAGTTCCAAATGTTACTGGTGCGGTTGGTGTGGTTGTAGTCCTGATGCGCCTGGGTGGGTATGTCAGCTGACAAATCGGCTCCACCGGCGGTGCGGCTGCGACTGCTAGCCAACAACCAACTACAGATGCGATCGCAACAATTACGGCAAGGAGTTTCATTGCGTTTTTTGTGCACAACGTATAGTAATCGACTTACAAATGAGCTGTCATCGTAGCAAACTTCGGTATTTATTGTTTTTTCCGTCGCTAAAATAAAACACTTGTGACATCGAACTGTTTCTAATCAAACGGAAATACCACGAACTATATCGTGACATTTTACCGTCCAAACCCGCACTCGTTACGGACGTAGTGTCGAGAGTTTAACACAGATGGCGCGCCAATGAAGTAATTACGCGTCGTAAGAATGGTACTAGTGTTTCATTGGTAAACAATAATGGTCTCGTTGATCACAGATCGCTACGTGTGGAACGACGAAGATTCGGAAGTGCAAATTTTACAGATTCAACGTAACAAACGTACGACAGACAGTGTTCCAGTGTTCAATTACGATTACTACATTCCTGCCGAACAAGTTGCTAACATACTCGGTTACGAAGATACGACGTTGGCGATCGAAAGACACGTTAATATTAGATTGGTGCGGCTCTGGGGCCATTTAATGAGTATGTTAAAAAATTCAAGTGATAAAACCTTGAAGGAGTCTTACGATGCTCTGTCGGTGCCTTCTCATTGGCGTTTCGATACCCGTTTCGTGTCTGTAGTCGGCGTGTACGCACTCATCGTTCACTCTGATGATGCTACTAGAGCCGACGATTTTCATACGTGGTTCTTCGATAGTGTTTTATCGAATGTGATATCGAGTACCACAATGCGAGATATAATGCTGGGCATTTTCGATAGGTAACAACGGCTATGTAAATAGAATATAATTTACATACGCTATGGACGAACAACTTGTGACAATTGAACACACAGCTGATGCTTCTGCAGAATATCGTAAATCTTAACGCGTCCATTGCAAAAGTTAACGCTGGTAGCCGCGAATGTCGCGCTACTCTGCAGTCGAAAATTCTAATAACATCGTTCGCTAGAGAACGTGACAGGCTGATTGCAAAACTTGTTTTTACGTATGATTCAACCTCCAAAATGCCACGTCACGTGTTCGATAAAATATGGGAAGTTTAACCTCCTAAGACCCGGGCTCGGATACGGTGCATCGGACAGTGAGCCGTATGGAGTGCGGGTCTGTGTCGGTGGTTACGCCCGAGTTGCGACTCGGGCGAGGCCTGCAGAGGGCGGACCGAGATTTTAGTTTTCCTACGGCGTCACGACATTTGGACAAATTCGTGACACGGTGCGATATCCCTATCGAGACACCTGGTCGCCGGCAACGTTTGACTCCGTTTAGGAGACAGAGGCGTACTATTACATTCCGGGATTCGGCAGACTCGGGACCTACTAGTTTTACACGGACTCCGAACCGTGAACCGATTTCGTTTAGCCTGTGGTTCGAACCCTCGACCGCCGAGACGCAGATGTATCGTCGGTCGGGTGTTCGAACCGTTCGGCCACGAGAACGATTGTGAGTCATGCCAAAATCAACGTATCGGTGCGGCGTTTGTGACGTCAACTTACTCAGAATGAAATAGAGTCTAAAATCGCATACACTCAATGTACCGTGTATAGTACGTTGGGTCTTATGAGGTTAAACAGATGAAACTCGAGGTTGCACAAAATACAAATTTATTCCTATTCAAACGTCAAAGGATAAGAAACAATTTTAGCCACGCCGAATATGCTTTCAGGGTTGATCGGATCTATCGAACATGTAATGTTGTTATCATCTAGTTCTATGGTGTCCGTTGTCAGTGCCCGCAGGTGGTGTGTGTACCAATCTGGAGATGCTTCTATGATTGTATGGCCGTCGTGCGTTGTTTCGGTATCGCCACCGACCGTGTACCTCAGGTCCATCATCAAAATGTGGCAGGCGTTATCGAACTGAACAATCACGGACACTGCGTTCGTAGCCGGATTAGACTCGATGAAACTTTTAATCTGCACATCGTAGAAACTAAGAACACGCGCTGCGTCCGAGTCTTCGCTTATTTCGCAGGCGGCCACGCACTGTTTAGCTACAAAGTCCACATCATCCGTTAGAGCACAATCGACGGAATCGATTGGTGGTAAACGAATCCACTCCAATGTGGGTCTGAATTCTCGCAACACTCTCTCATAGCGGACGACGTGATCGCGGGCATCCAAAAAATAGGCGTCTCGGAGCACGGGCGCTTCGCCTAATTTGGGTAGTTGTTGCAGTAGACTGAGCGGTCCCATAGGTTTTAGTTCTTCACACGGTAGCACCATCAATATACGGTTTAACAATGAATCATATCGAAACAATACCAGTAATGACTGTAAAATTACACGAACTGAAACACCCATTTTCAACAATTGACGTGCGCAGACTAAAGATTCGGGCCCGGTGACACCGGGCCCGAGACTATTACGTGCTCATTGAACGGCTGTGTTTACATATCTCCAAGTGTTCGGTACGCGCTATAAGACTTTGCGTGCGGCATTGTTCTAGATTTTTTGATGGTTGTTACGTTATCATTCCAATCGGACAACTGTAGCTTAACCTCTACGTGAGTTTCGGCTGGGAAAAATCGAGCGGGAGGCTCATTGAGAACATAATTTCTGTCGAGTGTCTTGACAGCATTTCCATAATGAAATAGCACAAACTCGGGCACGCCTTCTAGAGGCGTGTTTGTTTTAAGCGATGCGCGCACTAGTTCTTCGGAGCCGCGTATCGACAGATCGCATTCAAAATACATCAGCGAGTCGGAAGCGTATCGTCGGGCCGCATTCGCGTACGGAGACTTTACGTGTTCGCAAGCGCCGCACGATGGTGAGTAGAATTTTACTACGGCCGATGGTACATGGTCTATTCTACGGATTGAAAGTATCCCTCTTCGAACTGTAACGTCGGAGGGTGTTAGCGTAAATACGTGGTCCATCATTTACTGTAACGGTGGTCAGTCTCAAACGCCACGCGACTATGGCGGAGTCTAGACGCAAACCACGCAAATTGAACGTCGATTTTTCCGTAAAAAGTGATAATGATGATGGTGAAAATGCACACGCTTTGGATTTTATCGACGATGACGTGGATAGTGAAGAATTCGATGAAGACGATGAACAAGATGAATACGAAGATCGTTTTAAAGACGACGACGACGACAATGACGACGAAGATGAATACGACGATGAGTCAATCGTGAATGAATATTACGAAGACAAATCGGGAAACGTCGACGCGGACGATATGTCTATTGGTGAAGCTTGCGATACGGAAGACGATGAAGCCGTAGAGCCACCCATACACATGTACGAGCGTCAGAATGAATTACATACGGGTGAAACCGTATTACACTTACAATCACGCCTGACCAAATTTGAAAAGGCCAGAGCTATCGCATTGCGTGCGGAACATTTGCAGCAATTTACCAGACTAAACGGTGTACTCGATGTTAAATATTTACCGCAACTAAAAGTCGGTAGCACGGAAATGCTCATAGAAGTGGCCAGGGGTGAAATGAACCGAGGCACTATGCCCTTTGTTGTTTATCGTCGTCCGACAGCCCCGAAAGCAAAATGTAAACCAATACCAATCCCAATAGAAGACCTACAACCACCTTTGCGTTAGCTCCACTTGATGGTTGGTCGAGTGCTTCGCTTTTAATAGTACCTTCTTCTATCGTGTATGATAACGGAGGCATGTTCACCTTGCGTATAGTTACGAAATATGCACCGCCGACTTTAGTAGGTACATTACGAATTACGGCATCGATCGACATGATGAGCGCAACTTTAGTATTAATTGGGTACTGGGCAATTTTAAAGTAGCCACCATCACCCCAGTGCTCGCCCCACGAGTTCCTACACTTCCAGTACGGTATAGGTTTAAGATTTCCGTTCATATCAAAAACGGTATGCGTACCCCACCCGACGATCACAACGCTGTGCGTTCCACGTATCAAGTCGTCCGATATGCTTTTCTTGAAAAAGGTCAACTTTCTAGTTCTTTGAGTTTCCTTGTAGTCGATGCGTTCTTGATACACGCCACCGTTAACCGTGGTGAATAGGCCGTCTGTAAAATTATCGTAAATTACCATGTTGGCACAGACCGTGCCCCTGTTCAGAATATGGGTCTTTACCGCGTTGTAAGCGTTCGTCGTTGCGTTCGTGGGTATTACAGATTTCTGATCTATCGGTACGGACACCGCATCTACTGATAATATTTTGAATGGTACCGCGTCAACACACCGAGGCGTCGGTATCAGTGAGTCTAAATATCGCGCTTTGCTCTCGTGCGTTTCAAAGTGTAGTTGGGACTTGTTAGTTCGACACTGGTCATTATTCTCGCACCAATCGTATTCAGTGCAACTGCCACCCGAAGTAAAACTGACTTGATGAGACTTAATGCGTTCCAATAATCTGTAAGTACTACCACCTCCGCAACCGGATCTGCTCACAGCCTGCTTCATGAGAGTCGTCACTGAAACATGAACGTCTTTGGAACTGTCAACTAGTCCACTGATGACTAGGGTGTCGCTCAGCATAGTCGACGCGGAAAACGCCCAGCATGAACCGCACCTGAATTGGTTCATGGGCTTTACTATCAGTGCCTTTTTGCGACGTGTCATTTCAGTCTCGCCGCTTGCCATAATACTTGACCAGTCCCACATCACGGGCAATTGTGGTTGTGAAGGTGACGATGCCGTAGTTACTACATCGCTACCGGGCGGGAGGCTTATGTCGGTGTTGTATATCATACCATCCATATCGTATGTTACGTTTTACATTTCAGGACTGTTTGTACATCCAAACGCCTAACATTACTATAGCTCCCAAGACGAGAATTGTCGTAGTCCAGCTACCATCTGAAGACGATGACGATGGTAATTGTGCCACTTTCGCGAATGGAATAGTTTTAGCTGTACCGTTGAAAGTCAACTTTGCATGTAGAGGCAAACCTGCCATTTTCAAAATGGGCGCATCCGTCGCCCATTGCGGGTTCAAGTGCTTGTACGTACGTATGGCAGTACCGTCAGCTTTTATTTCATTCGTTAGAAACTTACATGAAAATTCGAATGCGTCAGACCCGTTAACAGGTACCCACCCCTTCTCAGGCTCGTCCAGAATACACTCGAATATTAGGGGTTTATTACTAGTTTTAGTGATTACACCTGAAACATTACCGAGTTTACATCCAGCTTGCTCGAATATTTTTGATAGGGGTGCGTACATAGTTTTCGTCTCGTACGGATTGATGTCGGTAGCCTTACGTTTGATACGCAATTTGATTGTATCGTCGTCTACATTCTTTTTGTCGAAGGACAGGCGACTGTCTGTAGAGATGAACTCGTAGACTTTTTCCGGTGTGAGCACAACGCGCGGTAGTATTTGCGAAATAAAACCGATTCTGTTTAAAGTTACGTAAGTCATGGTAACAAAATATTAAGTTTACATTTGTCAGACGCAAGTAAGACACTGTACAGTAATGTCGTCTATGTGTGCCAGCATCACTACACCCAGCCACGGCTCCGCCAACGGTTTATCCATAACCATAGACAGCACCGCATCGAAGATGTGTTGGTGGGACACACGCCCGCTGACAGAGACCTGCGTGTACACGTGTCCGGTGCGTTTCAAATCACCACAGAGGTATCACATTAAGAACGGCTACAGATTCAACGAGTGTGCCACTCTTAGAGATAGGGAAGCGGATTCAAAGGCGAGTGTCGAATATGTGGGCGCGTTCTGTGGACTACCATGCGTTCTATCGTGGGCAATGGAAAAAGCTAAAGATGATCCGATATTCTCAAACAGCGTGTCGATGATTAACTCGTTTTATGCCGCAATTAAACCACACGTCACGGTTGGACTGAAGCCGGCAGCCCCGAGAGAAATTCTCGTGGAGTTCGGCGGTTCGTTGTCGATTGACGAGTACAGGGCTCAAAACACCGACTGGGAACACGTTAGAAGCACGCTCGTAAAAAACGGCAGCGGTATGACTTTCATCACACCGATATTTGAAAATGTAAGCTTATGATCACAATAAAAACGACACCATTTAATTGCAAGTATTTGTTTTATTCAGTTCACTCTTTCCATTTTTTACCACATCCACTACACACGGCGAACACCGTCATCGGTTCGTCTCCGCCGCGCACTTGACGGGCAAAGGCGTAAATTTTTCTAGATTTACAGCGGCGACATTGCAGGGCACCATCAACTACCTCCGGATTTTCAATGATCGATAGAAGGCACGACTCTTCGAATACGTATTTGGCGAAGCAAGGTAGCTTACTGTAGTATCTGTCGGAATCCGCCATGTAAAACGATATGCGTTTACTACGCTTATACAATACAGCCTTCACTATGGTGACTAGTGCGGTCTTGGCACCTGCTACGCTCACTGCGCGTTTATTCAGAGTGCCCGGTGTGAACAGTGCGATTACGTTGTGGCTGAACGCAATGTGTTGTTGTCTGCGTTCGTTAGGTATGACGGGCGGAATCAGACTGATGTACGATCCTGCGATATTGAATCGCAAAAGAGTGGTGATAATCTCGAATCACGTAAACTACTTCGATTGGTTGATTGTGTGGGTGTGTCTCATGAAGCTCCGGCGACGCAACGTGATATTTTGTGCAAAACGACACCGAAGCGGTAAAGCGGGAGTGGGTCATTTCCTTAACGCGTGTATGCGCGCCGCGGGTTTCATTGTAATCGAGCAGGACATCAACACGGATAACGTAACGTTGGTTCACGAGGCATTGCGCATACGAGACTTGAATGAATATTGCGTTGTGTTATTCCCAGAGGGTAAGCTACTAACAGGTACGCAGGGTAAAATATTTCTGAAACAGCAGCGACAAACGAAAACCACGTTGGGTGGTAGTACAGACAGCGTCATGAGAGACAGTTCAACGACTGACGAAGCTTTGAAATATACATCTGTGTTACCACCTCGCACGCGTGGTTTCGAGTTAATAATGACCACACTCGGCGAACAATGCGATGCTGTGGTTGACGTGACGTTAATGTACGCATATCAGCGCGACGTTGAGCCTTCGCCTACGATGGTTCCGAAGGCGGTGCGGGTGTACATGCGCCGTCTCGATATCGCGTTCAGCGGTGCCGATAAAAAGTCCTACGATCGGTGGCTACGTGAATGGTTTGTCCAAAAGAGTATGCTTATAGACGATTTAAATTCCGGATTCGACGTAGTAATACCGCCAGATAGACGGGCGCTCGTCGTAGATCCCCCACAGTCTGTAGTAAGAATGCATGCGATCGTACCTTCGACGGTGACGGCGATAACTGCTTTGGTGTCTGTGCGCGCGTTCATGGAGTTAATTCGTAGATATCGGTCTAAGTAAATGGCTAAACCTAATTGCAATAACATTGAACATGCAGATTTTTTAAGTTATTATTCGGACAGAGTCAACGAGTTCGGGTGTAGAGTTGACGCACTAATAAGTAGTGCCATGCGAACTGAAGCCGGACTGGAACGGCTAATGGACAGTGTGAGACGCGTGCGCACAGAGCATATAAGAAATATATCTCCGTCTCGTTCGATTCCATCGCTGATAAGAGCGCTTGACGCCACAGCTCTCAACGATTAATGGCAGTACTCTTAGCAAAAGTCGGTACGACGTTTAACACAAAAATTGATCAGTATCACACATACTCCGAGCACGGTAGCACTACTGTCTGAGTTCGCAATAAAAACGTGTCAATTTTTCACTATGTCTAACGAACAACTATTCGGGGTAGGTCATGACGATCTAGACTTTCACTCGCAACGGCACAATAACTTCACCCAGGATCACGAAGTTACACTCGGTGCTCCGACTGCTTCTCGGCACATGTACCTGTCGACACCGCCCACCACTGCGTCCACCTCCACCTCCATATCGATGTACTACGACATGAATTCTACGCAAGTCGGCTACGAAACGTCAGTCGGACAAGGAAACTCGTCCACGATGGTCGCCTACGGTCAACATCACCAACAGCAAGTGGCGGTACGACACCCGACACCGCCTAAAAAGAGCATTAACCGCTACACGGCTAATGTAACGGAGAACGAATCGAATTCAACGATTCAAAGCTTGGATGAATTTGCCAAGACGGCAACCGCGACCGCCGGCTTGTTCGGTGCCACACCGTTAATCGGTACGATAGCGGGCCAAGTGAAATCGCCTCACGACGATAGAAGTAACGCCATTTCGTCGGCGGTAACGGATGCTCTGTCGTCTTATGTGACTTTTAACAATAACACCGCAGGCGGTTGCGACGGCAAGAGGAAACAGCGTTCTCAGGTCACTACACCTAGTAACTCGACAGATGTACGCGGGTGCAGCGGTGATGATTGTAACGAAGTCATACTCGAAAACACAGTCGAGGAAGACGTCGCAGTCGTGGCATCGGACGGCGATCACGCAAGTCTACTACTACAAAAGAAGAGTGTCGGCGATGATTCGGCGCCGGTACAACACAAGACTACAACGAATCCTCTCGCTTCGCGCGTAAACAAACGACGCAAAACCGTAACCGTTGCAAACCGAGTGATGTTCGACGATGAGGTGCCCTCAAAACTCGCTCGACGCGCCGACGATTGCGACATTAGCGATATTATTTCGCGTTTGGAAAGCGTGGAGAACGTTATAAACGCGTTCAATTTGCGAGTGGCTGGCATAGAGAATTTAGTATTGCAGACTAAAGTTGAATTTCAAAATTATATGCTGACACAGGCTAACAATACAATATCCAACTTATCAGGAGGTTTACCGATACATCAGTCATCGCCGGTTGTAATAAGTCCCATTAATGCTGCCGCCGTTGCTAGTTCATCCGCCGCTTCGACGGTGGAAAACGTGAACGTTGAATGCCCTGCAGTGGCATCGCACGCGACGACTACAACCAACGTTCCGGTGAGCGTTAACACCGTACAGCTCATCGGTAAATGCAATTCTGAGGCAATAAAGTGCGATTTAACTCCGGGTCCCCAGAAACTTATGCTATACCGACTTAATTCAGATCCGACTAAATATCGTTTGTTTAGAAAAACACCACAATTGCAAGAGGATCTGGCGTCGTATACCAAAGTCTGCTCCATACCCACCAACGAAGATAATCCTGATAAAACGAAGAAGATGATAAAGGATGCCATTTTGAAACGCAACAGAGACATATGTACCCCTATACTTGAGAAACAATATGAGGAAGCTACCGCAAAAATGTTGGCTGAAGATCCCAAAAAGAAACCAAACATCAACAAGGGTCAACAAACAAGGCAATGTTTCAATACTCACGGAGCCTTCACAATGGTAGGCACCTCGTTGAAACTCATCACTGCAACCGAGGAGGAATTAAAAGCGTTGGTGATCGAGTGCGGGATCAAGTCGCGAGAGACTACCAACAGTCCAACTGCAAAGTCACGAGCCACGGGTGCTGGAGGGAGGAGAAAAAGCGTCGCTGCATCTTCGCGGCTCGTTTACCTCGAAGAGAGCGACGAAGAGATGCGCACCGAAGATAAACAGTCGTAATAGTAACAGTGTACGTGTATATCCCTACTGAAACTTAACGGTCGGTATCGATATCGACCGTTGCCAGTTTGTTTTGTTTTTACGTTGAATAATAAAGTCACACATATAAATCAAGGAATATAATGTCTTTCATTGATGTATCTTCCCTGTATCGTGTAGAAAGAAGTCCCACTCCCGAGGCTCGCGAACATTACACGTTGCTGAATACGCCTTCGGCAACGAAACAGGTATCAACACAACAAACGATTGGTGCGAGTGTCGATAACGTCAAACCCGTTGCTGAATATTCGTGCACAAAAGTCACAACACCCGTAGTCGGTAGTTCACCGTCCGAGTCCGCCTCGTCGCCCATACGCATTGAGTGTAGTCCATTACCCGAACCGGGCAGGATGATAGACGACTCACTTATTATTCCGCAATTTCATCACAATTTGATATCACCTCGAGAGGATTCCTACATGGATCGCAATAAAGGCGGTAGTAAGATTGCTTTTGTTGGTAAACCCGGTACGGGAAAGTCGGTAATGATGCGCTACATAATGTACACCAAACGTAAAATGATACCGGTGGCAGTGGTGATGAGCGGTACCGAGGGTAGCAACGGTTTTTATTCGGAAGTAGTACCCGATACATATATTTATAACGATTGTGATCAAATGGCTCTGGAAAATTTCAAACAGCGGCAGTTGGAGGCGAAGAAACGTTGCGCCAATCCATGGGCTCTACTCGTAATAGACGATTGTTCAACTAACAAGAAAAACTTTACGACTAAAATCCAGGAAGATCTATTTAAAAACGGTCGCCATTACAAAATGCTATATATGGTAGGCGTACAATATCCTAAAGACCTTCCTCTCACTCTGCGTACGTGTCTCGACGGTATATTTTTATTTGGCACGGGCAACCATGATGTACGGAAGCGATTGTGGGAGTTTGCCGATGATTTCCCTAACAAGGAAACGTTCTACCAAGTTTTTTCTCAAGTAACATCGGTAGATCACCGATGTTTGTATATTGATTATCAAGGCGGCAAAGGGTCTTGGTATAATAATATATACTGGGCTATGGCACCGCCGCCAAATGAGACGCCAAAATTCCGTTTCGGCTGTTTGGAGTACAGAATGGCAGCCCGAGATCGTGCTGACAAAAAGAAAATCGAGGCGCAATGCGCTTACGATCAAATCAACACATAGTCTATTACGATGACAACACTGCGAATAACGTATAAGGCAATCAACACGAGTATTCCTATCATGTTTTATACTGTGCTCGTTGGACATTTGTAAAATATGTTTGCGAAACCAGAGCCCGCGATCCGTTCCAGGCCCACTGTTTTCCTCGACCTAGATAACACGCTCATATGTTCGCTCCGTCTCGATTCGGCCGAGAGCGAGATGGCTCGAAACGTGAACGGGTTCGTACCGGCCGTAATATTTTCCGATTACGAAGTGTATAAACGACCACATCTCGACGAGTTTCTAAGTTATCTCTTTGAAAACTTTCGCGTTGGTGTTTGGACGGCGGCGAGCAAAGACTACGCCGCAGTGATAACTGCCGAGTTAATTTTGCGTAAATATCCAAATAGACGACTAGAAATGTTCCTCAGCAGCGATGAGACACGAACCGCCGGCGAAGAAGTGGGCGGTGTGAAAAACCTCAACGCACTCTGGGATTTGTGGGGGGCCGACGTTATCATCGAACGTGACGACGCGATCATAATCGACGATTTGCCCGACGTTTACATCACGCAACCGCACAGGTGCATACCGGTGGTTGCGTATCATGCGCAGGACGCCGATGCTCCCACAGATACTGGTCTTAAGCAACTACAGAAAGACCTACACGATAGATATACGTAGTTGAGCACATGAGTCGCAACATAAAATATACAACGAGTACGCAACCACCATGTACTTTGACATTTTTCAGTGTGTCTGTTACCTCACATACGCATTAACTGCGATAAGCATTTGTATTTTAATGCAATTCGATAGAATGACGCTCGTTTATTACGCCGGACTAATGTATCTGGACATTGAACAGATATGTCTGTACTATTACGAGTATCTCAAAAGCATTGTCGCGGCATTCGCAACTGCCGACTTACCGACGGCGCTCTACCACTCTGAAACGGCGACGTACAGGCTGTCGTACAGACTCAACGGACAATTACACACCCTCGTCATTCCCAAGGAGGATGTGATGCACGATCGTCGCTACGCTTACACCGACTCCGACGGAGTTTACGTGAAGTTGGACAGTTTCGTTGGTCCAACTGGTAACTTTCACGGTATGAACGTGACAATGAAACATCTGGGTCTGAAAGTTAACGGAGATCTCAGACTTCTCGACTTGAAGCAAGTCGGAAAACCACCGATTTGTTTGGGTAGTGATGACGTATTACGATACATGTGAGTGTATCGTTAGTTCGTAATACGATGAGTAACTGCAGTTCGTTACGGTCGCGATGTTTCGCGACCGTATGCACCAAATAAAACTCGTACACAGGGAGTCAGTTAAATTTAATTTTATTACTTAAAATACTTACAAACATATTACAACAAATTTCAATGTCAGTAGCGTCGGCAACACCACCATCGGGCATGTTTTGCTTTATCAAGTCTGGCATGTGATCTCTAAAGTAATCGCGATAGCACTTCAGACTCGAATGTAGTTTCAGTTCATCGTTTGCGTTCAGTGGTAAAGATCTAACCGTATCCAAATCTACGGAATAGTCGACGGCAGCGTTGGTTGAGTCTCCGAAGATTATTTGTGAATTCACTTGTCGCACTTTTTCACGACCGTACAATGTTTCACCATACATCGCATCCAGTACGATGCGATCGGTACAATCCATTTTTAGAATGCTCTTGTGTCCGCATCCACGCCGTTTGGAGTATCTCGACATGGCGCATAGTATGGCATACGAGCCGTGCTCACCGTTGAGCGTGAGCTCTCCGAGCAACCATGCAGTGTATTCATCGCAAGTTGCGGTACCGCAAGCTTCGATCATACTGCCCCATATTATTTCCGTGCACAACATCAATGTATCCCTGTCTTCGTTACCGTACTGGTTAGCCAGGAAGTTGTTAATGAAATTTTCAAAAAACACCAGCCTATAACTCTGGTAGGATTTAGCCTCGGCCCAATCTGCAGCTAATGGTCGATGTATATGAGGCAACGTCTGGGCACTCCAGTTCTGAGCACCGTATGGTATAACTTGGCGCGACTTGACGTAATACTTTGCGTACCGATCCATGATGTGTTGTAACGGGCGACTGAAACGTTTCTGAGCTATATAATGCATCACAACACTAACCCCACTTTACTGAAACACCGGTTTCGTAACCATAGGTCACATGTGTTATCGGGATGAGGAGTGAGTTTTCAACATGATGAAAACATTAGAATAAATATGCGTGGCATATATCGTGAATCTCGATGTTTTCCTTGACCTATTAGTACAAATTTGCATGCAAAACGTTAACCACATCGAATACAACTATTTAAAGTGTAAATCCAAATCTACATGGCACAACTAAAATTTACGAGTGAACGTTATGCCTCTAATGGGACTAGTCAACCGAATATTAATGACGAACTGGACATTAAAAGTCTTTTGTGTTCATCTCGAGCGACAGTCGTTTCTATATCATCGTGTACAGTGAGTGTGTGTGTATGCTGCACGGTTTAAAACGCAAAATGTACTCCAGTCTTTTCTCGGTCACACCACTGGAATCTGATGGAGAAGCTTACAATTTCGAATGTTGGTGCATAGTCACGTCGAAAGGTGACCTGTTCATAAAAACTAGTGAATTCCTCACACAGAGCGGATATCGCCGACCGGGCGTTCTCATGAATTTCGTTCCCGGAGATTGGGCGTACACATGGGAGCATTTAACGGAAACCTATCACAACATCAGCATAGATGAAGCGACCATCGTTCGACCGCGGTGGAAGAAGACAACTAAATTCGTAAACGAATTGGGATTCCACTTCCTGATGGGGCGCTCAAACCGAGTCGTCGCTAGAAGATTTTCAACATATGTTTACACAAAAGTGTTACCGGCGGTGAAGGCGCGTGCCGAACATATCGTCAAAAAAAATTGCACCAGAGACAGCTACGCCGTATTGTTCTGTGTGAGGTTTCCGTGATCACGCGACGATACTGTTTCGCAACGACGTCGCGTTAAATATTAATTTTATTACTCATGTTTGTAGCGACGTCGATAGGCATTACACTCACATACGTTTACGCAATATATTTATGTATAATTATTATTATCGTGACTCGCTGTCGTCTTCTCAGTGTACATCGGAGCTCCATCGAGTGAGTTGAGTACATCATGGTTAGTAATGCCAGAGTATCAGTTTTCGATTACGACGGTTCGCCGCTCGTAGACAACTACTCGCCAAAGAAGTCGGACGTGAACCCCTTGGATGTTGGTGACGTGATCGGTGTGCATTTTGACAGCGGTTTCGACGGTGTCGTTGGTAGAGCCGTGGATATTAGAGTAAAATGTGAAGATGCGCGAGTAAACTACGTGTATACCAACAGGATTGTTCCGGGTGGAATAAGTTGCACTTCGGTCGCCAGCGGTAAGGAACAACACTTCAAATTGCACGCCGTACTGGGACTAACCGTGGTATTTACCGAGGAACCTAGCTCATGTGTCAGCGATGAATTCGGCCTGACATACATCAAATACGAATGTATGGTTACCAGTGACCCCAGTATCATGTATACTCGAGTAGAATCGTTCGACTATATGTACAGAGTACCACGAAACCAATACGGTCGCCTCCTGATGCGCATTGATCACGATCACAGTGATGTCGTCGCTACACCGGGCGTTATTCATCACACCACCCACCCGGAGGATGTGACTGGAGAGCGACGAACTGTATAAAATAGTTGAATACAATCGGTCGCAGGTCATACTATCGTCAACCGTTCCAGAGTGAAGATGGAAGATATTCGTTTTTTTTTCAACGCTCACGGTGGTGTCACCGGTCCGTTAAGTTTAATAACGAGATGTGATGACTACGTTAAACTTACCTCGAATTTACACGTTGAAGTGCCTACGTCGAGTGCCGATGTACCAGTGTCGGTTTCAATTAAAGTACGCGCCAATGGTACAGATACAAGACCTATTATCGTCGATTTCGCCTGCGGCAAAATGGATTGCTCACTGGTGGCGATGAACAGACAACGTGGCGTTACGTTTGACGGATTTTTTGACAAAAACCAAACGATACCAAATCTATTATTTGTCGATTCTATGGATAACGTCGTGCGTAGAAACAATCCAACCGGTGACGTGTTGACACAACTCGAACAGCAACAGCCTGTAATCAAGATTACGATCTACGACGCGTACGTACCGAGGCGTACGTCACGCTTAGTGGCAGACAGTGCGCGTTCGGAATCGTACGATGAAGTAGACGGTCTGCACGATGATCTGGATAAGGCTGTCTTTTTTGAAACTGGACAGAAGTCGTCAAGGCATTACGAGGATATCGAGTGTCGTCGCGATCGCATAGTCGGCACTTTTAATGTTACATTTACCATTAGCAGTGTTACATTTTCCATTAAACCGTTGTAATTATTAGTATATAAGTGAGAGTAATTGTCATTAAAGTTGATTTTTAACACACATTTAGACTTCAATTATTTGTAAGAAATGTCGTTCATGTCAGTTGTATTTACGAACATACCCTCGAGAGTCTTCACCGTAGTCGACGAAGAAGCACGTATATTTTACCATGCTGATTTCTTTGCCGATGTTCTCTACGAACATTGGAGCGATGAAACCTTGCACCAATTCATACCTGTCAACGACCTAACAACATACTCCTCGCTGCGTGATCACGTTCGCTTCGAACCCAGCGACCTAGATGTTCGGCCTGCATCTTCATTTATCACTTCAAATGGTATATTGGAATTGGTAAAAGGTTGGTACCATCATAGCGGTGCCGTAAAAGATTTGATGTTTTCCGAGCCCTGGACGAATGCGGCCGAATGTGGATTATTACTCAGACACTTTTCTCGCTGGGGCTACGACCACGAGAGAGAAGATGTTTTTGAAATGGCAAGGTATTGTCACTGTGACTCGCCGAGCTGCACTTTCCGATGCTCACCGACATCGTCAATTGAATCGATAAATATCGATGTACTCTCAGAGTGTATATTTTTTTAAATAAACGCGGTCTACTACAACTGTTATGATTTTGCATTTTATATTAACCGTTGAACAACCCCAATGTATATATAAATAACAACGTAATGTACCAGTCGTGTCTGTGATGTATGCTGAGTGTGTACACCGATTTTTATGATCGGGTAACGGAACGGAGCGCTACTTTAGTGAGACACACTACCGCTAGTACGGAGAGCTAACTCTCGTAAATAAAAGTAGTTTAACTATTGACAATTTAGTAGAAATGGTATGTTACGATAAAACCTGATACTCAAAGATAACCTTTAGAATAGTCAACTAATTGAGATCGTAAGGTTATCTTAAAACCAGATTAATTGGTAGTGGTAATTAGTCCATAAAAATACATTTCATCATAAAATCAGACAAATTTAATAATATTATCAACAAATATACATTATACAAAGAGAGCGTAGTCAAAGTACGGTCGTATACATACGACCGTATTTAATGGGACAGATTAACTGTCGTTACATGTACGGTCATTGAAAATTTTTAGTGAAGGGCTTTATAGCACTGAATCTGTTCTGCCTTCTAGCGGAGTCTATGACGAGCACCGGATCATTAATCCTGGTAGACCGACCCTGAGACGTGCAAGATTTAAACAGTGAACTTTCCGCAGCCATGAATAGATCTTCACCGTTACCGATTCGTTTCCATAAAGCTTGTCGACGTGTTCGCAGTAGACTCGCGTTGGCTTCCAGATCTCTGGTGCTGTAGTAGTTAACGTTATTAAAAGCCACGCATACGTTGTAGATTGCCAAGTCAGCATCATAACCAGGTGTCACAATGTGTGAGTATCGATGACGGAGAATGTGCGAAGCTGTGCGAGGATCACGTACGCGCACCGTGTCCGAACAGTCTCGGATGAAGCCTACGAACGTAGCTATAGTCGGACAATCGACGTGCTTCAGAGCCATCACAAGTGAGCTCACACATCCGCTGAGTTCGTAATTTAAACCGGGGTCGTCTCGTATTAGTTTGACATTTTTCGAGTCAAGAGGTAGTCTGATACACCTCTTAATGGCGGCCAGAAGGTAACCCCTGCGGCGAAAGTTGTAAACGCCACAACTCTGCAGGAGCCTGGTTAATCTGGTTTCAAAATTATGCCAAGCGCTGTTTTCGCCCACTCTTATTCTTCCGTTCTGCTTTATACACGATTTTATGCGACACATGAGATCTGCGGGAAGTCTGTAGAGGCTGTTGTACTCCAGCAGGGTTCGCAATATATCAACTACTTTGTCGGTTTCGTAAGTCACATAGCCGATATGATCGGCGTACAGCACCTCTGGATTGTGTTGTTCGTGAGCAAGTTCGTTACAGTATGCAAATCCGTAATCGATTATAACCGGTATGTATCCATGTGTCGGTATGGTGCGTTTAAATATGCTCCTCGTACCGTCCATGCGACGATATACGTACGATATGTGTAGATTAGGATCGCACTTAGTCAACAACACATTCTTCCAGTGTAGGTCGTTGTGAACGAATCCGTTGACTTCCTGCGCCATCAGAAGTGCCATGCACAGTTGGTACGTAACAGAGCTCAGTTCACTTTCTGTAAGTTTTGCAGATCGTAGGCTAACACCGTCGATCACCTCGAACACGCCCACGTCGCTCACCGTAATGTCACTATCTGATGCTCGTGCGTTCTCCGTGTTCACTTCGAATGGATTAATGTCTGTAACTAGATAATCGTCGTCATCGCGATTTATATCGATTCTTTTACGTTTAATTCGTAACTTTCTACCCGGGCCGGGGTATTTGCACGAACGTAGAGAACTCTCGTCCACATAATCGCCACCACATTCGCCGGATCCGTTCTCATCGGAGCTACCGCTGGCGGGGTCGTCGTCTGAGTCTCTAAAGTGATTGATGACCAGTGTATTTTTCGTGTACGTGTACGGCCTCATAAAATTCGGTATAAACGAACATCGCAACATCATGGATTTCGAGACGAGCCACTCGTAAAAACCCATCGTGTGTGTTTCGCTTTTCACACTAAACTTAAAGAACGCCGTGTCACCGTTGGTTCTAGTGATAACGTCGCGTGCGTTCGGATACATATGATGTGCGGCTTGCGACAGCTGTGCTTCCGAACTGCCATACGATGAATCGTAAGCGCTGTCGCCATGAGAGTTATTGTTTCGGTCACCATCGATGCCGGGTGGTCTTGAAAGCCGCTTCATGAAACCACATCTTCCTTGCGCAGAGTCACAAACTAGGGACGCGTGAAACTGTAGAGTCTTCTTGTAGAACTTTAGTTCAGCATATAGTTGCTGATAGCCAGTGGTGCGCAAGCGAGATTTCTTCGATGATACGCAGCTCATGTTTACTATGTCAGTCCTGTTGTTTTCCAGTACGATACGAGTTTTCTTGGTGGGATATGATAAGTCCGATTCCCAGTACGCTCGACGCTTGGCCGCCTGCACTTCTTCATTGAGTATATTCATTGTGTGAGTGTCAACTTATACGGTGTTGCTCGCTAATTTATGCGCGAATTATGTTTACCAATCAATTCCGATAAGAGCTGGATGTAATAAGACGAGTCGTCTATCGTTCGAATCGCTCAGTACGTTAGTATCAGCGGCAGCGAAATGAAGCTCATCCTAGAAAATTTTCGAATTTTCGGAACGCGCACCGAAATAAATTTTGCCGACACTGGAGTCACTCTTTTGTCGGCACCGTCCGGCACTGGTAAGACAACCATACTGGACGCTATAGAGTTTGTTCTATACAATTCTACGTGTCACACCGCCGCAGGCAACTACGAAAACCCAAAGACTAAAACTACATCGGTGACTCTGGAACATGCCGGCATACGAGTGAAACGCACCAGACGACCCAACACCGTATCGTGCACATTCATCGAAACAGGCACTCATTTCCAAGAGCAAGAATGTGAGCAGGTGCTACGCCGAATTTTTGGGTTCAAACTATCTGACCCACTGAGAGATGTCATCTCCAAAATGAGCGGCTGCGATGAGTACGATGTGTACGTGAAGGGTGTGCGAGACTACGGCAAGATACAGAGAGCCGAACTACAGCGACTTGGCGGGGAGATCGAAGGATATGATAAAATACTGAAACAACTACCCGATGTACCGCGACCGTCACGAGAGAACACAACTCCCAGACCGGTCCCGATCGACGTACGAACTGTGTCGGCACATACTAAGAAACTCGAAGATTTGTATCGCAGCACTCGCGATGGGTTATCGCTGATGAACTTTAAAAAGTGTGCTCTACAACAAGAGCTACGTTCCGCCACCACTATTCGAGATGAAGAGAGAACGACTCTTATGCAAATAACGGGTACTGACGAGCATGTCTCGGAGCAACTTTTAACGGAATTAACACAGGAACTTGCCAGTTTAGAGACAGATCACTCCGAGTCAAAATCCAAGCTGAACGATCATTTGAATGCAATCGAGAACGCGTGGACGAATATAGCAAGCCTGAGGCAACTAATCGATGTTGCTACGCATAAACGTACAATGGCCCGCGAAGATTTGTACAATTTGGGTATACGGCCCGATCGAATTCACGGTTCGCAGTCATGCGATGACTCGTACAACGAATGTGATATTAATTACACAGAAGAGCGAATCACGAAACTGCGTTCCGCTATTTCAAATCTTAACTCCACGATCGCTCAATGCGATCGTCAGTTGTCTCAAATACCCAACGAATGTCTGAAAAACGTACGAATGCCCAACGGTGACTACGATGGGCATTTCAAGTACAGTAACTACGAATGCGCACTGAAGGAGTACGAAGACAGCGAAAAAGGATTGCGTGGTAGACTGCAATACGTTAAAGCGTCCTTGCACAGTGCCAAGACACAATTGGACACTGCTAAGCAGAACTTCACATGTGCCAACTTGCCGCACGTCAAGTACGATAGAGATACGATAAAGCAACTAGCTGAAGATTGTCTCAGAAATGCCGCTCAGGTGTGCGTCGATCAAACGGTCAATGAAATTAGTTGCCAGGATGTAAGTGCTCCAAAGTTGGAATTGACAACATCCTTGATTCACGATACAGTAACGGTGTTGAAAAGAGTCGTGAACGGTGATGCGAACAACGACAATTTAGTGGTCGAACTCCACGAGGCGTACGAGCGATACGATAAATTAGACATTGAGTTTACATCGATAACTAGCGCCTTAATCGAGGAACGCGAAAGGATCGATACGATTCGCTTACTTATCACAGCTTACGCAGCTCTATGTAGACGAGACGCATCTTACATCGAGTTGGCTGTGGCTAATCACGCTTTACATCAACTACCCGACCCCAATATAATGAGACGCGTTTATGCCGCGCGCGAGACGATACGTACGTCAGACGACACGTTGAGGGAGAGCAGCTGTCGCCTCAAGGCGTACCTGAGGAAGCGCGACGAAGTTTACTCGCTGTGTGCTTTCGAGCAGGCGCGCTTGGACAGTTTGAACGTAAAGCATTCCACGCTGCTTACCGAATTGGCCATATTGGAAGAACGTCAAAACATATTGAGCAACATAGATTCTACAACCAGGCGCATAGAAAGCTTATCGAAGGACATAAGGCAACTGGACGATGAGATTGTTCGCGTTATGGAAGTCGCGTCGGATCAGGAGAAGCGCTACAAAAGCTCAGTCTTGGAAATGGAACGCGCAACGGTTGTCGCCAACGAAATACACGATTGGGACATGAACGAGGTCGCTATGAATGCTTACAAAAGTCATATGGCAAGCCGCGAACGTATACACAACGAATTGAATAGACTACAGTATAAAATGCGATCGGTTACATTCAATTTGCAAGGCGTCTCGGCACTACTCGCACTCATTAACGACGCTAAGCTGACTTCGGTACGGCAGACCGTAAATACTGTGAACGCGTTGATGGCAACGATGCTAGCGGAAATGTTCCAAGACGGCTACATATCGGCCTACGTGACCGAGTGTACAACGTCGAAAGACGGTAAAATGGTACTGGGCGTTACTGTGAACGGGAACGATTGCAAATTCGAATCGTTGAGCACCGGTGAAGCGGCCAGAGTGAATCTCGCACTGAAAGTGGCAATGTACCGCGTGTGTTCGAAACAGGCACCCTTGTGTTTGGACGAATGTTTCTCGAACTTAGATGCCGATTCGGCAAAGTGTTCCCTAGATGTAGTGAAAAGCGTTTTAAACACGACCAAGCAGCCCATGATTGTTACCGTCCACCAATGTGACGATGGGATGTTCGACCATGTCGTTCGTCTGTAGTGTAATTGATTTTTGTATTATATGCTACCAATAAAAGCGGGAAAGAAGCACAAAGTCTATCATTTCATAACAATCCGTTCAGTAGTAAGGACTAATATCTACCGACAGGTTCATGACCATATTTATTTGCAATACCTAACCTGAAGCCGATTGTGACTGAAGCCTTTTAGAAATTGATCATTAGTCTTTATGTATGCGAAAATTTAGAGTGTGCCATTGAATGAGTGTTATATTTGTCTGTGATCTCTAAAACGTCATGTCTCTAAAGAAATCCCTGAAGGCATCCACCTGTGATAATACAACTAACGTCGTTGCGCTTCCGCGACCTAATGGAGAAGTTTGCATACAATCTGGTAAATATTCACTGGATCATGTGCAACAGTATACGTTCTTGTCGCATTATGCATTGGCTACAGTGGATGGGATCGCTAATATAGCTGAAATACCAACCGAGCGATCTCCGCTGCGTTTCGATTTTGACATCAAAGCTCCTGTGACGGCAACCCCCGTGCCGGTGAAACCATTGCACACGGCGAGGGAACTAGCCGGTGTGGTTGGTGTCGTATGTAATGCAGTCCGTCAGAATGTCTCAACCGAAGATAACGGTGTGTGTTTCACTATTCTCACTTTGGAAAAGCCTCCGCGTATTAGCGATCAGCACGTTAAGCACGGTTTTCATCTCCACTGTCCGGATCTTTGGTGCGACAGGAGCACCGCCGCCGCCATAACCGAAACTGTTGCTGGTATACTGAAAGATAAACTATTCGTGTGTGGTGTGCCGATTTCTGGCTGTGTTGATCCGTGTGGTGGTAAGCCGTGGCTTATGTACGGTAGCAGTAAGGATGACACTTCACGATCTTACAAACTTAGCGGTGCGTACTTTTGTGACAATACAGGAGCCCCCGAACCCGTTTCACCGTTACAAGTTCTCTCCAGAATTCGAGATCCGGTCGCCACGGAACGCTTCAGGGATTTATTCATGACGCCCGAAGCTGAAATGTCCGCCACCTGGCAGACACGTGATTGTGAAATCACATGGATAACTACTTGGACCTACTATTTGAGCGTAAGAATGTCGATCATCAACTCGAAACGATTTTACAGACCGTCCACCATCCCCGCGGTCGTTACGCCCGTGGCGGCCACTGTGAACGGTCCAGCGGGAGTACCGCCATCAGCAGTATGTAATGAGCCGCTCAACTCTGAAGAAGCCGAACAATTCAGTCGACACATAAAGAGTTGCGTCCGACTATTATCAGAACAACGTTCAGCCGAACGTAACACTTGGATGCGAGTATTTTGGGCTCTCAAGGATACCGTGCAGAAGGGATACATGAAAGGCGACGAAGCTTTCGAATGCTTTCAGAATTTCAGCATGCTTTGGAAGCAATGCGATCCGGATGAAATTCGTAGCATGTGGCTGCGCGATTCTGCAAACACACCAAGCGGTCGTCGAGTTACATATGCCTCAATTTTTTACGATGCCAAATCTGATAACGCAGACGCGTATCGAATACTTGCGGAATCGCATCGCAAAGAGTTGGCGCGTATACGAAGAAAAGCAAAGGCGGCGGTGAAAGCGACTACTCGATCTGCTGAGCCGACGACGGTGTCGCGCAAAACTTCGATTGCTCGCAAACGACAGACCGATATCATTACGGCTGATAACAGTGGTGTCGTCGCAAAAGCGTCCGCCGTTCGAAGGAGGTACCGAACCGACGACGACTACGATGAATCTGAATCGGATGAATACGATGACGACGATGAATACGATGACTATCTGCACAATCGACTCAACTCGTCTAATTCGCAGAGGCTACCGGGTATCGGTGGCGGCGATGGTGACTTGCCACCGGGCGTTCAAATTAGTGATAACGAACTCACGCAAATGGACGATACCGACTTCGATATTGCGAGCATGTTCGTACGTGATTGGGGTAGATGCGTTACGATGGTCGGTAAAGTGATGTATCAATTCAACGGTAACATTTGGAAACCCGTACGAAACGATGAAGCATTGATACGCAAGGAGTTGCCGATTTGGTACGATAAGTTCGAAGAACATGTGTCGGAGTACCTCGAAAGGCTTGCCGAATCCGGTATGGGCGCTGTGCCTCATGGTGACGAAGATTCCAACGGTGGACGGGGTCCGAGCGTGGTGACCGTTGCAAAACGTAAGTTCCTATCGGTCCGTAGGAAGTGCAAGAACAGCGCACCTCAGAGCGGTGTAATCACTCAAATTAGAGCTTTAAACACTCACGATGCCGGAGCATACAAATCCACGAAAATGGATGATAACGATAACATAATAGCATTTAAAGACATGGTGTTTTGTCGCGATACACTGACGTTGCGTAAAGGCACGCCCGAGGATATGATTAGCCGTTGTCTGAATTGCAACTACGTACCGTACGACGAATTAACGGACGAAGTGCGAAAGTTTGTCAACGACTTTTTCACAAGTCTCTTCCCGGACCCAGAAGTGAAAGAGTATTTTCTGCTTTCCGTGGCGCAGATATTCAGAGGTTCAAACATTTTCAAGCAATACATGGTCTGGACCGGTGTGGGTAACAACGGAAAATCCGTTCTCATACGCATGTTTGAGTGTCTGTTGGGACCTCTGCTCGTAAAACTATCGAAATCGGTACTGATTAGCAACAAAATGGACGTGGGTAGTGTGAATCCCGACATGTGTAAACTGCAGGGTGTACGTCTGGCGGTGACGGACGAGATCGCTGGCTCAGATGACATTAACGTTGGACAGGCTAAATTGCTATCCGGTAACGATACCTTCATGGCCAGAGATCTGTATATGAAATCTGCAGAGATGGAGCCGATCAAAGCCCAGTTCATTCCCATAATTGTATGTAACGATTTGCCGTCGTTGCGTGAACCTGACGAAGCTGCGTGGAAACGTTTCCACATAATTCCTTTTGATTCATATTTCACTACTGAACTGGACGGATTTCTACCGCACGGCGTTGATAGAAAACACGTGCAACTCAGTCGTACCGACATCGATAGTACGGTGATTGCAGACAAGCATTTGGAAGGTTTTGCGTCGTTATTATTAAAAATTTACATCGACAACGAGCGCGCTAGTCGAAATCGAATTTCGGGGTCCGATGTGAGTCAGGGTCTCCGCATGCCCGAGAGGGTCCGAGAGCTGTTGAAGCATCATAAAATGAAACAGAATCCAATATTCGAACTGCTTGAATGCAAATTTACGTACGACATCGAAAATAACGATTTGCTGAGCTACGAAAAATTATGCACGATGGTAAACGACCGCCGCAGAACGCGCGGTGCTTGCATGGACGACGTTAAGAAGTGGACACTTGAGGTCATCAACTGGAGAGAGTACAGACACAACAGTTCGGGTCTCATCGGATTCGTACCAATGAACAATGCGTGATCTCGACGTGGCGATGTTTCTACCGTAGAGCAGCTTCACCCTATAAAACAAGTGACGTGGTGGCTGCGTATAAGTTGTGCGAAGCATCGCGACTACGCGATGCTTCATCTCGGCGTGTGATCTCATCATGTAAACGTACCAAAAGAACTTCAGAATGTAATAAAACCATGTACTTGTTTAACAAAGTTTTTTATTTATTTCATTCTTATAACTACATTATAATAATATTAGAATCCACACTACACCCTCTTTTGTATATTAAATCACGACAAAGTGGACAGCAAGCTGTCGACGGTTGTGTGTAGCACAACATTTGCATGCAAGTTCTACATACGTAGTGATCACACATCAAACACACGGATTGTAAGAACTTTGATCTCACACGTAAACACACGGGGCACTCGGTACGATCACAGCCTATTCCCATTGGACATGGTTCTATGATCATTTGCCATAAAATTCTAAAGACATAGATGCATACTATGGGTGATCCTAGAATCATAAGCATCACACAAACGGGCAGGCTAATTCGACCCGGTGCACTGAATCTGTGCAAGAAATAGTCCAGTTTAGGCTCGAAATAAACATCTCCCGTCAAGTATGCTATGGCCACCAGGAAATTGGCGACAAAGTACACGAGAAACACCAAACTTTGTAACATATCGAACAGCACCCGTTCGTCTTCGTCAAGGTACGTAGTCATTATAACGTCGCTACCTCGTAATTTGCACTACCGATATTGAATTTGACGTTTTAATAATACTCCCAGCGCTATCACTATACCACCGACGGCAGCGATTAATCTACGGAAAGCAAGTCCGCCGATGCTGAGCGACACGCTTACAGTAACGTTATCCTCCGCACTCCCTTTATCAGCAGATCCACCGTCGCAGTGCTCGTTCGAAGCACTATTCTCATTGCCATATTGTTCAAGATTCGTCGTCTCCGACTGTTCTTGCGACCCATAGTCAGATTCCGCAAACGAACTACTGCGCGACCGCTCATCGATACCAATCGCCAATTCCTTCTCATTAAAAACATTTACTATATCGGTACAAATGTGTTTTAAGTCAGTATTTGTCGCAGAACGTTCGATATTCTCGTTCGTACATGTCAAGTCGTCCACAGATGCGGACGCCGATGATTCGCGGTCTTCCTCGTCTTCCTCTTCGTTAACGACGTAACATGCCGACGAAGAGCCATCGGTGTCCGTACTTTCAGCCGGATGGTATGACGACTCACTCGAGTACGGGGAACACTTTGACGGTGAGCGTGACGTTGTAGTTTGTTTGTACGTGACGCCCACCACGCGTGGCTGATCGCTTATAACGTCGCGATTCAACGTATCGTTCGTTTCCGAGGTCGGTTCGTCTTCGACACCCTGTTCCCACACGGGTATATCTGCATATTTTAGTGACTCTACGCTCTTTAAAACCACAGTCTCGTCCACGGCTCCATAACTGAGAGGGTACAGGAGGTCGTTCGGACGCTGTTGCGACGAAGACGTTTGTTTCTTCCTAGCCCATTTGTTGAACATTCTCTTTATTAGTCCTCATCGGAGCTTGAAAAAATTGATGCTACTCAAAACAAGTTAAACTGAGTGTCAGTAATTCGCTACAAAGTGAACACCGCCGCAAAAATGGGTGTAGACAAATCGACTTGGACCGATAGTCAGAAATCAGCGTACGACGGAATAATAACCACATTCAAACGTAACGTGGTAGACGTGCAGCGATGTCCCATCTTCGTGAGCGGTGGTGGTGGTACGGGTAAAAGTTTTCTGCTTCATCAACTACGAGAGTACTTTGAAAGCCACGGTGTACGAGTAGCCGTAACGGCCACTCAGGCGGTGGCCGCACAACTAGTGTCCGGTAAAACGTTACATTCCACATTCAAGATACGAAGAATTCGAAGCGGGGACTCTTCATCGTTTGTGTGCGACATAGACATATTTCCATACGATGTGCTCATTATCGACGAAGTTTCAATGCTTAGCGACACGCTTTTGGATACCATTGAACAAAAACTTACAACAATTCGCGACTGTCGAGCACCTTTCGGCGGCGTATTCGTTGTAGGTTTTGGTGATCTACTACAATTGTCACCTGTGCAAGACCGAGAAGTGTACATGGCCAAATCGTGGAAGTACTTTAAACTGGTGGCGCTGACGACGAGCGTGCGACACGGAAACGACAAGAAGTACGATAATTTAATGAGTCGACTGAGATTGGGCGATAAAACGGTTGTAAACGCGATTAACGAATATTGCGTGAAGACGTCGTGCGAAATCGACAAAGATTTGCTGGAGAACAATACTACCGTGGTGGTTGCCAAGAACATATTCGCCGAACGAAACAACCTCTCGATTGCAAAACGTCTTGTGAGAGATAACGATTTGAGTAACTCATATCGCACTCTAAAACGACACGAATCTACTGTGGACTGTGCCAATGATTCCGACAAGGATTATTATACATTGCACGAAGTTGAACGCATCGTTCCGAAAGAATTGTCCGTTTTTCCGGGTGCGACTCTAATGTTCACTGCAAACGGACTATCAGGAGGGCCGTGGTGCAACGGCGATATTTGTAAAGTGGTTTCATTACAGTGCGACAAGTTTAACGGCACCGGTGATGTGATTTCGATTACGGTGAAAATGGTGAAAGACAATACGGTGATCGTTGTACAACCACAGTCGTATCGTTACACGGTAGCGAGTGACTTTCTTCCGAGATCGTCCAGGCAATGCGTCGTCGGTTTTCCGCTAACATACGGTTGGTCCGTGACTATACATAAAGTTCAGGGTTCCACTTACGATCGCTTAGTAGTGAATCCGAGTGAGATATTTTGCGCCGGCCAGCTTTACGTGGCTCTGAGTCGCGTGCGATCGTGTGAGGGATTGCTTCTGACCGAGCCGATTAAAGCCGAACAAGTAATGTGTTCCAAACGGACACTGGGCGTGTACGCCGCTATGAAACGACTGGTAACCGACGGTACCGTTTGTGGTACGCCTTCATGTATGGGTGATGTTTACAAACGTCTTTACGAAGAATGCATACAAAGAATGTACAACATGCAAGAACAGTTAACAAACATCAATCTCGAACTTGTAACGGTGTGTGCCGAAAATGCGGCGGCTCTCAGTGGGAATATTAATTATGTATGATAATGCTTAAAAATTTATTGCAATAAAAAACACATTTTTGGATAAAGTATCTTGTTTTTATTCAGTTCCTCTCCAATGCTGGTACCCCGCTGAAGTAGTTGATGTTGAACACATTCTTTACGAAATAGTTTTGACAGTTGTTCATGGTGTTCACCAACTGTTCAGCAGTGTAGGTGTCTCCGGCGTTCGAGTGGCTACGTTGCGGAGTTGCCGGTGCAAGTTCCTTCGACATGTCAACTACGATACCCTCCACGATGGCGTTGATACGTTCCTTGGCTTCGACGCTTGGAGTGAGACACCTCACAACACAATCTTCTTCATCGACCAAATTTAATGATTGAAATTCTTCAATCAGCTTAGAGTGAATGTTTTTGTTGCGTTTGATCATTTCTATGTCTGCGCGGTACTTGGTACGTAATTCCTGCTCGTCCAACACCTCCATTTCGGTCTTTAGTTTATTGGTGTAGCGCAAGCCGTAAAACACGTGCGGTTGATCGGTGCGCACCTTCAACCAAACCATCACCGGATTCGGGCATTTCAATTGCAGAAACTTTTCAGAGTCTCGTAGCCATGCGTACCTCTTCGAATTGCACACGTTCGCACGTTTGTTTTCGGGCGACTCGCGGTAGCGCTGAATTGCCTTGTCCTGCTGCTCGATCTCGTTGAGTTGACTGCGACACATGCGGATGCGTTTGCGTCCGTTGACTGTGCGCTCGTAGCCGGTTATGTACTCTTCCTTGTGCGGTTGCTCCTTCATCTCGGGCACCACCCTGCCGCTCACGTTGGTCAGCGTCTGCCGCATCTGCGTGTTCTCCTCGATGTTGTCTTTGGCAAGCAAAGCGTTCACAGCGAATTGAGTCATGGTCATATTTGCAGCATTACTTAACCTCCTAAGACCCGAGCTCGGATACGGCGCATTGAAAAATGATCCGTATCGTCATCGAGTGCGAGTCACGTTCGGTGGTTACGCCCGAGTCGCAGCTCGGGCTCGGCCTGCAGACGGCGGACCTTTGAAAATTAACTAATATATTCTTCGCGGCGTTGTAGTCCCGCTCGACGTCGGCGTTGCAGTCTGGACAGACGCCGCGACGAAGTCGATGGTTCATCCGCAGTCGGGTGTACGTTCCGTTTCGAAGCTCGTTGCAGTCGGAGCACGCTTTGCTGGTGTACGATTCGTCGACGAGTCGAACTTTGATGTTGCGTCTCGATCTCAATCGACGTAACAGATCGGTGTGTTTGAACTTGCGGCCGCTGTAGCATGCCACGTTGACAAAGTTGACTCCCGCTCCGTACAACACCAGCACTTTATCGCTAGGTGTGTCGTTTAGAAACGTCTCTCTCACGATGCGTTCGTTGGTGCGAGCCGTCATAACGTACTTGTCGAACGACAATCGAGTTAGTTTGCGCGTTCGTTCGAACGGACGTTGGCGCGCATCGAACCACTTTAGCCGGAAATCGGTGTACAGCTTGACTCGATGGCCGTTACGACACGTGATCTGCACTCCCATATCTAACTCGACGCGATGTCTATCTTCGGCTTCGTCCAGTTCGACACGTCTCAATTTGCGCGATCTGTATCGCTCCCGTTTCCACTCCAACGTGTGTGAGCGCACCCATCGTTTGGTGATGCGTTTGAATCCGGTGTGAGAGTCGCACGCCGCCACCGGTACACGACTACCGGGATCCACCGCCACGATGCGGTCTTCGTTGAATGTATCCGTTACATACGATTTAGGTAATGTCGATATAGGCTTCTTTCGTAATGCAGGCTTTCTCTTCGGTCGGTTCATCGACAACGAAACGGCGACTCCGTCCGTCTGAATGCAGCAGCCAAACTTTTTCATGTCCACTACGCTGGTGTCGAGGTACGGCGCCCACAACTCTTTCTTGTGATCCGTTATGGAGGGCCAGTTAGATGTGATGTTCGAGGGTGTCACGCGTCTCAATAACTCGTGCCAACCTCTGCTGGTGTATATGACGTGCTTCAAACCGTGACTCGGCTGCGGGAAGATGACAAACGACTGTTCGCCGCGCGCATACATCTCTCGTTGTATTGAGATCCACATCGGTATTGTTGAATGCCAGTCGCTTGATACGTTTATGAATCGACAAACTCTCGATATATCGTCGTCACCGAATTCTTTGTGATAATAGGCTGCGAAGAGGGTCGGATCGTTTCGTTTGACTCCGAAGTAACGGGCGAGGCGCGAATAGGCGTGCGTCGTGATGTTCGTCTTCAACACGGTCCAATACGTTTTAGCCATTTCTTGAACCGAATAATTGCGCAGGCGTCCGTTGTAGTACGTAATCCCGTCGTGATATCTCACCATATCGTCGAATTTATGCGCGTGCGGTCCCTTGCCTTTGAGCGCGTAAACGTAGTTCATCATGTCTTGAAACGTACGAACGCCGTTCGATTCATTGTCAGGGTATGCGTTCCAACAGTGGTTGACGAACACGCCGAGTAGAACGTAAAGTCTAGAGAGCTCGACCACATCCGATCTGATCTCAGCGGTCAGACGTCGGCGCACATCTTCGTCCAGCAGTGGACATAGCACTCCATTGAGACCCCGCTTGACGACGCCAACATCGAAATCTTCCGTAGATACATCATCGCAGTTGCTCCTTTGTCGAATCGATGGAAGATAGTTTAAACACGATTTTGAGCTGCGACGTGAGTGACCCTCACCACCGCACGATTTACACGACGGTGGCATAGTAACTAATTAGTGCGAGCGGTGCTCGCTTTTATACTCATCATTAGCTGATAAGAGATTTGACGTAGAGTCTAAAATCGCATACACTCAGCGTCCTATATAAAGTACATTGGGTCTTAGGAGGTTAAATCTTTCATTTGAAGTTGCATTTTGTACTCGCGCTCTTTGTACTCTGACATTTGGCGTTCGTAGTTTCGCTTCATCTCGGATATTGTGGTGTCGTATTTTGCAGCATTTTGAATTAATTCAGTCACACGCGCTTCGTACTTCGCAATTGCTTGAGTATTTTCCAATTTCAACTGCAAAACTTCCATCCTGGCGTCTGCTAGTTTCTTGTCGTAGTTGATAACATCTGTAGAGCATGATGGTTGCTGTTTCAAATCGAACTTTCCCGTCTTGCGAATGGTCGGCAGTATGGTCTCGTACACATATTTCATTCTTTGTTTTGCCATAGGTTTGTTAGAGCGCGCCAACAATGCATAAACTCCTGGTTCAAGCACAAACAGAGTCTACGGATGCCAGTTGTGCGGTAGCTCCGATGACGTCATAAGATGGGGCCTCGATGGCCCCATCTTGTTACAAAGATTTGCGTATGTAATTTTCCATTCTTCTGGTATTAATTTATAAGCCTTTTTAACGTCTTCGTAACCCAAAAACGCAGCCAGCTCCTTTAGCTTCAACGCTACTCCATCCGGAGGTAGCACAACTCCCCAGCACTCAAAATTTGTGTCGTCGCTCATCGGAAACTCAAAGCGTTGAACTCTGTAACACTCAAAAGTGTCGCACCGTCATCGAGCCCGGGTCTTAGGAGGTTATTTGCGACCGAAATAAAATAAATCATAATATTAAAAAACTTTTATTGATCATAGGAATTTCATACCGAATCTTTTGGTACGTTCACAATACCCCTGTACCGAATGTACAAATATTTTAAAACACTCTACTAAGCTATCGAAGTCATCGTCATCACCATCGTAATCGTTTGGCAAAAAATCCATCACAATTTCCCTGGGATATTTATGACAAAGCACCTTAGTTATCATGTTCAAATGTTCGTTCACAAAATGCATCACGTTACTGCATACGGGTAGCTTAAGCGCCACCGTGTCGGTCTTATCATCCCTTGACACGATATCCGTGTTCATCGTACCGACCACCGTCACTCCGCGTTTTATGTCTATATCTACTACTACTCTGAAGTCGTCACAACTGAAGATTCGAACGGTGCTGGGTTCCAACGATGCGTCGTAGTCTCCATCGTCACCGTCAACGCCGTACGGTAACATATCTTCGTGAAAACGATGTTTCGACTTGTAATTTGCAAATTTTTTGTTCGATATACACGCATACCCCCGCCAAGTGTTCTCCATGAACAATTCCACCATTAACCATGCACTGTAGTCGTCGCGTGATATGAAGCCGCATGATTTAGCCGAAGATGCTTTCAACACCAGACCGATAAGGACGCGAAGTACTTCGTGATGATCTCGATTATAAATTTTCGTGTGGCACCAATCCAATCTTGCGATGATCTTCGATAATGTCGTGAAGACATCGTTCAAGCGGCCTGCGCATTTAGTAAAATCGTGTAGGCCAATCTTCCATACTAACAACTCGCTATACATTACTCTAAACTTGTCGTGATACGAGTGCGCTTCTCGGTAATATATACACTCGTAGTCGTGATCGTGCTGTTTGATCCGTTTAAGGGAACGCGTAATGCTCGGTGCTGTGCGCTTCAGATTAGACATGATTGTAATGATTTGTATACCCTTATTAATATACATAAACTTTGGTAACAATCAAATTCTCTAGTTGACTTGGGAACAACTGCTTGATGCCGTCATGGCCTCTGGTAAATATATACAACCGTAATTGTACGACGACACAAAACAACTAGGATATGGATCGTAGAGTTATAATGCGAAATAAGTACAAAGACGTAATAAGCGGCGACTTCAACTTTAAAAACTGCAAGACGCTGGTAATAAGCGGAGGTGGTTTCAAAGCGTTGTATTTCGTTGGCGCCGTCGATGCGATGGATCTACGAGACGTTCAGAACTACGCCGGAACTAGTTGCGGAGCGGCGTTATGTGCGCTATTTTGCGCGGGTGCGACACCACTCAGTGTGCTAAAGCGTATCGTAAGGCAACGCAAACGATTAGGAGTCTGTAGCGACGCCCTAGAATCTAAGTTGAAGCGTTCCGTGACTAAACTCGTTAACCCCCACAGAGTCACGGTCGGTGCGTCGGTAATGACGCTGTTTAACATGTTAGCCTTATTCGGCGTGACCAAGTTTATAGAAGAGTTTGGAGATTTTTTAGAGGAGCTAGGACACAGCCGCCACACGACGTTCTCGCAATTCTACGAGAGAACGGGACGAAACCTTGCCATTGTTGCAACGGAGATGTTAAGCTTCGAGCCGTATGTCATGTCTTCGTCGACCACACCCGAATTGAGTATCACCACCGCCGTCAGTGCATCCTGCTCGCTGGCATCACCCATGCGACTAGGTAGTAGATTTGTGATGGATGGCTACTATAGTGATAACTTTCCGGTGCATATCGCACTTCAAATGTGGCCCGACTGCGAAGCGGTGTGTCTGTGCTCGTCCAATACAGCCTTCGGAACTGCGTCCAGAAAATATTACGACGATAAGCGATGTCACTTTGTAATTGTACCGATAGAACCGACGTGTGGCGACGGGGTATTCGCCGGTAGCGAGCTGATGTTTGTAATGTACCATTTCGGGTATAGATTTGTCAAGAATAACATTCATAAGATGTGTTCTAAATGTGACACCCTCAAAAGATGTAACGAAGTACCATAACGATATTACCGAGGTATGACATCGCCGACTAATAGTCGGCGATGTCGTCGAATGCTTTGATTACATGACGTCCATCATCATCGTTGCGGACGGCGTATTAAGTTTCGAGTTGCGAATTAGAGCTCTAGTCTTTTTGTACGATTCGAAATCTGCCTCGAGATTAACGTACTCCTCGTGAGTTATAATTTTATCTTCGAAAAAGCGTGACAGTTTGCTGTTAAACTTGTCGTTCACCATGACACTTAAGGAGTAAATTTGAAAATGACACCTTCCTTTTGGTGATAGTATATTACTTATTTTCCACATAGTTGCAAGACTAGTGGTCACCACCAGACTTATACTACTCAAGATGACACTGCTCGCCAGCAGAGTGTGACACAAAGCATAGGCGAGGGCCATGAAAATGCCCAACCAAGTTAAAACCGATAGTACGGTGTCGTTGCGCTTGTACAGGCGGCGCCTAATTTCGATTTCTTCACACAAGTATTGGCGTAGCTTCTCCAGAACTATTCGTCGCTCGTGACTGGCCGATTCATCGTTCGATGTCGGCGGTGGATACGTCGCGACTTTTGGTGGGGGTTCGTGATCGTTATCGGTAAACGCGGCGAATGATGTTACACTTTTTGCCAAAGTGTCCGGCTGTAGAATACTATCTCTACCCACGAACATCGGCAGCAAATCTCCGGTCGTCATAACGGGAGCCGTTGCAATGTTAGTCATAACTTCTTCTATTTATCATCGGCAGATTGGAGTATGTTTGCGTGAATGTAGTAATGAAAAAACACGGAGTACATTACGTAAAGTTTTCTTTATTAGTTAAACAAAATATAAAATATATTATTTATACAATCACAACAACAGAGGTAGTACATTTTACACGTAGTTTAGTCTTTTGATACATAATATTAGGAACTAGTATAGGAATACGATCATAATTAACTAGACAATATACGACCTTATTATCGCATTGACATTTTTTACTATTTCTAATACAGAATTTTTAAATTTTCGCATCTATTACAGTAAAAGAGTATCATGATTGCAAAATCTAATTCCAACAACACGATGACCGCACTCGACGGTGTTCATCAAATAAATTCATTGGTCACATCGGTGTTCTCAGACTCCGAACACATCAACGAGTGGCTATCGCTCTCGAAACAGCGCGCTTTGAATATGATCCTGAAGCGAACTATGCGCATCAAGAACAGGAGGAAGCGTCCCATTCAGCCAACTGCATACAATCTATTCTACAAGGATCAAGTGCCGGTATTGACAAAAGAATTTCCCAATATCTCGTGCAGAGATATAATGAAAGAGGCCGCCAGGCGGTGGAACTACCACAAACAGTACAATCCAAAGTATTTATTGGACAACTACAACTACAGGACCGAGAGAACTTCTGATAAGTGAAATCTCACGCGGTCTATTAGCACCTAGATGAGCAGCAAGATGAAAGGCATGATTAATATATTGCTATCGTTTCTAATACAATCGTCGCGTTTAACACGACGATTGGTGCATCCCCACGATTCGCATCAATGGAGGAGTTCCGAGACAGTGAGCCAGTGCGGCGTATGTGTGAGCGTCCATGCCGGCCAAATTTCTAAACGGAAATTTCAAAACTTTAGATTCTTTCTTGTACTGGTTGTAGATGGCCAAAAGAGTTATGGTGATCCTGTCCGGTGCTTCACATTCGTGTGCCATTTTAATGACAGCACTCAACGATAGGAACATTTCACACGTACGCCTCAAGCTGATGATACTGTTCTGCTCGAATGTGGCATCCATCCACGGTACACCGTTGGCATGTAAACTTGTGGCGTAGTTGTCGATAGTTGTGATCGGGTCGCCTCCGATTAACATTTCCGCCGGTAACGCGTCGTACTGATTGTTATCTAGTCCTCCCGCAGCTTCGATCAGACTTAGAATGCGTGTTTTAACCCCGTTCTCAATATCCATTCGTGTAATACTACGACCATTCTCAACTGTTAGACACTCGGCGCACCTGCTCACAACAGCTTCCAAAAAACTGCCCCAGTCGTATGATATGTTTTTACTACCCACACGATCGCTACGGCAGTCGGCGCGATCGTAGTTCAATATAGTTGCAACCGTGGTGGTGTTAAAGGCCAACGAGCCGAAGACGCGAGTGTGAACCGTAAAAATTGTCGGTTCCTCTAGACGTCGCACAAGAATGTTGCTCAAATCAGAGAGGCCGTTATGTCTGAAACCATGACGTTCGTCAGCTACTCGCAAGCCGACGTACACTTGGGTACAAACGTCTATAACTAAATCAAAGAGTCCTCTATCGTTGTTATCTACGACTGTTCTGTTCGAAGTGCTAGGGCGAACACTGTCCAGACCTGATATAAATTCATTAAACGAGGTGCCACATTTGATGTACTCCGTGTACACTTCAATCTTGAACGTATCTCCACCATCGACGCCCCTGTACATAACGCCAATAGTGTACGGAAACAACGGTAACTCTCTGCTCAATATGTTGATGTTAGACACTGCAACGGCAGCGCCTCGCAAAATGCTTGAAACATCAGCTGTTCTTTCGCCGCTGACAGTGTGTGTTTTTACGGCAAACCTTAGGCCATCAGCGCAAGCCACGATGCTCACGTTGTTCGTCACTCTCTGTAGGCATAGTACTGCTGGATGTTTGTCGATAGTCACTGGAGAGTAACCATACATGAACGTGTCTATTGCACGCATACTGTACGCTTCGTTCGTAGCCGCACTATAACGCAAAGGGTATCTGTATAATCTATGCAATCTACGCGAATCGGGCCTAGTAGAAATTAAACGCCTGTATCTGAGCAACATCGCTTCGTTTCGTTTCAACAACATTGTCGCGTGTATGGATTTGGTATCGCAAACCGCGTCCGCGGTTTGCGATACCGAACCATCGTGCATTAGCGTACACGCGTTGATCAAGTACGCTAAGTGATTCATTAAGCTTCGTCGACACAGGTTCCACACCGCGAATTCTCGCGCTTGTGCAGCAATTTTCTCACACGCGGCGTCGTTATCGCGACACCATCTAATTTTGTCTAACAAATCGCTCAGGTCATCCTTGATCGGCACGTAGTGTACCATCGGTTTCAACATGTGTTCGAACCACGTATTCCATTTAGAGTCACATTTCAATATGAGCGAGTCGGTGAACATCTCTGCTGCAAGGCGGAACGCAGCTACATGACCGTCCATGTGAATGATATACTTGAAGGTACTCTGCTCGTCGTAAGTCATCGATTGTTTGAGTGGTGGTTCGTGGTCCACACACGGATACATTAAAGTTGAGTTGTGAACTCGAGGTCTGAGGTTCCATTTTGTTATGCCTGCGTCGATCATGGTGGGATTTTCGACGGACATCCTCGCCAAATGCATTCGCCTATTCACAAACGGCGATGATGCGTCGCCGCAAATGCCCGCTCCTGTAGAAGATCCTCTGAACACCGCAACCGGTTTTTTCATATGCCACGGTATGGTACGAATCTGCTGACTTCCAACGGCACTGTTCCTCAATCGTTCCCAATCATCTTGATTGGGGATGGGACGATCCCTGAATCCGACTCCACTGCACACGCTCAGCGGTTCCACGAGTCTCACAGGTGGGGTACAGTTTCGGCGATCGTGAGAGACTCGAAAATTTGCATCGTATGCAAATCTCCCCGGTTCGTTTGAGTCGACGCAGATGGGATGATCGCGATAATTAACGAGAAAATCTACGTCCGCTAGGCGTCTGGTTACGCACACTTCTTGAAGCATTTCAACGAGCCATTCGGTTACTACGTGATCGGTACGCCCGGGTGTACAATGGATTCTCGACGTGGAACTCGACGTAGTGGTGGTGCTGATCAGACCACAAGGTTGTTTAACATGAGGCACAAAATAGGCGTCGCCTAAATTGTTTGCGTCATCGTCCATTCTCAAGATGTGTCCGTTCGCGAACCACGACTGCGGTTTTGCGAGTCGCTGACCACTCCTGTACTTGGTGCGGTTAAGTCTGTTACTGTCATCGGTCATTTTGTTCATCATACGACAGACTGTATCTTCGTACCTATTGTCTCCGTAGTTAATCGTTTCACCCGTGATAGCATCCATCACCGACGGAACTGTCCACCAATTGTTGTAATGACACTCGTCGATGAAGAAAATACCGTCGAGTGTATTATGTCGCACGCAAGCGTAAGCTAGTTTTTTGTATAATTTCACATACCACTCGCAACTGCTCATCATGTCCTCGACGGTGTGCGTACCACTGTTCTCATGACCGTACCACAGGTCGTATGCGTTCCTGAACTCTTCAAAAGTGCGTATGTAGAAGATTTTCGTGCGAAGTACCTTCGTTTGGTTCGAGTCACCGTTACATGAGGTCGGCGTGACATGCGTGTCGACAAAACGCTGGATCGGCGTTGTGCTACTTGACGTACTCAATATCGACATCATATTATGCGCAAGCTTTCACGTACTCGCCTTAATAAAGTATTATGACCGTACGTAGCGAAGACGAGGAAGTGAGTGCTGAGATCGTTACCGCTAAAATCAGCAATGGCAACGGTCGTGGAGGGTTCCTGCGCAGAAGTATCCGAGGTACTATTGACAAAGGGAAGAAAGTTTCCGGCGATGTTATAGATAAGGTGTCCACAACGGTCGATCCAATGATGCCTGCACAGGTGAAATACTCGGTGGCAGTTGCAAAGGCAATGTCCAATGGTCTCGGAGATGTAATTTTATCAGCTAAAAACGCTTTGTTAACCCTTAAAAACAACTGTGTGAACGTATGCACTACAATCAAATCTGTGCAAAGTGACGTAAGAGCTTGTATAACATCATCCATCAAAGGTGTCAATAGGAATGGTAGAAAGATATTCGACGCCTTCAAACGTACAGGTGTAGATCTATCCGTAAACGTGGGGCAGACTTACAAAGACACAATGGCTATGATATTTAAATACAGGACATGTGATTAGTGACGTCTTCCCATTTCGATGGTACCGTTACGTTTGGCAGCTCTTTCTAGAAACCGTTTCAATTGGTGTTTATCAAAGCCTGCCGTACGTATAAAATTAACACCCAATGTCGACTTGGAAGATCTGAACTCGCCCATTAGAGCACCTAGTATGGTGCTGTTAGTCAGTGTATTACCGTCGTATTTGCAACAGTTAAACGTTTCTTCATGATCTACGAACACGATAGCATCGCACTCGTTTATCGTGCGCTCTACGTCTGCAACATTCTGAGGTCTGTCCAGTACGACGCGCGGCAACGACACGTTGGACTTTTCAAGTTCTATCAGTGTTCGTCCAAGGGCGTCTTTACAGAGCGATACGACGCACAAAGGCCTCTTTGCCACAGCTCCGCTGAGATGGAAATGGTCGGCGTTCGAGTGAAAGTTACCCATTCTGATGTTTATTTCGCCAATACTGCTCATCCATGATGAGCAGTATTTTTATGATATTGTCTATGCACGTGTCAGCGACAAGATTTTAGCGTCGAATTTATTTTTAAAGGACTGTTTTAAGTAGCCCGCTAACCGTACACCACCACTGGCTAGGCTGCTATCTACCGTCGGCCTTGCACTGAAAACGAATTTCAAATTACAGATGTATCGTCCCCGCTCACTGTTGTTTTCGGTGTGACATTTTACTAATTTTTCGTTTAGTTTGCGTGCTATTTCGTAAGCCGCCACCCTACTGTCGATCCACTTATCGACTGTCGTCTGTTTCACCATAGCCACGTACATTTCAGGACTAATGTGGTGTCTAACCAGCCATTTTGCATGCGACTCGTAAGACAAATGCAACTGCTCGGGAAGTTCGTCCCAAACCTGATGTAGGGTGTAATTGAAACCGTGGAACCACAATACTCTGGCAAAGCTTTGATTCGCATACGTCGCAGGAATTACGTGTAACGGTTGATGAAGATCACAAATGTAATGTACTGCCGAGACGATACATTCTCTATTGTCAATTTGACAATCGGATGTTAAATACGAAGACACATTTTGCGCTCCGTCACTAGGTGTGTCGACATAATTCACCCAATGCAAGTGCCTCCTTTCGACGTCAATGTTGTCGGGATCGTTGCTCACTTCGTCGAGTGTCGCCTTAAGCAGATTGCTTTCGATGTGATTCAGCAACGCCGGTGCTATGTGAGCACGAGCAACAGCTGCACACACTCGATGTCCATTTTGCGCCCAACCATTACACTTTGTAACAGAGGTTACGATGAGCAATAATAACATGTACGATGTGTTTCTCATTTTATTTGTGCTGATTGTGTAAACATTGACCATAATTAATCATAATTATGTTCAATGTCGACTTACGCGCGTAATACTTCGGTAAGCTACTTGTAGTACATGCGCGTGCTAATTAGATGTAAAGTCTGCCGTCGCCTTTGACGGCAGTTTAATAAGGCTGTAATTTATACTTCAACGGTTTCACCATCCATGTAACATCGTTTGTTGACATACATGTATGTATACTTACACCACAATTCCACGAGGTTTACAAAATTCTCCTTGAAAAAGTAACGCCCAGCTTCGCTATGGTAGAACAACTCTTTGGCGACCTCCCGACTCAGAGTCATCTCATCACCGCTCTTCGAAACGCTACCCCGTGCCAATTTGAGTGCTTTAATTGCATTACATAGCTGCTTTTTGTTCTTGTAGCCGAGCAAGTGCGTGGCAGTCTTTGGTATCGTGACGTCTTTGTCCGAGTTGCGTTGGGACAACACGAGATTGTACTGGAAGTAAGGTATTGGATAGTTTGTTTCTTTAATAAACGACCCAATAGTGAGCCAGTCGGGGTGAGATAGAGCTCTTTGCATAATTGCATTGTCAGTCGGTCTGTCGAGCGTTTTCATTCGTAGGTTTGACGTGTTAACTCCTGATGTACCACCTAACGGTCCACCGAGACCAGTACCGACGCTACCACCTCCGTTGCTTGCAACTCCGTCCACGTCTTTTATGGCCGCATTCGAAGTAGTACCGGTGTAGCCTACGGTTGTGCCGGTTGATTTGTTTGTTGCGTTTACATCGGTCTTGGAATTTCCGTACAACATCGCGCTTATATTTATTCATACTAAACGGAGCTATTAAAAAAGTAAAATAACATCCAATATGAATTCCGAAAACGGCAAATATCAACACCAACCAACAAAGAGATGGAATCATAGACCAAATGCACGTAGAGGTCGAGGTCGAGGCTCGAACAGATACTCGAATAATCACGGAGGTAGAATGTGTCCTAGTGATCGCGCCGGGAACGTAGACATGCCGAGTTGCTTGGAAGCTCGTTCCATCAATCAACATTTTCCGACTCTCCTTCGCATGGGAAACCAGGACCACAGTGACGAAAGTAATTCAGGTAGCCAACGCCAACTGAAAAATGTTACAGACACACGTCCCCTTCTTGAATATTCAAAACTGCGGCGTTACGTGGGTGACTGTGACGAGGTGACGCTGAATTGCGATGACTTGGATACACTGGAACATGAATATTCAGCAATAAGGCACTTTAACGTCTTAAGACTAGTTTCGAATGTTTAATAAAAACACAATGAATTTATTAAATCGTTTTATTTTCACCACTGTCGATGGGGCATCGACAGTGACGACAAAAATTTATATACTCTAAGGTGTTCGTTCCGAACTCGTAGTAGCTCGTTTTCTTTTATTTTTCTTTGATTTACCGGATGGTACTGCAAATCTTGCAATATCCGCAACCGGATCATCCAATGGTGTCAGCGGTAACATTAAAGACGATGTCGTAGCTGAGGGTGGAGCGCATTCGTAACTGGGTGCAGCGCTACCAGCCATGAGCCGCGTTACGCTCATAGCGGCCGTCTTTTTGTTATGCTTTAAATTAGACCGCAACGGGTTCTTTGTGCAGTTCGAATTGATTCGATGTAGCGTGGATAGTTCCTTCCTGTCTTCCGAAACAGTAGTTGGTACATCACGAAGTCCTGGCGAGTTGTAGTTGTCGGTTATGACAGATTGCAAATCATCTAAGACTCCACCAGTCGGGACCGTTGTCCACGAGTTACGAGCAAACTGGTGTTTCAGCAGACGTATTTCCTTCCGAAGGTTTTTCAGTTCAGTCATAATGTCAACCATTTGTTTGTCTAATCTGGCCACCGACTTTTTGGTGTACATTGCAAGAGCGCAAGCAGCGCTCACTTCCACGGCTATGTGTGCCATTTTATACGAGTCCATGACTGTCAGCTTTATATATCGCACGTGAGCAACTCAAGCGAGGGATCTCAACTCACGCTTACCGGTAGCGTGGTCTATCGCCGCAATAACGTTAGGTGTGCTCAGTCTAAAATATCTAACCACCACATCGTTTCGACAGATCTTGGGTAAATTCAAGCTGGGTCCCTGTGGTAATACCACACTATGCACAAATAGTGGCTGGTGATCGTGATATATTGCGGGGAATGATAGCTCATTATAATGCCATACCTCCGCCCTACGCTCGGATAAGTGATCCAGTTCATGGCGAAGCTTGACACAATCGTCCATCGTTCCGGGTGCCATGATGAGGAACAGGGAGCGTAGTCTCGGGTCGTCAATAAGCTCTTTGGTCACTTGAACGGCCTCGTTTTTACTGTTCACTAAGCGCACTAAAATGCGATCTCTGTCCGTACACCGTGCACTAGCAGTACTCAACAGTTCGCTCGGCCAACTGACGAATGGAACCTCAAACGGATCGGTACCGTCCAAATTGACATAACCACGATCGGAAAACATAATTGAGATGGTAGCAGATACTATGTCGTCTCGGCTAACCGATCTGTCAATACACAGTTCTCGAAAACGATTTCGAACACTGAGGTAGTGTTGTCGCAAAGAATTGTACAAAGAATCTTTTTTATCGTTTTTCATGTTAGTAAAACAATGATTTTTCTCTTGATACCGTTATTTATCGTCCTCGTTGTCTTCTTCTTCGTAGTTATCTGAATATGCAGAATCGTATTCGTCTTGTTCAATGTCTAGGAGCAGAAGACGTCGACGAGCTCGTAACTGTGAGCGGAATTCTAATGCACGTCTGCGCGCCCACGACAGCAAATCTTCAATGACACTCTCATTCGAAACAACGCAATGCGTTACAATCACGGGCCCGAACATATTACGACAGGTAGCCTCCAAATGACTGTGGATCGCGGCTCGATTGAATACGTGATCTACGGCATACCAAGTGCTGAACAGAAAAGTACTGTACATGCAGCTAAGTACAATCATGTCTAAATTATGACCACCAACTTCTTCGGAAGTTCTAAAATGATTGTTATCTTCGCCGACGAAACGTGAGCATATGTTTTCAATACATCTCTTCTCCTCGTCGTTATAAGTATTGCAAAAAGATAGAACGGTAGTCGAGCATCGAGCGTAAGCGGCTTCTTTCAGTTCGCGACTGCAAATGCACCTCGAAACCAACAAATGCAAAGTATGTAAGGTGCCGTAGAATTTGGTACCGTCTCTTGAGATAACTAACCGATGCTCTCCGGGAAACGAAGACAACAAGCTGTTAACGTTTTCGCATAAACGTCTCGTGTCGCTCATGTCGTACAGACACATGCGGATGCTCTCGGTGACATCATAAAGTGTCATGGTTATATCGTTGGTCACGTCAAGCTATTCTATAGAAACTGACGACCGCGGCGTTACGACGCCTGAGTAGTTCTGCGGGAAGATTGAATTCGAAATCCTCATCGTCAGAGGAGGAAGATGTATCATTTTCATCGTCACTTCGCAGTGTGGACGTGTTGCGCCCCGTGGGCGTGTCTGGTTTGAACATGGATAAGGTTTTGTTCGTGCGCATACGCTCAGTTTTGTTCACGAAGGTATTGAAAAGTTTACGACAATTCGTTGTATGTTTGCGCACCATGACGGTGCGTCGACAGTTACGGCACATGATTTACTTGAGTATAACAGCTGTTGAACGTACGTGATGGAATATTAAAAACTATCGATATATAATGTCTATATCTGTGGATACACTGACGTTAGACCACGAATTTCACCACAATTTCGTCAATTCACTGCCACTTACGGACTTCAAATGTATGTCTGTGGCCCTACTATTATACATGGCTCTGATATTCTTTGTCAGACCGTACCTGATGACACATAGACGGCCGATGCTATTTCTAAAGCCATTGGTGGTGGTATATAACGCGGTACAAATATTATTAAATTTGGCGTTGTTAGTAGCGGCTCTAAATGACTTTCGAATGTTGGCATTCACTTGGACCAATGTCTGCAAATCTCCACACGAAACGACCCAGTATTTTGTAAAACTTGCAACTCTGGGCTGGTACTATTACATACTAAAGTTGATCGATCTCGTAGATACCGTGTTCTTTGTGCTTCTGAAGAAGAATCGTCACGTATCTGTACTACATGTGTATCATCACACCAGCATGGTGATCATGACTTGGTTATCGTTGAAGCACGTGCCGGCGTACCAAAATTTATATTTAGCATCGTTGAATAGTGCCATCCATGTAATACTATACTGCTATTATTTGATCACATCATTGGGGTACACCGCCGACTTCCGCCTGAAGAGATCTATAACCGTGTCTCAGATGACACAGTTTGTGGTAATGATAGCAGTAAACTCGTTCATGATAACTTGTCAAAGAAATCCAGCCTTATTAGCGTACACCGTTGCGTCCACGGTCAATATAATCGTATTCTTGGCGTTATTTATCAATTTTTACGTACACAGCTACGATATAAAAACAAATGCCAGAGTAATTTACAAACATTCGAGGTACATCAATTGACCGCGACTGAACATATCCATTGTTACGCTCAACAATGACTCTAGGCTTGTTACTTCGTAATAAAATCAACAGTTTTAATTCGAAATCGTACATGGCAAGAATGTTGCGCAGCAGAACTGACGATCGGAAGAATGAAGTGAGAAGAGCGGATTGTGACAGTGGTTATATGGTTCCCCGCAGGATCCCAGTGCCGTGTGTGACCCCTATGAGTTCGACTTGTGAATCAAACTTATCTACATCTTCATCGTGCACGATGACAGACGCTGACAGATTACCGCCACCACCACACGCTGGCAGCTCGTTCAATGAGTACGACGAAATACTACCAAGTCCAAGTCACCGATGGGAACGGCCGATGCGAGACCATTACACCGCCGGTTCGAGCAATGTCGCCACGACGGGAGGTGTGGAAGCGTTTGTTATGGTCGTTAAATGTTGGGACATTAACGGACCTTACTTGAGTTTTGTGACCGGTGGGGTCTTCGAAACTTACTACAAAATAACTAGTTTGGAGACAACAACGAAACAAGCATCTACGAGAATTCTGTTGGAACCCAGACGATTAATAATACCCTGGAATACAGTAATGTCTTGCATAAAGCATAAACTCGGTAGTGAGAGTGCCGTCATAACAACCGATTATGTGTACTCTTTAACGCGGAGTGGTACCGCACAAGTGGAGGAAACCATTATTAAACTAATTTGTCAGTATACTAAAAAGTACGATTAATCGCTCGACGCTGTCGTCGAGCGATCGAATCCACCCACGCGAGCTTATCGGAGTAATTTATGTTCATCATAATTTAGTGGACATTTATAATAACAGCCACTTTTATACGTAACTGTCTGCGCTCGAGTGTGAGAAGCGTATTACGCTTGCATGCATCGATGTGAGTGTGCGTGTGAGTGTCGGGTTAAAAGGACACGGTAAATGTGCGATAACGACTGTCTGTGACGGGTAGTTGCGGTGTTTAGCATTTAGTTTTTCATATAATTTGAATTGTTAAGAAACGATTTTTATAATCGATAACCATGCACCATAGTAATTGGTACTATTCGGTGGTGAGTAAATGTGAGACAACTACAGGATCGTCTACAAGTGCTGGTGGTGATGATGACAATAATAGTGGTCGTAAAAGTGGACGACCGTCTGCATTTACCATGGAACCGCCATGTTTGGGTTGCGCTTACGATACGCATCATTATTACGGAAAAGTTTTAGACAGAGTGATTATGAAGAACAGTGATGAATATTGCCTGCTGAGGGACAATCGAAACTCGAACGGACCGCAGTCAGAACGGATAGTGGCAAGTTTAAAAGTGACGCTAACTTTCGGTAATTACGCATCATTCATACAATTAAAGAAAGATCGGGTCGTTCTTCGAATGCCCGCACCGAATTATTCTCAAATATGTGATATACGCGGCCAGGCGGCGTCTTCGTTAATACATATTCGACAGCAGTTGTTGTTGTTCTTTGCTGTAAATACACCTTGCTCATTCGTAGAGATCACTCTGGCATTCTTGTGCATATCAAAAAGCCTCGCGATCGATGTCAGGTTTATGCAATATACTCCTATATTTAGAAATATACCGACTATTGAATATTGTGATATATGTTTTAATTCGGTTTGTAACAGGGAACAAATGTACAAATAAAATTACGTGAAATAAGAATAACAATTGGTTTTATTTCAAGCCCCGTTTATACAAATACACCCACGCACAAACACGAGTTTTTATTTAGCATATTTACAAGGAAACTTAATGAGGTAGATAGGTTGTATAGAATAATCACATTAACAAAGAGCTTTAATGAGGTAGCTGTATAGAATTAGCACATTAATTAACGAAACCAGTCTACGTTTTTTTCAGCTGTACATCCAACCATTTTTGCACATCTTCTATCGATGTCTGTAGGACCGTGTTGCGAATACGGTTATATTTGTAAAAGTTTTCATTTATGTTCGTATAGTTGTCGAAACCTCGACACGTCTCTCCTTCACCGTTACAGTGGAAACCAAGGGACACCGGCGGTAATCCATCGGCGCAGGTATAAGTGCTACATAGGTATTTGTTTTTAACGGCGAGCAGGTTTCGTTGTTCTTCGGTTGTTAAGATGATCATATCTAAGGATGATACATTTCGATGAGTATCATAACCGGGGCACGTATGATCTACCCAATGTATGGTTCTGGGTCCACAAAATTTTGTCGAACTCTCCGCGACACTGAACGTTATGAACAAAGCAATAACAATTCGCAACATATCGTCCATGTTGACGCGCTGAACGTTTGGAACTGAGTGTGTACACAGCGCCGTTCGAAATGTTCAGCAGTTAAAATCGGCTCAAAGGTCAACCGACCGATAACGACAAGGTAAATGGAAATTAAACATATACTATTCGTTATCGTCGCTGTCGTGGGTGGATGGTTGGCTTGGAAGAGAGCTACAAACGACACATATTCCGTATTCACGGACCGATGGAGTGTGATAATAATTGCCGCTCTGGTGATAATACTGGCGTTTTGGCGACGAATGAACGGTTACTCGGGTACTTGGCAACCGTTGCGCCAGGGCGTTAATACTCTGGCAGAGTACGGTAAATCGGCAGACGATGCATTGTTGGATCCAACGACATCACCGTCTCCGGTCTTCGCTCGGCAAGGTGGGGAAAGTAAGGGTGAAATTGCGTGTCGCTCACATCTAGAACGAAGGTTCAGGGTACCGTTTGCTAAGGTGCGACCGGACTGGCTCATAAATCCCGACACCAAGGCGAAGCTCGAACTCGACTGTTACAACGAAGATCTGAGGTTGGCGGTCGAGTATAATGGTAGGCAACATTACGAGTACGTACCGCGGTTTCACAATTGCCCCAACGATTTGACCACTCAAATTGCGCGTGATGTCGTCAAGCACGAGATCTGTCGCGGTAGAAATATCGATTTAATTGACGTACCGTACACCATACCGATCGACGAGATACCGAATTTCATCGACAAGTGTCTAGTCGATTTGGGTCGCTTACAAGTGATCTTCGACGATAACGATGAGAAGCGATTAGTGTCATCAGGCGCCCGTTGAGCGCCTGATGGTATTGTCGGTCGTTTGCCTAGAGACACACGTGGCATACCGCACTGGTGTCTAGTCAATATCGGATCATCATGTGCATTATAACTCCGAACATACTAACAGTGAAGCCCAAGTTAATGCTTTGCAGTGATAGCGATATCCATTCCGTACGTGTGAGACCAAAAGCGACACGCTCTTCCGTCGTAGACGATTTATCATCCATGACTTCTCCGGGTTTACAGCGGCACGGTTGGCACTTGCCGCTGATGTCGGATTTGATGGCGTCGAGTTTCTCCGATAAAGGTGTGAAAACTACGCTAGTTAACGATGATTTGATCGCTTCCACACCTCCACCGACCTCGGTTATTTTGTCCTGAACTGGCACCACCACAACCCTGCCCAGTAAACCTTCCAGTTGCGTCTGATACTGCAATGCTTTCTCTACTTTGTTGTCCAACGGATCGACAACGACCCGTTTCAACAGAGCCTCGTCCTTGCCGAGGCTTTCGCTGATTGATTGTAACGATGCCGTCACTGTGGTCAACGCACAGGTCTCTTTTACGGTGTTGTCGATTTGTACTAGTTTGTCCATTACTTCGTCTGCTATGGTGGGCGATGTTTGAATGGCCAAAAATACTATTGTCATCGTAATAACGATATTGTTGTGCATGATGCTGCGAGATTTCATGTTTATTATAGGGTAGATCGCAAACAAGTCAATCGAAGCGCGATCGTACCATAACAAATGAATACCAGCGTCCTAAACGTCAACGGTATAACGTTTACCATATACGACAGCTATACACCACAAGTGATTTACATGATCATCGCCGACCGACTGAACACAACCACTAGAATGGTGTGGTTTCCAGAATTTGTGTCCACGGTCAGTGACGATGCACCCAGGAGTGGCGTACACTCGGCCGTCGATATGTACATGTATATCAGAGATATGGTGTCACCGTCAAACGCCGACGGTCCTAGGTCTTTGAGTGATGCCGTTCAAATGGTAAAGTCGTGGGTCGATAGAGACCCCGAGAGTAACACTAAATTCGTAGAACACTGCATAATCGACGCATACACTTCTAATCGCGAAGTGAACGACGATGTTGATGCACAAACGTGCGTCCTGCTGGACGCCATCATCACACAGGACGTTACCGGCAACGATATACACGGTCCCGAATACTATAGGGAAGTAGTGAGGAGCTTTCGAGACAGATGTATGGAGCACTCTCGCAACATTGCCGCGAACAAGAGGCTCGTTCCCATGTATGTGACCATGTACAGCAACTGGTCGAACACCACCGCCCCCACAATGGCGAACATGGACGTGGAAGCAATCCGCGGCAAATATACTGTGTACGTTCCAGAGCCAGATGAACGACCCACCGTGATACTGTTCAACGATCTGGTCATGTCCGAGGACTTGGTTGTGTTCGCAAAGTACGGTGAGTGGCTAAAGTACGATGCGCGTCACCCGCCCACTGCCGATACGGCATTGTCTGCCATGTCACGACGCACCGGTACCAAAGTTAACAATCGAGAACGTAATCACATTGCCTTGTTCATGGTGCGCCGCGGGATATATTCGCCGGGTATGACTTACGACATTGCTCATGTGTACCCGGCACCGGGTGTGGGTTATACGATCAGCGTGCTCAGCAATAACGCTCCGACCGTGGACGTACCCAGAAGTATCACCACTGCGATGGGACTCGGCGGTGACGGTATCGAGGTGAGCGACGCGGGTGGTGGCGTTACTTACACAGCGTCGTTTGTACTGAACGACATAACGTTCGTCACCGAGTACTTGCAACATTTCACACTTATGAAGTGCACCAACAAGGCCACGTGCATATTCATCGACGAGACGCACCTCATGAGACACGCCAAGGAATGGCGACGCTTCACAATATCCAGTCCGCGATTCATATACGAGTACAATAATTACACCGTAAGGTTCAGCGTGACAGTCGAAAGCACGCGACGTGACGTGGCACGAGTTGCTCCGTATTCGCGGATTCGCATTTATGATGCGCCGAACACAAACGTATTGTACGGTATAGCTAACGATATAACCTCGCACATGATACAGTACAAGAGCGAAGAGCTCGACATACTGAAGTTCTATACGGAACATCTTCATACGGACGAACTGCTGAACATCAACGTGCGTGTTCTTCGCGATTCGAAACGTGTCAAGCGCACCCCGGGCCAGTTGGCGGGACAACATCGACAAGTGCGCCGTCGAATCCAGGCACAGCGCGACGGTGATCACGTCGACGTCAGATCTATAATCAACGTGAACAATTACGCCCGTCAATGTGCAAAGTTACCTACGGTCGTTAGGAGCGTGGATCTGGTGCCCGACGGTAAGGAACACATAACTTTCAGTCCTGGTAGAGGTTTACCAGATGTATATCTGTATTGTAATCACGATGATGCACCATATCCGGGTCTAGCCGCCAACAGGTTAGCCGGTAACTCAGACGAACATCCATTCCTACCGTGCTGTTACAGAGTTAGGCGTAACGCTGCCGCAGATGCGTGTGACAATGATTCGCTGGCACCCGAGGTTCGCTCGCAGACGTTCTATAATACTCAGCGAGTGTTACCTCTGACGGCTTTCGGTAAATGTCCCGGTAACCTCGAGGCGATGCTGGCCGTACAGCGATACTGCAGAAGCACCGATACCAATAGTGCCACGTTTTATCCCAAAGAAAAAGTCGTGCAGGGCGCCACTGCCGTTCGCGGGGCCGTCCAAGTGGGACCGAATGCAGCCATCGAGGCGGTAATGCGTGCCGTACACTGCTTACAATCGTCCACGGCCGACCCTAGGTCGCTCGTGATCGGTGCCGAACAACTAGAGCGGGAGCGCAGCAAAATGATGGAATACATCACATGTGCCGGTCAAGAGTTGTTCGACATGAGCTCCGGTGAACGTCTCTCGTGGCTCAAGGATAACACCTCATATTTTGACCCGTTACGCCTTGTAAAGTTGTTACAGTACCATTTCGATACCAATGTGTTCCTGTACGTTCGCGGTAGTACCGTGAAACCGGTAAGGTCGATCGCGAAAACTGAATCGCAGCGCGTGCGTTTGAAGTTCTACGACGACTACACCCAAGCATGGAACGACAACGAAGATGTGTTATCCATACCGTACCATTACGCGGGAGCCGATTACCACGACATGAAGATTCACGAACGGTCCGTGGTTCTGTACGTTCACAGCGGCACCGAGATAACGACGTTGGCTCATCCCCACGTCGAGTACGTACTTTTTGAAAATCATTGTTACATAACAGACACCATACGAAAAACCTATCAGGCGCTGTTGCCGCAACCGATGCGGGCCGTTTACTCGTTTGTCTATTTCGATGTTGACGACGCTACCGAGGAAGAACTAGACGTAGACACTGCGAATGCGTTACGCGCCATCTATTACGTGTCTAAGGGTAAGCAACTGTCGGCACATTGGCGGGATGTGGCAGTAGCTAACTCCGACAAGACTGCTCCTCGATCTCAAACTATAGACGGTGTGGGTCGACTCATAGGTATGGACGGCGTGCAACTGGAGACAATTCGATCTGTCGAACCACTGCCCAGTTTACCCATAGACAACCATCACCACAGCATGTTTTCGTTTCACGACAACATGAACCGGCGCGAATTGTTAAACCCCGAACACTCTGCAAAGTGCACGTACACATGGTATCTGAGCAAACTCACGCGTGTTCTCCTACACCTCACTGCGTACACCATACTCAAGAAAGGAACGCTCATGTCCGAATTGTTCACGGTTGACGAACGACGGTTCAACCTGCTACACGACACAATAAACTCACTGTTCGAGGCCGGTGTCGTCGATCGCGCCAGCTACATGAACCTTCTCATAGTAGAGCAGGATAGGGTTTTGACGGATTCCGTGGATACGGCACGACGCCTCGTATACAATGCGTCGTTGCTTTTGCGGCGTATGAGTGCGTACGAAACTAGCGAAATTCGAAAGTCCAGGTACATTACAGAGCTGTTGCGCTACGAAACAGACTTCACGTCGGACGAGAGTCCGTTCAGTATAGTGACCAGTATCGACAAATTCATTCTGAAACCTCGACCGAAAACCGTAAGCCTCTTCAGACCGCCGCTTTCGCTTAAGCACGACGACACGAATACCGTATTAGTTCAGTATTCCGTTGACAAACACTACTTATCACGCCGCGTGGATGACGCCGAATTGATGCGACTAAGCGATGCGATGCGCAGCAACACGTTCAAAGAGATTTCGTTCGATATGTTCGACACACTATACGGTAACGGTGACGATGCTGATGTACGCGAGAGGGAACGCACATCACCCACTCTGATACTTCACGTTTGGCGTAACGAGACCAGCTCCTGGACGGTGCTCGAATGTACCGATGATGTGGATAGCGAATACGCAGGAGTTTATTTCCACTTGAACGCGGCCGATCCGAAAGATAGAATCACGCTGAAACGTCTGACACTCTGTTAACAAAATTATACGGTACTTTGTGAATGTCAAGCCAGTTTCGTGCATACACGAAACTGACACGCAAAAAGTTATTATAATCACCCGGCGGTGTGAATTCATCAAACTTATTACAACTTCTTAAGTTAGGCTGCCATCAAAGCTAGAGTGTATTAGCATTCCTTGACAAAAATTGATTACAAAAGTTTAATGTGTACTTCAAAAGTCTCATCAAATGTGTATTAGCACGGGAAACATAAGGGACTGTTCACGTACACATACCGTTATGTCTCCGGTAAGTACACGCCACTTAGTAATTTTGTTTGAGTTAGTTGAGAAGAAAGAAAGTTGCGTACGGATATTAAATTTACTCTTGTTTTACAGATAATCCAGTCATCTGCGACGAGCGGGTACATCAGCGACGACGAAGACCTGGTGGACGTGACACCGTTACCGGAAACCATAGAAGTCGACAGCGACTACGAAGACAAGCCTCGGGTACAACAATCCACAATTGAGTGTCGTGTTAAAGTCGAACCAAACACCACGGATCCAACACCAACACCGTCACCGACGACTTGTAGCGCAACAATACGAAAAAAAATGACGCGGCGCGAGTTGTGGGCGATGTTCGACAAACTGTTCAGTGTAACACAAATATCGCGCAGGGGTTCGCCATCCATCGTGACATCGTTACCCAGCAGAGAAGCGACGGTCACCGAGACATGGTACTTCCAGGAACACATCATCAGTAACACCGTCTTCAGAGATCGGCCCGAGTACGCCACTCTGGACACGGTCAGTCTCGGAAATGCCATGTCACTGTTGAGCAAAAGGCGCAATAAGTTCTTCGGCGCTACCATTGTCGTGTTCGAAGGTGACGTTGTTACGGTGCGCCAAGGATGCATCGAGTACATCAATCGTCAACGTAGGTTGTTACTGACGAAAAAACGACACTTAACGTTGTACGAAGTTTATTCTCTATCGGGCACCATGTTCTCAAAACTGTTTGTTAGGGCATTAAAACCAGTCATTAGGATGCATATGAACAAGTCTACGTTTAAGTTGAGAAATAGTGATACTCTTGAAATGCTTCGGCTCTTTTGTGAGATGCATTTTGACAAGAAATATGCCGCTGTATGTTAGAATTATTGTTGTCGGGTAATAAAACAAATTTATTTTTATTACTTCCTTGTTTTATTTTGCTTTATCTTTATAGGTTATTGTCGTGACAAACAAGGTAATAAAATATAATTTATTGCAAGATGGCGGCGGGCGGCGCAGCGCCTGCAAAAAAGTTAATGTTGAAAACGTTGTTAATGCAGTAGTTGCCGTAGTTTTGCACGCAGTTGCGCAGCTGCTCCGCCGTGTAGCGCTCGGAGGCGTTGTCGCGACGCACCGGCTCACCGACCACCTCCGTCTCCCGCTCTAGATCGCGCACCACGCGCTCCAACGCATCGCGTACTAGCGTACTCGCCTGAGCCGGATCGACGAGACACTTGCGCACACAATCATCCGCATCCGCGAGTCCGAGCGACTCGAACTCGGCGATGGCGTACGCGCAGCTTTTGAGACTGCGTTCGCGCATGTGCACGTCCTCGGCGTACTTGGCTCGAAGCTGCACCTCGGTCAACGGTATCATTTCGGTTTTACACTTGTTCACGTACGGCAGACCGTAGAAGAGGTGCGGGTTATCGGCGCGCACCCTATTCCATACGGTCACCGCGTTGGCGCACTCCATCTCGGACACTTTGAGCGCCTTCGCCAACCAGCGGTAGCGCTTGGAGGGCGGCGACACGCCGATCGGCAACTGAGCGTACCGCTTGCGAATATTATCGAGATTGTCCATTTCCTTGCGCTGGCTTCGAGTGCAGCGTATCACAGTCTGTAGAGCAGAGTTTTCGTACTCGTGTACCGACACCACCTCACGTTTATCGGGTCGGTTGTGTAGCGCCGGCGATACGCGATCGCGCATGTTAGTTATTTTACTGCGGAGCTCGTCGTTCTCCGCGATGTTGTCGTTAGCGAGCAGAGCGTTGGCGAAGAACTGGGCGGTGGCGTTATTCGCGTTGCCCATCATGTCGCGCAACGCCAAGTGCAGCTTGAATTCGTGCTCCTTGAGCGCGGCAATCTCCTTTTGGTGTTCAGATTTTAGCGCGGATATAGTCTTCTCGTTCTCTAACTGTAGACCCGCGATGCGCGCGTCGTACTTTGATACCACCTTCTCGTTCTCCAGTTGTAACTCGGCGATGCGCGCGTCGTACTTAGCCACTTGTGTCTCCAAATTCGCAACACTCAGTTGTGTTTTAGTTAGCTCGTTTTGTCCGTCCGCGAGTTTCTTATCGTACTCCGCGACCGACGTGCCATTTCGATCGTGAATGTTGTAACCGCCGGTTCTGCGTATAGTTGGTAGGACTTCTTCGTAGATCCAATCCTGAAACTCTTCGGCTTCCGGTAGTGTAGACTTAGTACACAACTTGTATATTGCTGGTTCCGTAATAAACACGGTGTTTGGCTGCCAATTTGCAGGCAAATCAAGGCCCGGCTGTTTCAGCCGGGCCTTGATTTGACTCCAATTTTGTTTATGCTTCATCGATATATGGTCCCTTACCGCCTTATCTGGCTGTTTGTAACCCAACAATTCCGCAATACCATGTCCGGACACCATAGCCAATGGTTCTTTGTCCTCACGTGATATCTCAACAATCCACAAGTCGCAGCACTTTCTACCAATCGAGTATGAACACTTTGTCAGATTGGTCATTTTTGAAATGAACAATCCAAAAATTACTGTAAAAAATTAGCTTGTAAGTAGATCTCGTTACCGCAAGATCTGATTAACCCATTATCGGCGAGCGCACCCTTTTATAGACAGCGGCGATCTCGTTTTGGTGTTCGGATTTTAGCGCGGATATAGTCTTCTCGTTCTCCAACTGTAGACCCGCGATGCGCGCGTCGTACTTTGATACCACCTTCTCGTTCTCCAGTTGTAACTCGGCGATGCGCGCGTCGTACTTTGCTACGGTCTGGGTAATTTCGGCGCCGTGATTTGAGAGCTGTGTTTGTAGGTTAGCAACAAGCAATTGCGCCTTCATCAACTCAATTTGCCCGTCCGCCAGCTTCTTATCGTACTCGGCGACCGACGTGCCATTTCGATCGTGAATGTTATAGCTGCCGGTTCGCCGTATGGATGGTAGCACGTCTTCGTAGATCCAGTCCTGAAACTCTTCGGCTTCCGGAAGCCTGGATCTGTCGCATAGAGCGTATATCCCCGGCTCGGTGATAAACACGGTGTTTGGTTGCCAATTTGGAGGAACATCAAGGGGTGTATGAATCATACACCCCTTGATTTCTTCCCAGGTCTTGCGATGCTTTGGTCTCACATGTTTTTTTACAGCATGAGCAGGTTGTTTGTAGCCCAGTAACTCGGCGATACCATGTGCAGACACCATAAACAGTGGATCTTTACCGTCGCGTGGTATTTCCACGATCCACACCTCGCACCTCTTACGACCAACCGTATATGAGCACTTGGTCAAAGATGCCATTTAAATAATATTAAGATTATCACTCTAAGGAATTGGTTTCTAAGTAGGTCTCGCGGCAACGAGATCTGATTAGCTCATAATCGGCGTGTGCCCTTTTATAGTTGGTCGGAACGTTGGTAGAGCGCTGGTACGGACGACAGAGCGTTGGTAGAGAACTGAGTCGTAGCGCTGTTCGCATTACTTCGAAAGACTTGCAAGCAATGTCAGATAACTGCTCATCCTTTGACACCGCTACTCGTTTTATTAGTTCTCGTAGTCGCCACAGAGATGGAGCTACGTGTATCAGTCCCACCGCTTGATGGGACTGTGCTTTTTCGCTCAACCGAAACTTACAAAAGGTATGGGATTGAGGGACAGTCTAGGATGGTTCATCGTGCTATTACGGACTTTATTACGCTTGTTGCTATTGAATGACATACGATAGTGTAACAAGAGCATACGGATCGTCTTCAAGTCGGACATAAAGCCGAGCGTGCCGAAAATTGCTCCTCCTAAAAAGAGACCTATCGTCGATCCTACCACCTGACTAATGGTGCCGAATATCCATTGCCCACCACCGGACGAGTTGCTGGCGGTTATCATACCCGTGACGCTACCCTCCGACACTCCCCAGGCGGCACTTCGTAGGCGCGACCACAGCTTCAGAGGTGGATTTTTTAAGACCTTGTACGCCAACTCGGCGTCGCTTAGATCGTTTATACCGCGCACGCCCATCGCAACCGGCACCGTGTTCGGGAGGTCTCGCAACCATTGCGTGATCTGATCACGCTTTTTCTCGGTGTCGATTAGTACCTTTATGCAGCATCCGTCCGTCGTGTACACGGTGACGTAATCGTTCATGTCGTATTGTTTCGTTTTTATCCTGCCAAGACACGATGCACCGTATCGGTAGGTTAAGTGGTGCTGACTTCAAAAGTTTGTTGCTCCATCGCTTCGACGGATGCCGGAGACACGTAGGACGATGAAGTGGTGTTTCGATACGTCCATATGTTGCGGGCCACCGTTTTCCAATCGGCGCTTAACAAACCCAATACGGCGCCAGTCGCGGACCCGTAGCATAGACCCACCACAAAACCGAACAAATCGCCGAGAGACCCTATGAACCAACCGCCCGATACCATAAGCGATGGTCCCACGAGTGCACCCGTTGCGGCTCCGTCCAAGGCTCCCCACACACCCGAGTACAAGATGCGTTTCAATAATTTCTCACGCGGTGTGAGTGTAAAGAACTTTGCCATTTCGCTATCGGTATGGTCGCAAGACGCCACGACTCGTACCAGACTGTCCACCGGCATGGTGAGTACGTCGGCCACGCCAAATGTGTCGTAGTTTTGCACGGCTGTCTGTAAAACTTCACAGATCGTGAGGTTATTGTTGGTGCTCTCGGTTGTGGTTGATAGTGTCATTATTGTCTTTTTTCCTTATTACACGGCTAAGAGTGGACGTTATTTCCAACAGACTGATGTATTTCGAACCACACAAAAGGGGTAATGTGACATCTGGCGTTTGTCGGTGTGATCATTCATACACCCACAGGTAGTAATTTTCAACGACTTTCGAGTGTGGTTAATCGTACTTTTATTGTTTTTCCTATTACACGCATTAGTAGCTCAAATTAATCATACCTAAAATACTTTATTTTTTGAAGTTTGTTAGGAATCGGTTAACGGACGAATTCAAATACCAACTGATACGTTTGTCGCCGTGCTCCAGATACAGTTTGTCGCCCATGTTCATGTACTCCAGAAACTGCTCGAATGTGTAACGATTCGCGGCATCGTCACGTGTCACCGGTCGCTCGCACACCGTCTCCTTGTACGTGCTCACCAATACCTGTTTCACCATACGATGAAAACTTTCGATAGCCTCTCCCGGCCGTACCAAACAACGCCTTACCGCCTCGTCCTCGTCGTGCAGTTCGAGAGCTTCGAACTCATCGCACGTCATCGATGAAACATTTGACGCGTCTCGCCGGTACGCTTCGCGAAGCTGCGTCTCCGTTAGCACGACCATATCGGTACACGACGCGTTCGTGTAGGGCACCCCGTAGAAAAAATGAGGATTGTCCGCGCGCACTTTGTTCCACAACGTCACGGCGTTCGCGCACTCAACCTCGAAGAATTTACGGTACGTTCGTAGCCATTCGTAAGATGCGGGCGGCGGTCGTCCGATGGTATCGTAGCGCTTCTGGAATTTATCGCATAGATCGAGTCGAAAACGTTGACAGCGCATCATTTTGAACTCGAGTGGCGCACCGTCGCGGCCACCGCCTCGCGCGTAACCCACCAACATTTCCGCCTTATCGGGTCTGTCGTCGAGCGCCGGCACGACCCGATGTCGAACGCTCTGCAAACGTGCGTACATATCCTCGTTGATTCGAATATTCTCGTCGGCGAGCATCGCGTTTGCCAACATTTGACCGGTGGTATCGTTCGATGCGTACATCACATCGCGCACAGCCATCTTGATGCGAAATTCGTGCTCCTTGAGCGCTGAAATCTGCCTCTGGTGTTCGTCTCGCATCTCGCATACCTGCCTCTGGTGTTCGTCTCGCATCGCTGAAACCTGCCGATGGTGTTCGTCCCGCATCGCGGAGACCTGGCGTTCGTTCATCAACTGCAGTTCGGCAATGCGCGCATCGTATTTCGCTACGGTCTTGGTCAGTTCGAGTTTCAGTTCGTAGTTTTCGCTCTGTGCGGCGGCAAACTGTCGGTCGAATTGCGCAACGTTATCGCCGCATGGTTCTCGAAACCACGGCGCCCGCGCTCCCTTGTTGGTGGCCGCGTGTACCGCTCTCATTCCGATTTGAATGTTGGTCGGAGCGTCTCGTGTCATGTTGTAATCGCCGTCCTGACACAGTTTCGGCAGCAATTCGTTGTGGTTCCACGTTTGAAAGGCCTTGGCTGCCGGCATGTCGCTACCCGTTATCAGCTGAAGTACGCCCGCACGATTGATAAACTTCGTTTTCGCTTGGATGTTGCGCGGTAGTGGCGATGACTCATAGTCTAAAATCGCATACACTCAGCGTCCTATATAAAGTACATTGGGTCTTAGGAGGTTAAAAATAAAGTTAACTAGCTTGTAAGTAGATCTTGCGTCACCAACCGTTTTGCGCGGGAGACGCCGTGATTGGTCGGGCTTTCTCGCTGCGACTAGTACACAAAAATGCGATAACAAAGTTGCGATGTAATAAATGTTTTTATGTTTATTTCATTCTTTGATTAACAACAGTCAGTATTACAATAACGTGTCGTTTGTTCGGATTCTGAAGACTTATGTGTATTTCAAAACACAAGAGGGCTCATACGTCATCTGGAGTCAAGTGCTGTGGAGTAATGGCTCTTCGAACAGTAACCTACGCTGAGAGGGTGCTCGATGTCTTGAGCGTTACGGACGAACGTGACGGAGAGACGTGGTTACAAGCCAACCCCTTCGCCATGGCGTTGGACTATGTCAACGTCTCCAATGCTGTGGCACGTCACGTCTCATCGAAGAATCAGAGGAAATACAAAGAATTAGAAACGCGGCACCGCGGATGCGTAATACGTGCTCGAACGAAATTCATAAACAGAGCCGGTATGTTCGAGCTGATCATGTCGTCGCGAATGCCCAGAGCGCGCAAGTTCCAACGATGGGTATTCTCTGATCTGCTACCGAAATTGTGCCAAAACGGTCAATACGACATGCGCACCGAAGCACCGCCGATGATCGTCGAAAGCATGAACGTCGTTCGCATTCTCACCACCAACAACGATAGTGAACGTCCGCGATCGACCGCAAAAGTTTACGAAGTCACCGATGAACTAATGCAAGTGCGCGAAGTGTCGCTCGCTCGCCCGCAGCAACAATAATTATAATTATCAAAATTTCTATCGTCGCAAAAAAGTCGTGTGCAAAATGTTATCACGTTCGAGTGAGTCGAAGGGTTATCTGGACGGTGGTCAAGTGCTGCGCTCATTACGCTTCGAACGCGCCACCAACGACGACATGCGTTTCCTTTTATTTTTCGCACTGGCATACATTACTTCGGGATCGGTGTGCGATGCCGTGTGCTGTCCGCGCAGTCACCTCGTGTGGAGCAGCGACACACAGGATTGCGGCAACTACGACAAGAGGTTCTTCATCAACACCAGCGGTGCAGGGTTCAACGCCATGCCCGACGGATGCGAGACTAAAGTGTGCAACGACGGGAAATCGCATGGGCTCTTCTACTGCGGCGTGGGCCGATGTAACGCCGTCGGTTGTAACTGTGACGGTGGCTGCTTGGGTGGCGATGCTGACGCCGTTGATAGTTTTCGGAAAATAAGTGGTATCTCGCATGCCGTTCGTCTCATCGACATCAAAGATCCCACGACGTGGGGATAAATGTTTGATTATTTGCGTAATGATTTCGTATATGCAATAAAACGTTTCATCACCTCACTGTTTTGGTTTCATTTCTAACCTCCTAAGACCCGAGCTCGATGACGGCGCATTGGATAATGGGCCGTATCGAGTGCGAGTCACGTTCGGTGGTTACGCCCGAGTCGCAGCTCGGGCTCGGCCTGCAGACGGCGGACCTTTGAAAATTAACTAATATATTCTTCGCGGCGTTGTAGTCCCGCTCGACGTCGGCGTTGCAGTCTGGACAGACGCCGCGACGAAGTCGATGGTTCATCCGCAGTCGGGTGTACGTTCCGTTTCGAAGCTCGTTGCAGTCGGAGCACGCTTTGCTGGTGTACGATTCGTCGACGAGTCGAACTCTGATGTTGCGTCTCGATCTCAATCGACGTAACAAATCTGTGTGTTTGAACTTGCGACCGCTGTAGCAGGCCACGTTGACAAAGTTGACTCCCGCTCCATACAGCACCAACACCCGATCCGATGGTGTATCGCCGAGAAACGTCTCTCTCACGATGCGTTCGTTGGTGCGAGCCGTCATAACGTACTTGTCGAACGACAATCGAGTTAGTTTGCGCGTTCGTTCGAACGGACGTTGGCGCGCATCGAACCACTTTAGCCGGAAATCGGTGTACAGCTTGACTCGATGGCCGTTACGACACGTGATCTGCACTCCCATATCTAACTCGACGCGATGTCTATCTTCGGCTTCGTCCAGTTCGACACGTCTCAATTTGCGCGATCTGTATCGCTCCCGTTTCCACTCCAACGTGTGTGAGCGCACCCATCGTTTGGTGATGCGTTTGAATCCGGTGTGAGAGTCGCACGCCGCCACCGGTACACGACTACCGGGATCCACCGCCACGATGCGGTCTTCGTTGAATGTATCCGTTACATACGATTTAGGTAATGTCGATATAGGCTTCTTTCGTAATGCAGGCTTTCTCTTCGGTCGGTTCATCGACAACGAAACGGCGACTCCGTCCGTCTGAATGCAGCAGCCAAACTTTTTCATGTCCACTACGCTGGTGTCGAGGTACGGCGCCCACAACTCTTTCTTGTGATCCGTTATGGAGGGCCAGTTAGATGTGATGTTCGAGGGTGTGACGCGTCTCAATAACTCGTGCCAACCTCTGCTGGTGTATGTGACGTGCTTCAAACCGTGACTCGGCTGCGGGAAGATGACGAAGGACTGTTCGCCGCGCGCATACATCTCTCGTTGTATTTCGATCCACATCGGTATTGTCGAATGCCAGTCGCTCGATACGTTTATGAATCGACAAACTCTCGATATATCGTCGTCACCAAACTCCTTGTGATAATAGGCTGCGAAGAGGGTCGGATCGTTTCGTTTGACTCCGAAGTAACGGGCGAGGCGCGAATAGGCGTGCGTCGTGATGTTCGTCTTCAACACGGTCCAATACGTTTTAGCCATTTCTTGAACCGAATAATTGCGCAGGCGTCCGTTGTAGTACGTAATCCCGTCGTGATATCTCACCATATCGTCGAATTTATGCGCGTGCGGTCCCTTGCCTTTGAGCGCGTAAACGTAGTTCATCATGTCTTGAAACGTACGAACGCCGTTCGATTCGTTGTTAGGGTATGCGTTCCAACAGTGGTTGACGAACACGCCGAGTAGAACGTAAAGTCTAGAGAGCTCGACCACATCCGATCTGATCTCAGCGGTCAGACGTCGGCGCACATCTTCGTCCAGCAGTGGACATAGCACTCCATTGAGACCCCGCTTGACGACGCCAACATCGAAATCTTCCGTAGATACATCATCGCAGTTGCTCCTTTGTCGAATCGATGGAAGATAGTTTAAACACGATTTTGAGCTGCGACGTGAGTGACCCTCACCACCGCACGATTTACACGACGGTGGCATAGTAACTAATTAGTGCGAGCGGTGCTCGCTTTTATACTCATCATTAGCTGATAAGAGATTTGACGTAGAGTCTAAAATCGCATACACTCAGCGTCCTATATAAAGTACATTGGGTCTTAGGAGGCTAATCTATAGTCTAAGGATCATATACAGACTTGTAATGTTGCTATGCGATTATTGATAGTTGGTCGTGTCAATTCAGGCTCATAATAATTTCGGCTATCGCTGCAACGAGACCTACAATTTGTACTCAGGTAAATAATTTGGGTAAAATGTCTCTAACTAAAGTTCAGTTCGGTGACAAGGAAGTTGAGACTTATACCGTAGACTTTAATGGCGAAAAATGGATGGTGGCCAACCCCTTCGCTGAAGCCTTATCTTACTCTAATGTTAACAGAGCAATTAGAGTACATGTGAGTGAAAAAAACCAACAAAATTATGAGGAATTTAAGTCAGACCGACACGGTCTGACCGACAGTGTGACGTCACTGCCGCGGAACATACAAGCGAAAACGAAGTTTATCAACCGGGCGGGCGTGTTCGAGTTGATCAACGCGAGCGACATGCCCGGTGCGAAGCGTTTCCAGGCGTGGAACAACAACGACCTACTGCCCGGTCTGTGTCAAGAGGGCGAATACAAAATGGCGAGGGACGCGCCCGCCGACATCGCGCATGGGATGAACGCCGTGCACGTGGCGACCAACGAGGGGGTCGCGGCCCCGTGGATGAAGGATCTGGACCATCTGAAGACTGCTATCGTTGAGAAAGATCGCAAGATTGACGATCTCACGCTGGCACTCAAGAGCTCGAACGATGAATTGGTCAAGGCGAACGTTCATTTGTGCGACGCGAACAAAGCGTTGGTGTCTTTTGCGACGGAAATGATATCTGCGCGTAGAGACTGCGAGTCCGCTCGTAAAGATTGCGAGGCGGCTAGGAAAGAAACGGCCGAGCTCGCCAACCGCATGGCCGACATCGCGCAAGACGTCATAGCCAAGCCCAGCGACCCGCAGCTACTGCACTCGTTGGCGGTGTGCTCGATGGGTGGCGACCAGTACGCGTTCCTTAGACCGCAAAAACGCAGCTTGAAACGCAGTCTCGATCGTCTGAGCGTTGACGAGAAGGACATCGTGTTCAAGAGCGACTACGTGCCCAACTCAATTAACGTGCTGAACAAGGTGAAAGAGCGTCTTCCAAAGGAGAAGTTCAAAGCGCGCCATAATCGCATCACGCTTCACGAAGACCTGACTCGTGAAGATCTTTTGAGCGCCATTGAGTCGACTGTTTCTTCGCGCCAAGTAGCAATAATTGTAAATAAGGCAACGAGCAATAGCACTAGTACTGGTAATAACATTACGAATAAATAGAGTCGTCGTACATGGTCGTTTTATTTTTTACGTTCAATTTATTCAAGTAGGTAGACGTAATCCTGTTACGCCTATGGTATGATTTTTGCGAAATACATTTGAAGAATTTACATACCGAATGGGAGGAGAGGTAATAAGAACAAACACTTGTAAAATTAAATTATTGTGTTAAATTTATTTAGGTCTTCGGAACACGGCTGAGAGGCTTACTGTGTAAATGTAATTTAGAATTGCTAATACAGTCACATTATTTTCAAAGAGGCACACTTATTCTCGAAAAACATTCTCAAAATTTGCATAATCACTTCATATATAGGGAGTACGAGTCCATTACAAACAGAGCGGGATCGGCGTAACGGCTCAGTTGCGTCCAGTATTGTTCGATACGAGTCACATAACGATTCAAAACATCTGAGCCTGATGTGGTGAGCTGGAGTCCGAGAGCGCCGACGATGTCGAACAAGCTCGTGTCTTGAAACAGTTTTAGGCACAAATCCAGGCACCACCATACGTGGTGTTTTGCACAATCGTCGAGAGGTAGCCGATAGCTGTATCCGTCTGCGAGTAAAGCTATCGAACCGAACCTGTAGTTCCTACCGAATTCTAACTGTTCGGTTACAGGCAATTCAGTATCGAGACCGTTGTACGCGTACGTTTTGCCTTTGTCTACGTCTATTACCAAATCATAGCGTTCGTCGTAGGGCAGCTGAGGATTGACCACTCGGGTTAACACAAAGTCTATGATACGATCGTATTCGTCTTGAATTATACGGTGATCGGTGTACGGCGCCAACGTTCCATTAGGTCTGAGTCGCTTGATCGCGTTTATTTGAAACGTACCTCTCATGTCGTTCAACGCCAGCTGCGCGAGCGCCCATTCCGACGTCGTAAACGTATCGCTTGGCGTGTCGAAACATTCACTGGCGCACGCCCGAAGCATGAGACACGCGACTTGCACCGCGTGCGACTGATCCTCGGCGGTCATCAATAGGCGAGGGGGTTTGATACGTTCCACCAACGCCAACAGTGACGATTGTAGACGTTCAACTACTTCAGAAACGATGACACGTTTATCGCTGAGACAGAAGTATTCTTCACACTGCTTGTAACTTGACGTGTCAAACATGGATACGTAACGTTTAAACGTTGCTTCTATGGCGGAGTCAAGCGTGTACACTCGATCCATGACCGATCACCACTAGGACTCTTTCGTGGCTGTCCTGTGATGGGAAGGTAGTATGCCACCGATACGCCTGTCTGTGCGTGAAGAGAACACTCAATTTGCGACAATCGGCATACGCTCCCGCTCGAACTGCGATGGTACGCGATCGTGAATGGAAAACATTTGTATTCATGAATTCGAGAGCAAATTGAAAAATAATTACAGGTGTAATCGACGCACGACGTGTTTGCGCAAAGCATCCATCTTATTTGAAATTGTCTGCATTTGGTCGATGTTGTTGGTTCTACTATTGGTACTATTTGCGTCTAGATCCACAGATACGATGCGGTTAGTATGTCGACTGAATAGCACTGCGAATAATGCCTCCGAATCCTTGGAAACGAATATCCGATGACTCTGTTCCAAAGTGTACTCTATCAGATGTCGTACTTCTTCATACGGTAGACCCCTAGGGTGGGGTAATACGTAAAATACAGTGGTCAAATCCATATCTAGTTCCAAGACGGTTACGGTGCTGAGAATGCTGGAGGTCGTACTCGCCGTCCACTCGAAATGAACGAGGGTGCGCTGTGAAGTGTTCATGGTTGATCGTTGTATTCATAATAAGACAATTTCTATGGTCATTCTGTAATCAATAATTGCCCACAATGGACGCGTTGCTGGCTCGTAATATTTTGAACGTTAATAAATTTCTAATACAAGAAGATATTAGATCGTACAAAATTTGCTTCGAAGATTTTCTAGGTGAAAACATGCAAATCGCTCTAGATCTCTTGTACGAAGACTTGGTGGGTGACGATCTCGAACAAGAACTGGATCGCGTTGCTGGGATAGATTTCAATTCTAAACCGTGGGTCGACACGCTGCTACACCGGTTCGATCAACGTTTGAAGTTGTTCCTGATAACGGTGGTGGAACATGAACAGTTTCTGTACGAGCATATAGTGATGCACGCAAAGAGCCTACTGGGAGTGTTAAAGTTTGACGATTCCGATGATACAATCTCAATTAACACCGTAATTGTGAACGATGCGTCCGGCGGTCATTCGAAATACGTGGTATTGAGCGACGATAACGGTAACATACTACCGCTACCGCCTTCAGATTCGTTCGTCGACGAGCAAGAAACTACGGTCGACGGTGGCGAGTTTGTAATAGAAATGCACCCACACCATATAGAAGATGCTAAATAAGGTTATTGCGTCGTGTATTGTATTATGAGACGCGGTAGTGCGTGGGTGGTGTCGCAATAAATCGTAAGCTCTACCACGGACAGGGTTGTTTGTTACCGGATTTTGATAATTAATTATAATAGTTCGTAAAATTAAATGGTCTTGTGATTTTTTTCGATACCTAAATTAGCTAATTCAATGAATCGATTGGCAGTAAGCAGTCGTCTTCGTAACGACATGTACGACCCGTTCGTCGTCGCCCTGTTCATAGTTGGACTTTCAGTGTCCTTGGTAATTGCTTAAATTGTTAGTCATGTGGCAAGCACAACCCGCTATACGAACCGAAACGAATAGGTATATGTTCTTTAAAAATTCGCCGTCACCAATCGGTGCTGTGGACGTTATTTACGATAAACTCAGTGGAAAAATGCACGTGAACCTGAATCAAATAACATCACGAATACTTGGTCGTATCGATGTAAATTTGGTGGACGATCCATGCTACACCATCGAGAATCGCTTCAGTAGATGTACTCTTTCGTTGATAGCGAACAACGAACATCACATCCCTGTCGTGTACGAAGCGGAAAGCTGTAGACACTCATTTTGCGCCACCTGTTTCCACGCTTGGATTGATATTGATAAAAGGTGTCCGGATTGCGGTTTGGCCGTGTACAATTACTTTGTGAAACGTTCAGATGGTCACATCGAACGCGTAACTTCTAAATGGGGCGAGATGCGTGCTCTGAACGCAGATGATTTGAGTGACGTCGAGCGCCGTGAATATACTCAATAAAATGTCTGATCAAAACACCTTACGGAGAACACCAGCTAACGAAACGACCACTATCAGTGATTTGCAGTTGAAATTATTACAGGCGAGAAACCATATACAGTACCAAATCGACTCTATATCAAAATTAAATAGCGAAATATCCAGTTTATACGACGAAGTTGCCAGGTACCAGAGTACAATTGCGCAGCTCTTGAGGAGACACGATGATGAGTTGCATTTCGCCTGGCAATACGTCGATTACCGTATAGATAATATGAAGCACGAACACGCATCTGAGATTGCCAGACTCGGCGATGTGCACGGTCATTCAAAGTGCCAACAGCGAATAGAAGCTCTTTCGCAGCAGAACGAAACTTTACGTACACGTCTGGGTATGGCTGTGACACATTTTGAGAGAAACTTATCCACGTCTTCCAGCGAATTAGGACAGCGTGTGTCGCCGGGCATCGCCACCGGCGACCTAGACGTGGTGCAACTATTTTTAAATGGATCCGAACCGTTTACCAAGTCACTCGTTAATTGAACTGCGCGAATGTTTTGATAACTAATCGAACTGTCACGTATCTTGGAAGACAAGTGCACCAACACAAGCGGTATAAAATGCCACAGCGAGTTGTTATTAAAGTTAGTCATAATCGCACTGAGACACTACCATAATGGTGTTCAACGTGTCACCCGGTAGTAATATCAGAATAGTCCAACATGCTTTCGAGTATTGTAAGAAACGCAAGCCGCACGTATTGAACGTAGTGATTGTAGATCCGCCGCAAAGTTTCGATTCGTCTGATGACGCCGAACGCGGTATATCGTCGAAAAAGGCCGAAAAGTACTTCATCAGCGAAGAGTTGACACCCAACGAATCGTTAGACGTGCTAGCTCACATCCACACAAACGACTATATGCCGCTGATAGAGTTTCGTATTATGTGCGAAAAATCACAGGGTTGCCTGATAAACTGGCCGAGTACTTGGTGTAATAGCAAAAATTTGGTGCTTAACATGAAGGCCGCCATGGAGCTGACGTCGACCGAGATGAACACCACAACGTTATCCGTAACATTAAATCAATGCATTAGATGTGTACTGCTGTTCGATAAATACGACGGTGTGAAAACTTCGTGTTCGTATCGGGACATCATACCACCGATGATGGTACCGTCTAAGGACATGTGTAACAAACACGTTTGCAAACAGTATGTATATATCGCTACAAGTCCGGATTATCGTAACAAGTACTTGTGTAAAATTGGAACTACTAGGAACCCTCTGTCGCGTATCGAAGCCATAAATCGCGGCCGAGCTTACGACCTGATGTATTACGATGTACTCTGTGAGTTGGGGACGTGTGACGTCGAGAGTGCGACAATTGTAGAGCGCACTATCCGCGAACGCTTCGCAAGTTATCACACGAAACATGGCGATTTCTATAAATTTTGCGATAAAGAAACGTATCAAGTGGTAAGAGATTGTATCGTGTTCGCGGCCACCAAGTCCAGAGAGACAGATTACGACATCACCGATGATGACGACGAACGATTCGTGAAATCATTAGATACAGCAATTTCTCAGTCTCGTCAATTGGGTCCGCCGATTAGTCGTTAATTTCACTCGGGCCGACGAGCATCACAGCGTAATTAGTCTGTTTTTACTTAAAAGTGAAAATGTCTGGCAACGCACAATTGACCGTACAGGATTTGCAGCAACGCATCAAGAGCCTTCAGGTGGAACTAGTCGAAGTCAAGGATGCGTTGTATAAGATTCTTACAACGGCCAACGACGTCATAGAACACCACTTTGCAAACAACCCACCGAACCTGACAACAACTCCTACACTATTAGCTGAGGACACTGGAAGATCAAAAGAATCGACGGCGGAAACACCTATGGGCGATCTAATATGTTGTGTGTTCGATTACGCCCATCTAATCGAATACAATATTGAAGAGTGATAATAAACGAGCTACTATAATTCACATTTGGTTGTGGTTGTTTCATTTACCTTTCTAGCATTTAGACGCCAAAAGCGATCCTAATACGTACGCGGTAACGTGAAGTTGGTGTTTCCGTATATCGTAAAGATACATCCCGATCGTGTTAATGCATGTGTGATTGCTTTGGGAAATGTACACGAGTATTCATTAAAAAATAATAGACCGGGATAATTCGTAGGTGTCGTATTATCTGGTGCGATCATTCGTAAATCGTGTATTACATACCGAATACTCGGAATCAGTGTTAGGTAAACAGATCATTCGCGAGATATTTAAATAAACGAATTTGATATGACAGGAGTTTCATATGTAAAAATTGTAGCAGAAAAGAAAAGTCAATCGGCTTGTTGCATGACGTATGCGCGTGTTTGGTATACATATTGTTTTGGATTGATAAATTGGTGTTATTATAATGTAACAAAAAACGAGCAGTACCATATCCGGTCGCAATCTGCGACCGGAAATTTTATTAATTGCAATATTATATTCACTTGGAAGCAGTGCGTAATTCACCGTCGTCGTCGGACAGTTCTCCTTCTTCTTCCAATATGACCGAACATCCGTCGATCATAGTAGTAATCGTCGCTTTGGATGGGGTAACGTCGTTAGGTGCGTCGCCATAGTGCATAAGTCGCGTACAATTCATGTGCACTACTGGTAGGGCTGCGGGCACGTATTTAGCTACTTTGTGCTGCATCATGGTAATGGCCGTCAGAATATTACAAGACTTGCCAAATTTATCGAGAGCTGTACACAATTCGTAAATCACGGGCGAACCGACATCAGTATCGCCGTACAGAACAAACGCGTCGACGTACGAGTAGATTACGATAGTTTCCCGTACTGGCAAAGTGTAGTTGAGGCATGCGAGTTGTTGACTCGCGAACTGAGGTGACGACGACGACCGTCCGAATACTTTACACAGCCATCCGATCACAGAGTAGATTCTTCTTAAACCGCCGCGTTCGCTCGAAGAATACATGAGACACTGGCACGATGCATGCTTGCAATGGTTTCGTCGAATTTTAGCTCCGCGATTCGTTTGCACCACAAACATCTTTGGCTTGTCTCGTAGTTTGTCGACATCGAACAGGGTCATGAAATCTCTCAATTTGTAGCTACCATCGGCCGTTTTTATTTCACCCACTGCCGCCCCATCGGTGAGTATTACAACCACGACACAAGAATACGTCCTATGATTGTGTCTAGTGAGGAGCGTCACGATATCCTTAAGATCGGCCGTCGTCATGTTTCGGTACACAAAGTCTTGAAAACCCAATTTCGAAAAAGTGTCAATTACGCGATTTTCGTCTCCATTGCAACAGGTACCGTCGGCCGACATCATCGAAGGTAATGCCAGACATCTTTGGTTGATCACTACGAGAATTCTGCTATCACCCATGTTGTAGTTGAATTTAAAGCTGGACGACATAATGTTATTATTTTGTGAATAGGAGAATACCGTTTCAATGGACGTACCACGACGTCGGCCGACCGTCAATTGATAACTAAATCAAACTCTGCAGAGTTTGAACTGCTCGATATCGTTGCTTCGCACGACGAAAGGGTGTTGTTTGTGTGTGCGTGTACGTGTCACCGTTGAAGCTCCGCTCTGTAATCCTGTACGTTTGACGATTAGTCCAGGTCTAACCAAAACGAGAATTGATCGTGTCGTGCGGAAAAAAATACTAAAGGGAGTGCCACACTCAAAGAAACATCAATCATGTCTTTAGACGAGCTGGAATTCGGAGGCGGCGTCATCGAAGTATTGACGGCTAAACTGAACGACGGTCTATGGTATCATGTACAACCACTCGTTGATGCTTTGGAATACGACGATTGTAGAATGGCTGTCGATTTGTTCGTGGCCCCGAGGGATAGACGTGAAAGTGTGATACTCGACTGTTACAGTGTCTCGAATAATGCTAAAAGTCAAGTGCAAGTAAACGCTTCGTTCATAAATCGAGCGGGACTGCACGAGCTGACGCTGAACGCAGCGTCAAAATTTGCCAACGACTTCCGCCGATATCTGGCCAGTCATTTCCTACCATCACACGGATTGGATCCTCTGCGCGATTTTGAAACGTGGAGACGATACAGTAACGCCGACATTCAGTTTAAACATAGACGTCAAGGTTACGTTTACGTGATTACAACCAGTAAATACGAGGCGGAAAACATCTACTGCATAGGTTGTACGATAGATGTCCAACACACCCTGACGAATATGAACCATTGTTCACCGTACGACTTCTACGTAAAAATCGTACACTCTGCGAACGGATACCATGGTTTGTGTGAAACAATAAAAACTTCGTTGGCGGAACGTCGATTCAATCGTAATTTTTATACACTCGATGATACGTGCCTAAATATGATATTAAATTCGTGTAATTCTTGGCACGATCAGCAGTAGCTATTTGACCAACATCACGTTCATAGCTCACACAATGGATACGGTGTTTAAACGATATCACTTTGAAAAGGTGCAGGATTCGGACGGAGAGTACTTTGACTTCGAGTGTACCGCTCTGAGAACAACTAACGGCGATGTGTACTTGAAGCTGCGAGACTTTAGTGTGTTACTCGGTTTTGACAATATAACCAAAGCTCACTCGTGCATACCTAAAGATTGTAAAATATCATGGTGGAGATTGAAAAAGAAACTGGACATCGAGTTCGATTGCGGCATATCATCCAAGGAAGCACCCACGCCTGGCACCCTTTTCGTTGATGATATTGGACTCATCACTTTGACAATGTTTCTGCTCGAACGGCGTGGTTGTAAATATGCAAATTTTATTTGTAGACATGCTATCCCTTCGATACGGTTCGACCGTATCTCAAGAGTATGTATAAAGGACGGTTACGTGTACGTGTCTACGAACAGTGAATACTCAAAAAATGACATTTATTTAATCGATGTGTCCTTTGATCCCGACCATTCATTGTCCACTTTGAACAAAGCACACGCCTATGACGAATTACATTGCGTTCAGTCGTACAACGTGGGTGATTATTGTTTTGAAGCGGGATCTATGTTGAGTGAAGTTCTAAAATCGTATCGAATCAAGGGTGATTTCTACAGACTCGGCGACAAAGAAATGAAGTTGATTCGTGATACGTTGTGTAACATAGAAAATATGAATGCGATTAAAACCGACGATGAATAAGACTTATAACAAAAATAAAACATTTACCAAATATTCTAGTGCTTTTTATTGAAAAAAAACCTCTTACATTGGCATGTTACCATCACCGTACATATTGAAATGTATGTAATTAGGTCTCATCAACTGAGGGTAACGTTTTTTTGCAATACCCTCCATAATTATGTTGACGCCATCCAGAAAAGAAATAGTTTTCTTGATTGAGCGTAATCGTTGTATTTCGTCGTCAATGAATCTCAATTTGTCTGCACTATATTCGTAGCCTGAAAATATTTCGATTAGACTGTTATTTATTCGAAATGTTTGTTCTTCGTACATTCGCCGTCGACATTTTACCAAGTTGTGTAATGTCAACGAGCATTCGTAATGTATGGTGTACATAAACGGAAAAACACTCTCGCGATAGTAGCAGGTTCCGTTATCCACGTTAATTTCGAATCGACAGTTGATGTCCGTCAGTAGCAGCATATCATCGGTGGGATTCACGCATCTCGCTTCGTGAAACGACACTCGTAGTCCGACGTGAGCGCTGAACTCAAACTGCTGATCGTACACAGCATCGATATCGTCGTTATCTTTGGGTGGACGGCCGCCAATAAATGTGGTACTTTCGAGCGTGTCGCCGACAGAGGCGGGAACGGATGGAGTTTCGAGTTCACTTGTGGTGTGATTGTGATGTTCCTCGCGGATATCGCAAATGTGTTCGCGTTCTACGACACATCTTTCGACCCAACGCACATTTAGGTCCGATATCGGTGCGGTCGAGTACATGTAATGTATCCGGTCTTCACAACTTCGCACTCGTACGCTCATAGCTCGCCCGCTATACTTTTCGCTGGGGAAATACAGTCCAAAGGATACATCGTTACGTATCACTTTGCAGTTATCGATGATACGTGCACCATCAGTGTAAACAGTCACATAATTTGCGTAGCTCATTTTCTCACTCGCACATGTAAATATACGTAAATGATACTGAATACGATCAAATTCAAAGTATCTAATTAAAAAAGTTTGAGTTTTATTACAAAAGCGACACTACAAGAATTGTAAGTGGGCCTCGCTATTTCGAGTGTTTTCGAGGATCACGAAATTAATTTTCTTTGTCAACTACACTCCAAAGGTATTACGATGTAAGTACAACAAGTTGAAGAACTTGTTTTTTGGAATTGCGACCAGTCTCACCGCCCGTATCGGTAATGGATAACGTTTGTATAGTGACGAGAATATTTCCTGAGAGATGGTCGTGTATTATTACATATTTTAATAATAACAAAGAACTGGTCACCGCTCGTACTAATCTCGTACAAACGCGCACTTTTGTAGATAGACGCAACGGTTTTCGATACCTACAAGTCGGTGTGGACACATCAGGTAGAATACTATTTGACGCACTACAAATCGCACGGCTGATAGTGAAAGCGCCGTGTGTAGCAATGGCACCTATGCGGAACGCGACATGTGCTATATGTCTGCAAAACATTAGACGGAGTACGCAGCGAACGTACGCCCATCCCGACAGTTGTCGACACACGTTTTGCAGTAACTGTCTGAAGTTGTGGTCCGAAAAACATTACACATGCCCCATCTGTCGCGAAACGTATGCATCTGTAATAAGAAGACGTTCAGTGAATTCGTCAATAATATCCGAGTATGTTTTCAGAGGTCCCATTAAATTCATGTTACTCAAGTTGAATGGTTTGCAAGAAGTCGACGTTGAGTAACGTACTCAATGTTGCGGAAAATTATTAATAAAGTAGTACATTATAAGAGAGCGGTCGGTGGGACGCCGACTGTTTCGATTCCGAACAGAATACAATGAAATACGTGTATTTAGTAGTATAATGTGCGACATTACGTTGAAACGGGTATTTGTTTGTATTCAAGACCTGTGATCGGTCGTTACAGTACCACACCGATATCACCGACAACGACGAACCTCTCGCACCCATGGCTGATAAAACAATGACTTGAACGTGAGTTCAACACTGAACTTCGTCGGAGACGGGCACGTTTACTGTTAACCATAGTGTGACGATATTCACTTCATCATGGTGTTCGAAAACGATTATGATAGTTTAAAAGTCGTACAAGAGTACACCGAACACGCGAAAATTGTCTACTCGGGACGACAGAGAGCAACTATGTCTCGATGTTTCATCACGGAATACCTAGTGAACACTCCTAGTTCGTATTGTAGAGCGGCGCACGAGATAAGCACCGTCGCTCAACTAAATCATACGAATATACTACGTTTCATCACCTCATGGATAGAAACGATAGCACCGCGTACGACGTATATGTATATGCAGACGCCGGAAGTATACGGAGATACGTTGGAAAGGTGGCTCGAGAGTACGGTGAACGATCGAAATTACGACGTGTGTGTTAGACTCGCATCGCAACTCGCTGATGCAATCGTGTACATGTACGACCAGCAAATAACACATCACGATGTGCGGCCAACGAATGTTATGGTCAATGCGGAAGAGACGAAGTTATTCGTAATAGGTTTCGGAAAAGCTTGTGATCATCGACGAAAATCGGCGTCATGTGGTGGGCGAGAACTTATCTACGATTCCAGTCCTCTGTATGCCGATACGGAACAGCTCAATGGTTTGTGTCACAGGTTTAGCGATTTTTACAGCTTGGGAATAATTATGATTGAAATGCGAAGTTACTTCGAAGGACCTATCGATAGAGTTTTAGAATTGGATACTATCAGACGCGAAGGATTATGCCGTTACCAGCTGGACTCCGACATCGACGATGGTTCAATTGTATGTCGAAAAAGTAACCCCAGGGAATGGTATTATGTCACAAAGCAACTGTTATCGAACAATTATAGTAGCAGATTGAGCGTTGGACGCTTGTTTGCTTTGCGTTCCTCGCGTCGTTATGAAACGGTACCCGGTTTCAACGTAGCATGTCGCAAGTTAGACGCAATAACATACGCTAAGAGGATTTATAGTACGAAGCAATGGCACACGGACGATATGGATACGCTATTGAGCAAATGTTTCTCTGCTGGTGTGGCAGCAATCGACACCGTTCTTCTGATCACACTCTTCTGGGCATTAGATACTAAAGATAACGACGAAGCGCGCCGTCGAATTTGGTATTTTTGCAGAATGTTTTTACACTTTGGCGAGCAATTTCATCTGTACAAAGTGGGTAACACGAAAATTCTCATTACATTCTGTAAGTTTCACCGGCAACCTGAACTCGCGAATGCGCTTGAACAGTCGGTAACGTCAAATTTCTCACCACTCACCGCAACATTATTCGACAGATCTCTACGAGTCATCCAACTAATGGGTGGTGATACGTTATCTCTCTTGGGTCAATACAAGTTAAGAACTGATAAAGTGGCAGTATTTAATAAAATGCCATTCGCAAGAATCATGTGTGCCTCCACGTAGTTCAATCAGTGAAGAAGTCTGCTCGTATAGACATGATCGCTTGTCGCGTAGATTTTTTCGTTATACTAGTCGTCGGATTCTATACATCGGACACGGCGACCGCTCTACGCAGAACCATTGATATTGACTATTATTCTTCAGATCCACATTGGCTGGGCCAATTGAGATGTCCGATCGATTATACCATAAGGATTGTGTCGATGCGGGCTCGGCACAATGAAAACTTAAGATGGTGTCAAGTTCCCATGTCTAAATACTATACTGTGTGTATGAATCGTAACGAGTGTGACATAACTTTCAACGACATTCCAAAATACTTGTCGGGTAGTGCCCTGAGAGTCAAGTATTCGTGTCACTATTTGCTTCTATCTCTGGTGACGGATATTTCAAAAAAATATTTCGGATGGCGCGCGACGCAGCAACCGCAAAAATACATAATGAACGAGATGATAAAGAACCGTCAGTCTCTAGCCGATCGAGAATCGAGGGGCTATAAGAAAATTCAAAACGAAGATCCCGTATATCCTGTATCGGTTGTAGAGCATTTAATTACAAGGATGGTGCCCGCATTCGACGGTGGAGTTGATCAGTTACCATGTTACGTATCCGCTAACATTAGCTACTGGCACGTTCGTGCGAATCAAACTGTTGAGCCAACAACCGGTGGTGTTGAATTGTTTGATATAGCGTCACGGCGCAACGCCCGGCCATCTACAGACGGCTTTCACACACTGCTCCCGTACTCCATTGGTGGCTCACACGATGCTAGCTACAATTTGGTGCCGATTGACGACATAATGTATACTAGGACTTGGGCGCGTTACGAGAACATGGTACGCCATTATTTGAATAAATATAGGTATGGAATGGTGACTTGGGACGTCGTATCGCTTTATTCTGTGAGTGTGTTCGAAAGAAATCGACCAGCTGCGTTCTTGTTACGAATACGACTTTTCGAAGACTGCTCTGATCTAAGTGAAAACTCAAGCGGGTGGATAAGATTAATACCTAATGAAAACTGTCCGTTCAAGGAATGCGGTGACGCAATACACCATATACTAAACCCAAGGATTCCACATCAGGATCCCGCCAGTGATTAGCCACATGTAATTACCTTTAGTTAATAAACTATTAGTATTTATCAGCAGAAGTTGTTTTATTTGTAATGTTTACAACGCTCAACAAAAGTCTTTTGCGTATAGGGATGTACAAGAAGACAATTATAAAATTTCAATCATGAGTTTATTTGTTTTAACAAAGTTTCAATTTTGGTGCTGTTAAATATATCATCGTCACTTGCGAAACCATCGTTCTTCTGTCCGTTAGGTATTTCACAATCGTCAGCTTGTGATACGCCAGACACGTTTTGTTCTTCTCCAACGTTGTGTTCTTCTTTACGATTGTTCAAGTCTTTCGGTTCGCAACTCGCGCACTTATATCCACATATTTCACAAAAATTGAATATGTTCAGCATTAGAGCATCACACTCCACGCACCTGGTCACTAGCAACGCTTCACTTGCAATCTGAGGTCTTCTTGCGTATATCTGTTCTTTGCAATCGTTACAGTTCGAATTCTTTTGTAAAGCCCTTCGCTTCATGAAGTATCCGCAATTGTGACAATGTTTACCCATACGGGGAGATGCTCGTATGCGTGGCATGGTTAAACTTATTTAAAATAGGGAAATACTTTGAATAGAATCAATTTTATACGAGCACCGACACTAATTCACAAAGCCCATTTGTTTCCACACAATACAAGTAAGGGAATTTAGAGTTAGCTCTGCAAATATTACCAGTAGACGTGTGAATCGTGTAGTAGTCCAATCGCGATTTGCGCAAAGTATGCACACTTATAGGGTATTTATATTCGTAGAAGATAACCTCCAGATTCTTCGTTGCTGTAAACTTAAAGTACTGATTGCCACCTTTCACTGCGCACGTTAGGTTTTGTAAGATTTGATTCGAAAAAATGTAAAATATTCTGGAATCGCAACTCTTCACGCGAATGCAGACATCGTTTAGGTTTGTAATTTCATCATCGAATGCGACACCGTACACAGCATCGTACACTGGATGCGCACCATCTCCTCCATAATTGTCGACTATACGCTCATTGTCACAGAACACAGATACGTAATTCTTGAATGTCATGACGCCAATGCTCGTGAGCCGCAGTGAGTGTGATAGTATTTACAAGACTGAGGTGACTTCAACCCCAGACTACATCATTTATACTAAGCTCACGATCGATACAGCAACTAGACGCGTACGTGAAACGTGGTAAAGACACCAGATATACTCAAGGGTACGTATTAACGGATCGTGTGGATCTAGTTGAAAACATTAAGACAACATAAATCTCCGTATAATGCCAAGAAAAACAAGACTTGTGATGTTGTTTAATACTTCAAATGTTATCGTTAAAATCATGAATACGACGAAACAGTGTAACGCGTGCCATATGCACATTCTTAAGTACACTCAAGGAATTTGTGTTTTTCTAATGTTTTGGTGTAACTCCAAGATACCCATTAAGTGGTACCACTTGGATTGCTTTCTTAGTAAACACATACCATCTGCAGATGATCCCGGTGCTGACTTATTCACTAATTGGTTTTCAATAAACGCACATGACAGGCAGGAAATACGGGACATCTGCACCGCCATGAAGCAGCCGGAGCTGAATGCCGTTACGGAATTGTAATTATCTCGCTTTCAGCTGAAGTCTAAAATTACTATAATTTGTCGTCCAATTTCAAGTTGTATAAGGTGTATACATTGGAATAATCGATTTACGGTCGCCTGTAAGCGACCGTAGATTTTGGAATTAATTTAGAAATGGCAAGATTGGTTTATATTAAACAAACCTTACAAAGGCACTTCGTCTAATTGAATCACCAATTCACCATACAAACCCGAAGCAGTTTGGGCTTCTTCTGTGTTTTGAAATTTATCACACTTCTTTATTTTTGTCCTGGTCGTACCTACAGCTGGGTGTACCAACGGTGCCGTTATGATTAAACCTCCAGTATGTCTTCTCCACAAAACAACTCTAGGCGAAATCGCTTTCAGTTTTTGTATATTATGAATGATGCTGGAGCGTAGTTTCATGCGGAAGTTAGGTACTTCTTCGGTGTTTGGACATTCGAACACTCGCCACTTTCTTGTTGCGGAGCCCATGTGATTAGCCACCGTCATTGTACCTTCTTTGAACTCGAAAGCGAACGTGCTCTCTACACCGCCCAGTTCTGCGTACATATTGACAAGTTCCACCGGAGATATATGCAAAAGCTTATGTGTGTTAGATACGTCCGGTGGTGAACGATTTGATACTAATAAGCATGTCGTCGCACAACCCGATTTTGTTACTGTATTTTGCAGTGTTATGGATCTCGGTCTACGTGCTACAAACTCAACATCGCGATGTAAGGTTAACTCGCCGTCATCACATCGTACATAGATGTCTAGCGGGTCGGGTAATGATTTACTACCACCACCACAGGAATCGGTCATACCGCTGAACATTTTTCTGAAAGCGTCCATCGGTACACCTACTACTAAGTCGCAATGCCAATTGACAATATATTCCGAAAATGCGCTGGCATCGTTGAAACAAGCCGTTGCGGTTACGTCTTTGTCGATGCTTTCATTGCTAGTTATCTCTAGGCAACGCGTTTCTTTGCGAAACGTGAAGCGTAACCTGCGGACATTGCTGGTAACTTGAGTTGTCGCGGTAATATTATCGTCATCATCATCATCATCATCATCGTCGTCGTCGTCGTTGGAATCGCTACACGAATTAGAATCTTCGTTAGCTATTGTCGAGTTGTCGTCGGTTCGCCTGCGCTTTCGGCCTCGTTTACTAAATAATTTCGATTGTTTCACTGTCGCAATTTGCTGCGGTGCTTTTGCAGCTGAACTTTTAGATATTGGCGCTCCCGCCGCTATCATATCCGTAATGCTGCGTAGCAATCTACAACCGACATTGAGACGTACATGTGCCAAAATGGACTGATCAACAGTCTCCACTTCTTCATTATGATACTGTGTCATTATTTTATGTTATACAGCACTAGTTCAAGGGTCCAATTTTCACCCTTTGTCAACGAACGACCTATTTGTGTCGTGATTAACACCATTGTTGTCGTAATATTAGGCTTTAATAAATAATGTATGGAATCTTCGAACAAACTGTTCTGGCTCGTACTAAAGGTCATTACGGTATCCTAGCGACGGAGTGTATTCTAATGGAAGGGTATGAAGAAAAGACAAACAAAGTGGTTGAACACAATTTATTTCAGTCACATCATAATTTGATCACAAAAACGATCGTACAATGGAGGGCGTATTCTTTGAAGAGTACATAGTACACGACATAAATGTAAATCTGAAAATAGCCAGTCACCTCCTGTTATGTGATGTGCGCAGAATGCGTCCAGGTTCGCCCTCGCGGTCACCATACTCGCACTTATAAATAAAATCACCACCAATACCGGTAATACTTTGGGAGATGACATGTTTGTAGCGTTGTAATTTTTGAATGCTAATGATGCATTGGCAAGTGTTGCTATGATTATATATACACTGAAAGTTTCACAATTCAAACGGAAGTAATCCGATTATATTTTATTTCGTACAAAAATCAACGTCGACGCATCACATTAACTAAACTATCAGTCATATGCGATTAATATTTACATAAATGTGTCACGGCATGCATAACTACATCGGAGGATTTGCATGTTTAGTGGGTATCATTTCGTAAACGTAACTAGATGTAAATTCACAACATACCAAACATAAAGTCTGACGGTTTGCATCGTCAGAATTGCGCCCACACAAGGCAACCATAGTCTTAGGATATCTCCCGTATGCACAGGAGTGGCAAGAAACAACAGCACGTGTTTGGACTGTATCGTTACGTCTCATTCTGTAACCGTACGCACACTTTATTGCATGGCATATAGATCTTTCTACGAAGGTATCCGGTAAATGTTTCTGCCTTTTACAAATATTATTGAGAGTGAAACATAGACCGGGATCGTTCTCGAATGCATTGCCGTACGTCGCGTAGTTGATATTACTGCACATCTGGACCATCGCCACAATTCGAAGACGCATTACAAGTCGATCGTCAGGATTTTCGTACGGTAGCGTGAAACGTTGCGGTATAGAGTTGAACGAATACCTGTCCTTTTCCGATGCAACGTACAGATGAGACATTACTGAGCAAATTCTATCAAAGCTGTTCAACAGTTGTCGGCTTTCTTGTAGTGTAGGCTCAAGCGTTACTCGTAACGGCACTGTCGATATAGAAGACAAAAGTTTTTCTCGCAACAATGGTGGTGAACGTCGAAGTGTTCGAAGCATTTCACCATGTAGTACGCTTGCGTTATTCAACGCAAGCGTACTAATCATATCAAGAGTTTTAGGGTTTTGTAACGCTGGTTGACGTATCGAATTTTCATTACGCTTTCGAAGGTGACTGAGGGCCACGCCACGCCTTACATCCCATTCGATTTTGTTTTCCCCGTTACTCATTTTGTCTTAATGACTTGTAACCTAATGACACATACATAACCTCCTAAGACCCGAGCTCGGATACGGCGCATTGAAAAATGATCCGTATCGTCATCGAGTGCGAGTCACGTTCGGTGGTTACGCCCGAGTCGCAGCTCGGGCTCGGCCTGCAGACGGCGGACCTTTGAAAATTAACTAATATATTCTTCGCGGCGTTGTAGTCCCGCTCGACGTCGGCGTTGCAGTCTGGACAGACGCCGCGACGAAGTCGATGGTTCATCCGCAGTCGGGTGTACGTTCCGTTTCGAAGCTCGTTGCAGTCGGAGCACGCTTTGCTGGTGTACGATTCGTCGACGAGTCGAACTCTGATGTTGCGTCTCGATCTCAATCGACGTAACAAATCTGTGTGTTTGAACTTGCGACCGCTGTAGCAGGCCACGTTGACAAAGTTGACTCCCGCTCCATACAGCACCAACACCCGATCCGATGGTGTATCGCCGAGAAACGTCTCTCTCACGATGCGTTCGTTGGTGCGAGCCGTCATAACGTACTTGTCGAACGACAATCGAGTTAGTTTGCGCGTTCGTTCGAACGGACGTTGGCGCGCATCGAACCACTTTAGCCGGAAATCGGTGTACAGCTTGACTCGATGGCCGTTACGACACGTGATCTGCACTCCCATATCTAACTCGACGCGATGTCTATCTTCGGCTTCGTCCAGTTCGACACGTCTCAATTTGCGCGATCTGTATCGCTCCCGTTTCCACTCCAACGTGTGTGAGCGCACCCATCGTTTGGTGATGCGTTTGAATCCGGTGTGAGAGTCGCACGCCGCCACCGGTACACGACTACCGGGATCCACCGCCACGATGCGGTCTTCGTTGAATGTATCCGTTACATACGATTTAGGTAATGTCGATATAGGCTTCTTTCGTAATGCAGGCTTTCTCTTCGGTCGGTTCATCGACAACGAAACGGCGACTCCGTCCGTCTGAATGCAGCAGCCAAACTTTTTCATGTCCACTACGCTGGTGTCGAGGTACGGCGCCCACAACTCTTTCTTGTGATCCGTTATGGAGGGCCAGTTAGATGTGATGTTCGAGGGTGTGACGCGTCTCAATAACTCGTGCCAACCTCTGCTGGTGTATGTGACGTGCTTCAAACCGTGACTCGGCTGCGGGAAGATGACGAAGGACTGTTCGCCGCGCGCATACATCTCTCGTTGTATTTCGATCCACATCGGTATTGTCGAATGCCAGTCGCTCGATACGTTTATGAATCGACAAACTCTCGATATATCGTCGTCACCAAACTCCTTGTGATAATAGGCTGCGAAGAGGGTCGGATCGTTTCGTTTGACTCCGAAGTAACGGGCGAGGCGCGAATAGGCGTGCGTCGTGATGTTCGTCTTCAACACGGTCCAATACGTTTTAGCCATTTCTTGAACCGAATAATTGCGCAGGCGTCCGTTGTAGTACGTAATCCCGTCGTGATATCTCACCATATCGTCGAATTTATGCGCGTGCGGTCCCTTGCCTTTGAGCGCGTAAACGTAGTTCATCATGTCTTGAAACGTACGAACGCCGTTCGATTCGTTGTTAGGGTATGCGTTCCAACAGTGGTTGACGAACACGCCGAGTAGAACGTAAAGTCTAGAGAGCTCGACCACATCCGATCTGATCTCAGCGGTCAGACGTCGGCGCACATCTTCGTCCAGCAGTGGACATAGCACTCCATTGAGACCCCGCTTGACGACGCCAACATCGAAATCTTCCGTAGATACATCATCGCAGTTGCTCCTTTGTCGAATCGATGGAAGATAGTTTAAACACGATTTTGAGCTGCGACGTGAGTGACCCTCACCACCGCACGATTTACACGACGGTGGCATAGTAACTAATTAGTGCGAGCGGTGCTCGCTTTTATACTCATCATTAGCTGATAAGAGATTTGACGTAGAGTCTAAAATCGCATACACTCAGCGTCCTATATAAAGTACATTGGGTCTTAGGAGGATAAACATCTGCTAGGCACAACCGTCAATTCCATAAATAACTTAACCTCATAAGACCCAACGTACTATACACGGTACATTGAGTGTATGCGATTTTAGACTCTATTTCATTCTAAGTAAGTTGACGTCACAAACGCCGCACCGATACGTTGATTTTGGCATGACTCACAATCGTTCTCGTGGCCGAACGGTTCGAACACCCGACCGACGATACATCTGCGTCTCGGCGGTCGAGGGTTCGAACCACAGGCTAAACGAAATCGGTTCACGGTTCGGAGTCCGTGTAAAACTAGTAGGTCCCGAGTCTGCCGAATCCCGGAATGTAATAGTACGCCTCTGTCTCCTAAACGGAGTCAAACGTTGCCGGCGACCAGGTGTCTCGATAGGGATATCGCACCGTGTCACGAATTTGTCCAAATGTCGTGACGCCGTAGGAAAACTAAAATCTCGGTCCGCCCTCTGCAGGCCTCGCCCGAGTCGCAACTCGGGCGTAACCACCGACACAGACCCGCACTCCATACGGCTCACTGTCCGATGCACCGTATCCGAGCCCGGGTCTTAGGAGGTTAAGTACACCGCAAGGTGAATTTTTACACAAATGATCGATGAATCTGGGAATTATGACTGAATACAAACAACAATTTCAATTAATCATCCTTATTTATTCTGTACATTTTTCAAAATACCGTCAAGAAGACATCGACCACGTTCCGGATGTTGAGTATCTAAGATGGCTTCTACCTCTTCCGATGTAAATCCATCGCGACTGTACGATTTTATCGGAAGTTTCGTATTGTTTCTTCAAAGTATCGGCAAACTTTATTCGGTCCTCTTGTATCTTCAGTTCACGTTCGGCTTCCAACTTTCGTTGTTCGTACAGTTCAAGTGCTGACGGCATAACAAAGGGTGTACGATATTTCTTCATTACCATTCGTATTGATGTACTGCGCCTGGGAGTGTACGATCCAATCAACTTGCTTTTTGGTGGTACAAAATCAACGTCGATCGCAGAACACTTGGTTCTCTGTTGTTTATTTTGAGATAATGATAGCGGACTCCTCCGACGTTTTCGAGCCAACAGAGCACGAGACATGTCAATCGTATCGCCAGGCATACTTTCAATGTAGTAATAGACTTGAATACAGACACATCAACTTCTTGAAATCAATTTTTCAATTATTAAAATTGATTGCAACTAACGTACTCACAACTCTTATAAAATCGTAGTACACTACATTACAAAGTTAAC